ATAATAAAAATCGTTTTACTGCTGCTCAACTTGAAGGTCAAATTTTGTTTGACTTGATTGATACTTTATTTACTGATGAAAAATTAGAGTGTTCTAAATATGGATTTAAAAAAGCTGAAGGATTACAAAAACGTATTCCATACAAGCTTTTTCGAGTTTTGCAATTATCTCATAATGGACAGCATCAAAAATTATCGTCAAAATTTGAATATTTAGAACAATCTATTATTCTTAAAAAAGAATATAACTATTTTATGTGGTTGGAGTATGCACCCGATAAAGAACAACAACTCAAATCATATCTTTTTGAATCAGAAGAATTAGTAAAAAACTAATACCACTGGAATAATCGTTAAGACTCTGTGAATCGGGCACAGAGTCTTTTTTTTTTTTGAATATGTCTTGACATCTTAGATTTTTATAGTTAAAATATAGAAAGAGGTTTATACAAGAGAAGAAATAATGGATTATTTAAAATGTATTGGTAAAGTGATAGTTTTTGAAATATGGGGTCTTTATGATGAGATTGATAGACAAGTAATAGCATCAACAATTAAATCAATAACAAAAACTAAAAATACTTATTATCTAAATATCGAATCTGCTCAAGTAAAAGGTTTACACGTTAAGGATGAAGGACAAATTAATTCTCTAGAAATTAAAGTAGATGTTAAATATATAATTGAAAATCCTTTAAGTACTTATGTTTCTCTATATGATTGGACTGATAACACAACTTATAATGCAACAATTCAAGGTAAAATTTTAGACATTTATTAAAAGATGCCTTGACATCTAGCAAAATAAGCGTTAGTATTAAGAAATGGAAGAAAAAACGATTGTAAAAATTTCAGATCGCTGAGTAACCAGACTATCTAAATTAGTAACGACAGTTTTATTATTCCATGTGAAGGGTTTTCTGAAAATCTTGTTACAAGAAGTTTCTTTAAACCCTTCTCTTAAATTTTTTAGTAAAAGGAGATAGAAAACAAAACAGAATGCTTTATTAAAGATGGACTTCTAGTCCTAGTTATGACAAATTATATGACCTAAATTATCAGAAGTTTTATCTCAGTTTTTTTAGCTACCCCTATCGACTTTTACGGTGTCTAACCTAAAGTCGATTTTTTTTTTTACAATAATATTGACATCTAGTAAAAATAGGCATATAGTATAGATGTAGGTAAAAAGGAAGATTAAAAAATGAATGATTTAATGACCTGGGCGATGTTAAGTGCTATTGGTTTTATTCTGACAATTGTTCTTGTTGCTTTATTTGGATTACCAACAATGTTATTATGGAATTATTTGATGCCTGGTCTTTTTGGATTACAAACAATTACTTTTAGTCAATCTGTCGCTTTAAATGCTTTATGTTCTATTTTATTTAAAAGTAATTTGAGTACTAATAGTAAAAAGGATTAATAAGATATAATTCTCTAATGTTATTATCGTTTGTGATTTTCCGACTTCCGTAGAGTCGGATTTTTTTTTAATATTTTATTGACATCTAGCATTTTAAGACTTATACTAAAAGAGTAGTCAAGCAAACAACATTATTAATGCAAGTCAAAATCAACAAAAACGGTAAATTTAGCATCACTCAAATTTCTGATGTTGAACTTCATGATATCGCTAGTAAGTTACCCGACACCTATCATATTTTTAAACTTAAAATTCAGGTAGCTTTGGCTGAAGCTCAAGTACAGAAAGAGCAAGCACTAGATAAAGAATCAGATATCGTAGAGAGTACTGAAACAAATCAAGAAGAGGTAGAAAATATTGAAAAAGAATTATCGGAAGAAATTGAAGAAGATTTAACAACGTCAGTCAATAGCCTTAAATTTTTTGATGAGACTGAAGATGATTGGGATGAACCTGGTATTAATGATGAAGATGAAGAAGAAATGACCATATCTAATAATTCCAGTGATGAGTCTGAAAGTGAAGCTTATGCAGTGCCTGATAAGTTGTTTTAAAAGTTTAAATTAACTTTTCAATAAAATTTAACCTCGGTATTAATATCAATACCGAGGTTATTTTGTGTTTAGATTTATTGTATATGCTAAAGAATATTGCTACAATAGGAGAAATCCCTAAGAGCGTTTTATCCAGGCACTCTTAGGGATCTAGTAAATGTGATGTCCAACTACTTATAGGTTAACCCAAATGTTTGATTTTGACCAGTATCAACAGGATTCAATTGATAGCAAGTCTAATCCTTTAGATCGTCGTTTATTAGTAGGTTTTGAACAAGTTGGTGTAGAAATAGAGGTATTTGCTTTACCTGGATTTGAGACTAATCCTAAAAGGTATCTTTTAAGTTTAAGAAGTACTGCTTTAGCCGTTAAAAGGAATCCAAATTCACTGTTAGGTTTTTTGGGGTCTATGACCTTCAAACGTAAGCTGAGTCAAGCTTTTGACTGTACATCTTGGAAATCTTTACAATTTAAATCTACAGCATTCAATGATACTTTCTCTGGTATACCTGGATGGTTAGCTTTATGGTTTTGGCGTCAACAAGATAAGCTTGGTAATGAAATAGCAGGACAGATAATAGACGTTCTAATAGAATCAAAACTAGATGATTTAGCTTCTGATTCCTTTCAAATTATCCGAACACCAGAGCAACGAGTACAAAATTTTACGACAACCTGGCAGCAGTACAGAGATAATACTAAAGCAGGTTTTAAAAAACTTCGGACATTCTTTCAGCAAAAATACACTCATTACTACTTGCAATACCCTAATAATTCTTTTATTCGGCAAAATATAACAAGTTTGATAAAACGTGATGTAAACGGCGTACTTAAAGAGATTTGTGCAACAATCGTCTACCGTCTAACTAATTTGTACCCAATACAAATTTATGAAGTTTTAAAACTTGACGATGATACGGTAGACGAATTAAAGCTTCGTGATTGGTACTCAACAGAGCTTCTAGAAGCCATTGACAATATTCAAGAAGCCTTGTTTAAAGCACTCCTAGATGATTCCGGTGTTGACCCTATAATCCAAGTTTCTTTAATCATTGATCAGATAGGTTATGCAAGTTCGATGGATTGGAGAAAGGAAAAATAAAGAACACCCAATGGAATAATAATTATATTTCCGGCTCTTATACAGTCGGATTTTTTTTTACAAAATTCTTGACATCTTATAAAAATAAGCATATATTAGAGAAGTAGTATTATAAAACAACAAAAATGCTTTTAAACGGTTATCTCGTAAGAATTCCAGAAGGTCAAGAAGATTCTCGTGGTTATGTCGGTTTAAAACATAATCAAAAGTACAAAATTGCCTTAAGAAATGGTAATGCTACTCGTTGCAATGTTTCTATAAAAATTGATGGAAAAAATCAAGGCACATGGAGAATGGAAGCTTATGATAATGCTGTATTAGAACGTCCTGCACATGATCAAGGTTGTTTTACTTTTTATAAATTGAATAGTTCGGAAGCACAAAAAGTACAACTACAAGATGATTCAAGTCTAGGTTTAGTTGAAGTAATTTTTATACCTGAAATGAGATATCCGGTAGCTAATGATCTCAGTGTTTTAGAAGCTTATGGGACTCGATCAGGATCTAAAAGCATTAGTTATAGTTCTGAACGTAGTGCTAGAAACTTTAGTGCTGGTGGAACTGGTTTATCTGGATGGAGCCAACAAAATTTTGGTCAAGCATCGGAGATGCCTTTAGATAAAAGTAAAACAACGACTATTTATTTAAGGCTAGTTTGTATCAAAGATAATACAGATGAACCAAGACCACTAACAAATCATACTTCACCGATTCCACCTAGAATTTAAGGATAAACAACCAATAAAATAATAATCATATTTCCGACTTTAACTAAGCCGGATTTTTTTTTACAAAATTTTTACTATATGTTCTTGACATCTTATAATTTTATTGCCATAATATAGGAATAACTTGAAATCAAAATAAAGATGAATACTCCTAAAACAGTAAAAGGTATTTGGATTTTCGATAATTCTTTATGCCGTCATATTTTTTTAACAAAGGATGGTAAAAAATATTCTACAGATTACAGAAGAACAAATTTTACCGATACAGAGATTTTAGTAATTTGTTATAAGATTCGAGTACTCTCTTTGATATTAGATGGTACAGAATATTTTGAAGAAGAAAATTAAAAATTTTTACTATATGTTCTTGACATCTCATAATTTAATTGCCATAATATAGGAGTAGCTAAGGAATCGAACGAAAATGACTTTACGTAATCTGGCTCTAAAACTTTTCGCTAAAGTCTACGGTCTAAAAAATGCTTCAACATATCTTGTTAAAAAGCAGTTTCCTAAGTTTCGGGCTTCTATTCGTGAGCATTGGGAATTTTTAGTTTTAAAGTTACTCGGTATCTATAAAGAAAAACAACAGCAACAGCAAACCAAAGTAGAGCCAAAACAAGATTTGAGTAAATTAACAGATTTTCAATTACAGAGTCTTGCTATAAAGAACGGTATTAATCCTCAACAACCAAGATTTAAGCTTTTAAATGCTTTAGGCTATAATCCCGAACCGCCTAAAAATAATATTAGTCCTACAATACGGCGAGGTAAGAGCATACCTCAATGGAACGGTAAACTTTAAAAATTTTAATTATTCCAGTGGTGCATCTACCACAATCCCTACACATTTATTGAAGTTCAAAAGTAACTGAGATGCAACCACACAGAATAATTGTCAAAGACTCAGGAGTAACATTGGGTAATATTAACGTGCCTCATCAAGAAGCCGTGAAAGTCAACAAAGATCAGGATAAACCTTTTAGATTGTCAAAAAAAGTAGATTAATGAGAATCAACAAATGTCTAACTACGATCACTTACGAGATGCTATAGCACAAGCTATTGAAAACTGTGATTTTCAAGGTGCGGCAGAGTTGGCAGAAAACTTAGAAGAACTTGAACGATTAGAGAAAGAGGCAGAAAACGACAAAGAGTAAACAAATAAAGGGAATAATACTCATATCTCCCGTAGTCTCTCTAACCGCTACGGGATTTTTATTAACTGTTGTTGACATATAGTAATTTTATTAGTATAATGGAGAGGCAGTTAAAGAGTAATTAAATATGAATTCTGATGATAGTAAATTTTATGAAGGAAATCCATGTAAAAAATGTCAACAAACTTTAAAATATAAATCTTGCAGAGGTTGTGTTAATTGTCATAGAGTGCCTAAAGACTTATTAAAAAACCGAGTAAAAAAAACCACGTAATTATAAGGAAGAGTATCAAAAATATAAAGAAAGAAATGAAATCACAGGAAAAATTTATCGAGAAGTAAATAAAGAAAAATTATCACAAAAGAAAAAAGAATACTATAAAAACAATAAAGAAAAGATTCAACAAAGAAATAAAAATAATTGGGAAAAACATAGAGAAAAATATTTAAAAACCTCTAAAAACTATCGTGAAAAAAATCATGAGCAAATTATAAAGAAGAGACGGTCGCATTATCAAAGAGATAAACAAAATTATAGAGTACGTCAATATAAAAGACGGCATGGATTACTAGGTACGGCTAAAGAATTTTATACTAAAAACGATGTTAAAAATTATTTTAAAAATTTTGACAGTAAATGTGTGTATTGTGGCACACATGAAAAGATAACTATTGATCATTTTATTCCTTTAGTTTCTGGTGGTGATGATATCTTAAAAAATTTAGTACCTGCTTGTTATACCTGTAATGCATCAAAAAGACATAGTAATCCTATACAGTGGATGTTACAGAAAAAGTTAGATGAACAATATATTTTAGATTTATTAGACATAATATATTGTCACTAATTTTTAAGCTATCTATAAGGTAGCTTTTTTATTAGAAAATTTTCAATAATAGCTTGACATCTAGTATTTTTATTATTAAAATTAAGAAAAGCTCGAAAATAAAGGAAATCAAGAAAATGGCTAAAGATAGAAAAGATTCTGGAATGTCTTCAATAGCTAATCGCATATCTGCTTATGCTGTACCTGTTGATAACATTGTATTTCAAGAAGGATTTTTACAACGAGATGAGATAAACCCTGAAAAAGTTCAAGAAATTAAGCAACAGATTATTGAGCATATTATTACAACAAAAAATCAACATCCAAAACCATATGGAATTCACACTCCTATTACTGGTTTTTACATGGATGGAAAATTTCAATTGAATCACGGACATCATCGACTAAGCGCTGTCAGAGAATTAAAAAATGATGGCACTTTGGATCGCTTAGTAGCTGAAGGTAAAATCGATGTTGATGATGTTGAACGTATTATCAATATTCCGGCTACTCGTGTAGCACCTCCAATCGGTAAGACTGAAGAAGAAACAAAACGAGCTGAAGCCTTATTATATCTACGACAAATTGTAGATAATTCCGGTCAGAATTATAAGCCGTTAGAATGTGCAAGAATTTGTCAATTGGTCGAGACTAAATACGATATGTCTCAAGCTGAGATTGCAAATTTTCTTGGAAAATCTGTTAGTCAGATCAGTTCTTGGCTAAAGCTCATGGATATGCCTACAGAAATTCAAGAAACAATTTCAGACGGTTCTGTTGCGGCTAGTTACGCTAATGAACTTGTAAGAGAAGTTGGGCTTGAAAAGGCAACCCAATACTTATTATCAGCGGTAGAGAAAGCTAAAAAAGAAGGAAAGAAAAAAGTCACAAAAAAAGATGTAGAAGAAGAGATAGGAAAAGCAAAACCTACTAAAAAAGAAATTCGTAATTTGCTTCTAACAATGGAGCGTCAAGATATGGATGGAGGAGTGTCTCAAATACCCACAGAAGCTTTAGAGAAGCTTCTAGCTTATGTGGATGTGGTATAAATTCAGTAAGTAGGAAAGACAGTTTGTAACATCCCTGGAGTCTTGATTATTCCAGGGATTTTTATTTTTAATATTGTATTGACATATAGTATTTTTGCAATTATACTAGAGAAGTCGGTAACAAAAAAAATCTAAATCATGAAATCAGAGAATTTTGCGTATTGGCTCCAAGGTTTATTTGAATTAGCTAATCCACAAACCTTGAGTAATCATCAGATTAAGCTTATCAAGAATCATTTAAATATGGTGAAAATACATGAAAAACAACTTAGTAAGTTTTGTGAATGGTTAAGTGATATTTTAGAGTTTTATTTTCTTGGAGAGTTGACAGAGCATCAGACTAGCTTAATAAAGAAAAAGCTAGCACAAGAATTTATTCATGTAATCGATCCAGCATTACCTGATGATCAGCAGCAAGCTTTAACACAAGCACATTATTCCGATATAGATGATATATTCCCTGAACCGGGTATGAAGTGCTAAAAGCATAAAGAACCTACGGAATAATTAATATTATTCCGTAGGTTCTTTATTAAAAATACTTACAATATTATTCTAAAAATAATGACAAACTTTAATCGATCTCTGCCAATTATTCAAGGAATATCAGAAAGAATTTACAAACAAACTCCAACACCCATTAATGCTGAAGATTGCCAGCGTCTAATTAGAGAATTCCGTAATGTTAGTACCGATATTGCTTATCAATTGCAACTTAGAGATAAAGAAGCTGAAGGATATTATCAATGGAAAAAGACAGCGCTACATAAACAGCGTATTAAACTAGCGCAAATTACAATTTTACAAGCTTGGTATGCCGAATATTGTAATGAGAATAAAACAAAAAATCAGCAATTACAAAAAGAATTAAATAGTTTTGGTATTCAACTTATTACAGATTTAGATGAGGATAATGTAAGCGCTGGTCAAATTAAACGAGAGCTTAAGTGGTTACGTAGTTGTGTAGGTGCTTTGTATGATGTTGTTTTGAATGATGAATTAGATGATGAAGATGTACGCGAAAAACTAGAAAAATTGGCTGATGCTTTGAATTGGAGAGAATAAGTGAAACGAAAAGGAGGCAAAAAACAATGCTGGTTCTCGAATATAAAATCAAAGGCAAGCCACAGCAATACAAAGCTATTGATGAAGCTATCCGAACAGTGCAGTTCATTCGAAATAAAGCCATTCGCTATTGGATGGATGCACCCAAAGACGCCAAAATCAATCGGTTTACCTTGAATAAATATTCGACCGATCTACGCAACGAGTTCTCCTTTGTCAAAGATCTTAACTCAATGGCGGTGCAAGCTGCTGCCGAACGTGGGTGGCTTGCAATTTCTCGGTTTTACGACAATTGTAAGTCCAAAAAATCAGGTAAAAAAGGTTTTCCTCGCTTCCAGAAAGACAACCGCTCAGTAGAGTACAAAACAAGCGGATGGTCGCTTCATCCTACAAAGCGACGGATTATCATCACCGATAAAAAGGGGATTGGTGAACTCAAGCTTTTGGGTAAGTGGGATATTCATCAATATCCTGTAAAGTCCATTAAGCGAGTTCGTTTAGTCCGTCGTGCCGATGGATATTACTGTCAGTTTGCTGTTGATGTTGACTGCATTAATATTCAGCCAAAAACAGGTCAAGAAATTGGATTAGACGTAGGACTAGAATCGTTTTACACAGATTCAAACGGACATCAAGAGCCTAATCCAAAGTTCTTGAAAAAAGCTGAATCTAATATAAAACAGACTCAACGTCGCATCTACAAAAAAGTTAAAGGTTCAACAAGACGCCGTAAGGCAAGAGCTAGATATTCCAAGAAACACTTGAGAGTAAATAGGCAACGTACCGAACACGCTAAGAGACTAGCGCGTCACGTTTGCAAGTCTAATGACTTAGTAGCCTATGAAGACTTAAGGGTAGCGAATTTGCTTAAAAACCACTGTTTAGCTAAGTCAATTTCTGATGCTAGCTGGTATCAGTTCAGGCAGTGGATAGAGTATTTTGCTACTAAGTTTGGAAGATTAGCTGTTGCCGTTCCACCCCAGTACACCTCTCAGGAGTGCAGTCAGTGTAAGGCGATAGTCAAAAAATCCCTTAGCACTAGAACTCACGTTTGCTCGTGTGGATTAATTCTGCAAAGAGACTGGAATGCGGCAATCAATATTTTGCGTAAGGCAAAATCTAGGGGAGGGCATCCCCAAAGTAACGCTAACGGAGTTGGAGCCTCTACGCTACTTGGGGAAACCCTGGTAGAGCAAGTTCTGACGATGAAGTTAGAATCCCACCCGCTTTAAGCCGTGGGAGTGTCAATGAAATATCCTCTGGCATCGTTAGGATTTCAGAGGTTACGAAATCATAAACGAAATTCAAAAGCTCTTTTAGTTGGTCAAACTAAATTAGCTTTAAAGAAGGCTTAAAAATCTTTAAAGAAAAAACACCTTATGGAATCATAAAGATTATTCCATAGGGTGTTCTGCTATCACTCATGAATTATAATTATAAAATTCTTATACCCAATTTACAAATGCCACAACTTAAATTAGACGTACCTTATTACTCACAGCTCAATAATGACACAAATTATTTTGGTGCTGGATGGCGTCAATGTAATGTAACTTCTAATGCAATGGCTCTAGCTTTTCTAGTAAAAGATTTTGAGGAGCGTTCGAGAAAGAATGAATTTAACGAACCGGAGTCTTATCTAGCTTCAAAGTGGAATATTTACGGGGATACTACTAATCATCAAGCTGGTACTAAAGCACTAAATAATCACTTTAATCTTAGATCTGAATGGCGATACGACTTAAGTAAGAGACGAGTACAAGACTTATTGAGTAATGGTAAGCCTGTACCTATGGGTGTAGCTTATAAGCATTCTGGGCATATTATATGTGTTGTAGGGTATGACGATAAAGGGTTTTTTGTACATGACCCTTATGGAATAAGAGATGGTGCTAACGATGTTTATACTGTTGGAGCTAATGGAGCTTACGATCATTTCTCTTGGTCTTTGTGTGACCAAGTGATATTTGATGGTGGTATTAACTCAGCTTGGGGTAGAGTTTTTTATTAGAAAATTTTTGAATAAAATTTGAGACACTTCTAGGGAATCATAAGAGGTGTTTTTTATTGACATCTATTAAAATCTGGCATATACTAGAATAGTTGTTAGATAGTTTTATGATGCTAAATTCTAATTTTGATAAAACACTTGAAAATTATATTGAATCTATTGTAGAAATTAATGAAAAATTTAATATACATGAATCACATAGATTTACTATTTATTGTTATGGATTGATTGAAGAAGTAGGGGAATTGAGCGGTAAAATAAAACGAGAAATTAGAGATGATAAAGATTTATCATCTGATATTCATAAAGAGATTGGCGATATTATTGCTTATTTAATGTTAATTGTACGATGGACACATTTAGAATATTTTTCAACAAAAAATATTGCAACTTTAATATTTGATGATTTACCGGGTAATATCCAACAATTTAAAAATGAACAAAATAAAAGTGATATACCTATTTTATATATTTTATCGAAATTAGATGTAGAAAAATCATTTTTAATTTATCTCCTTATGCAATATTCAGAAGCTGATCGAAAAGCACATAAGGGTACAGCAATTTTAGTTGCAACTAGAGTTCGACAGATGGCAGCAAAGATATTAGCTTATTTAGAAGTGATAGCTTTAAATTTTGATAGTAATCTTGAACAGTGTTTAGATTTAAATATTCAGAAACTACAGAGCCGATTCTCTAAAGGTACTTTACATGGTTCGGGTGATAATCGTTAAGACTTATTAGGACAACAGAGAACACACGGAATAATAGATTATTCCATGTGTTCTTTTTTATTTGAGAAATTTATATAAACTATTGGCATCTATTAGAAAATAGCATATACTAAAAGAGTACTTAACGACAAAGCATATGAACTTATCCCAGAGTCTTGTAGATTTATTATCAGAATATTCGGAGAAAAATTTAGAACAACTTTTAGAAAAAGGACAAGATAACTTGCATCAATGTTTAAGACAATTACCGATAGAGCCGGAAGTTGGAACTAAAGAATATAAAATACGTAGACAAGTTTTATTGAGTCTTTATCATCTTACTTGTGCTATCGGAGAACATGAAGGTGAGGAAGAAGACGATAATAGAGGCTCAGGACGATTTTTATATTAAAAATATTATGTTTAGTAGAAAAGAAAAAATTTGTCTGTTTTTATCTGTTTTATTTGTTTCGTTAGGTTTGAGCTATGATTTTGAGTCTTTAGAGCAATCGGTTTTTATTTTGATTGGGTTAGCATTATTCGCTGTTTTTGAAAGTATTAATTAAGGAGTAATAGACATGGAATTAAGTGATTATCAAGTACAATCTATATCTACGGCTATTTATCCAGGGAAGAAAACTATTAACGGTTTAGCTTATGCGACTTTAGGCTTAGTTGGGGAAGCAGGAGAAGTTGCAGAAAAAGTTAAAAAGATTCTTAGAGATAAGCAAGGTATTTTAGATGCTGAAACTAAGCAAGCTTTGCAAAAAGAATTAGGTGATGTTTTATGGTATCTAGCTGCTATAGCTACAGAACTTGATTTATCTTTAGATGATGTGGCTTTAATGAATCAGCAAAAATTACAATCACGAAAATTAAGAAATGCTTTAAGCGGTAATGGAGATAACCGTTAAAATATAAAAGCATATCGTAGTACTACTGACCTGATTTCTATTGGAATTGGGTCTTTTTTATTGACACGACTTAGCTTGGCTAGGTTAGACAATCACTAAGTTAAATTTATATATGTTATTGACATCTAATAGAAATAAACATATAGTATAACTATCATTCTATAAACATATTAAAAATATGAAATCTGCGATTGATACGGCTATAGCTGTTTTTACTGCAACTACTCTAGCTGTTGTAACTGTAAAAGGTGATGACTTAGGCAAAGCTCAATATCAAACTCTTAAAGATATTCAGACTAATTTAAATCAAAAACGTTAAAACTTATTTAGGAATTTTTAAGACTTAATTTGAAAATAGTTAAATCTTTTTTATTAGCTTGGCTAGGCAACACTCAACATATCTTATCTACTTTAGACATGATTCCAGTCGTACTTCCTCATACCCAATCTTGGATTACATACCCAATTTATTAGGATTTTCTCGCCTACAAATCTCATATCTCTTTTAGGAGATACCCCATTTGCTATTAAAAACCTACGGAAAATAACACATGGAATTATCCAATTGAGACAACACGCATCTTTGGCTTTGACCTCGACTTTGACCCTAGCACAGCCCAGAAAGCGACCGGAACCCCGAAACCTCTTTCAGAGATGCCGTTTTTGCGGTTTTTTCGATTTTTGCGAAAATTTCAAATACACCGATTTTTAAAATTGGAAAACAAAAGAAAAATATATGTTTTTTCATATAGCATGGTACGCTGTTATATGCAATATTTCGTGTTTTTTATATTATTTTATTGTATTTTGATATAATTTACGAAATTTCCGGAACAAATAAAATATCTGCTTTTTATTAGTCTTAAAAATTTTTATTACATATTTTAACTAGTAAATTATAGTATAATTTTACTTTCCACACCATATAAATATTATAATTAAGATATACTTACCTGTTATTAACCCGGTCTATTTTGTTAATATAGGTTGGCATACCCCTAGGCAGTATGTTATATTAGATTCAGTCATCCAGAATTAGAGATTAAAATAATGTTATTAAATAGACTGGTAAATAATGATTTTGTACACGTAGTAGAGGTACGAATTAAAAAAGACACAGCACTTTTATTAATAAATGATCAGATTGATCTACCCATTGCTAAAACAACGATGGTAGCCAATGCGCCAAGAGTAAAAGCAATTTTAAATAAAAAGTTTGTACCAGAAGCTTTTAAAGATACTCCAGTAGAGGAAGGAAAAAGCCAATCTTACTCTTTTAAATTTTTTCTATTATTGCTGGCATATATTAAACGCACTTCTCAATTAAGAGCTGATGGTAAATCACCAGCATCTATTACACAACTTCGCATTACAGACGATATGGTGAATGCAATTGATATTGATAAATTGTTAGTTGCTTTTAAAGACAAAATTAAAGTTATTGGTAAAAATTTACCGTCATATTTTGCATTAGAAAATATTAAAGTGTCTAAAAGTACTTTGTATACCATTACTAAAATTCACCCAGAGTTACCTCCGATGCAATGGAATCGAACTTACACATCAGAGGAGATTGAACAATGGAGAAATTTTTTAAAAAATCGCAAGTATCAGCATTACTTTACAAAAAATACTGAAGTTGCTTTTTAATTTTTATTATAAAAATAAAGGATAATTCATCATGCAATTCACAGCCAAAGAAATTCAAGATTTTCTTAAAACCAAAGGAATCAAAAAAACTATTCAAGAAATTTCTAATTTTATTGTAAAAATGAGATTTACAGATGAAACAACTTTTAATGAAATTATAGAAGAATTTAAAAAACAAGATGAAAGTAGTTATTTTATTATCCGAGAAATTCAGACAAAGTTAAAAGCACGAAAAATTAAAAAGAATTTAATGGAGATATCTGATTACATTTATAACAAAAACTTTAAAGAAACAATAAATGCTGATGAAATTGTAGAGCAGCTTATTAAAGAATCTCAACAAAAACAAGAGCAAGAAAACATAGAGCAAAGATTAAAATATGAGTTTGAAGCTTTCAAGCAGAAAAAGTTAAAAATAGAAAAAGTTACTGAAATGCTACACATACTAGATTATGTATCTATTCAAATTGTAGAAAATTTTACTAATCAGCTAATTCAAGAAAAACTAAAAGAAATATGGAAAAATCATGAAAAATAAAGTTAACTGGATACCAGTTGAACAATCTTTACCTGAAGATAAACGACCTGTTTTAGTTTACGTTTCTCGTTTTCATTCAAGAAAAATAAGGATAGCTCAATACTTGTTAGGAGAAGATTATTTAGAAGAACAATGGTTTGAGTCTTTAGCAGTATCACCATTAATAAAAGATTCTGTAACACATTGGGCAGAATTACCGGAAGCACCCGAAAATGACTAAAACTATTAATATTAATGATCTCAGCTTAGGCAAACTTCGAGATTTTATTAAAAAATCACAGCTACAACCCACTACACCGGAAGATTCTCAAGAACTTAAACGAATCAAGCGATTAGTAAAATTGAGTATGGATGAAGAAGCAGAATAAATGTGAGTAAAATTCAAAAACCTTATGGAATAATTTATATGATTCCATAAGGTTTTTGAATTTTGTTCTAAAAAGTTATTTTAAATATATTCTTGACATCTTAGATTTTTATTGTCATAATATAGGAGTAGCGAGGAAATCGAAAAGATTCTAAAAAATGCAAGCGCCACAACAAAAGAAATTTGCGATATATTACGGCGATTTACTGAGCGATAATGATGAGTCATGCGCTTACGCTAAATTTTATAAGCATAGAGATAGATGGATGGTAAAACCTGTCCATACCTATCAGGAAGCTTCTAAATTTGCTACCGAAAGTCAAGCAAAAAGCACAGCAAAAAATTATCCAGGATTGATAGAAGTAGGTTTTATAACAACTGATAGACCTATGGAATAAACTTTTATTCTAAAAATTAGGGAGCATCTACTGTCAAATAAAAATATACGGAGTAAAACAATGGATAAACAAACGATAGTAAATGCAATAGCTTTTTGTTTTGAAAAAATAATAATAGATCATATTGATTTTTATTTTAATTGTGCTTATAGCAATCCAGAACAATTTTCTACAAAAGATCGTAAAGTTTTAGTAGTTGAAGCTTTAGAAATTATTGTTAAAAAATTAAAAAGTAAAGATTAAAACAATGAACAACAGTAATAATCAGGCTTTTCCTGTAGCTGGTAGTGAGCATCATGATTTTGAACCAGGTTTAACTAAAAGAGAATACTTGGCAGCTATGGCTATGCAAGCACTTCTATCTAATTCAAATAAAGATTACACGGATTTAGAAAACTTATTAGCAAAACGTTCTATAACCTATGCTGATGCTTTATTAAAAAAGTTGGGAGAGTAAAAAATGAATACAACTGACTCTACAACTAAAGACATTCTAAATGGCATAAATTTAATACTTAAATATGAATCTGATGCCACTTTTGCTACTGAACATGATGAGATATTTTTTGGAAGTGCTGATGTAAAAGAAGCTATGACACCGGAAGAATTAATACTTTTAGAGGAATGGGGATGGTTTGAAGATCAGGATAGTATGAAACATTACGTTTAGTCAACAAAGGATAAAAAACAAACCCCTGGAATAATCGATTATTCCAGGGGTTTGTTTTTTATCTTTTTACAAGTCGTTATTGAGTTTTTCTGATTCTTTCTTTATCATTTCTCTTTGATCAACACGTTTACTTTCCATAGATAGATATACAGCCATAGCATTACGCTCTTGTACTTCAAGTCTCAATCCTTTTAGTAATAAAAGACTTGCCATACCAGATCGACTCTCACCAGATTCTTCAGCCAGTTTTTTTAAAAAAACTAGAGTCTGATTTGTTACAGTAATTGAAATTTGTGGCATTTTACGTTGTTTAATTGTTTTTTACGGGAGCAATAAGTATCATACATCACTTTTAACCGAAAATATAATCAAAATACTCTGAAAACAACTTAAAAACTATTGCACACATAAATAATAGATGTTAGTATGTATATAACAAATCAGTTAAGGAAATAAAAAACATGAATTTTACCGCAAAAGAAATCCAAGCAGCTTTAAAAGAAAATGGCATTAAAAGAACAATTCAAGAAATCAGCGATTTTTTATCAAGTGCTGGTTTTACCGCTAGCACAACGATGGAGCAAATTGTAAAAGCTTTCCAAGCTAATGAATCATCACTCACCACTTCTCAGCAATCTCAGGGATTAGCTACACGATCAGGACGTTCTAAAAAAGCCTTACAGAAGTTTGAACAAAAATTAGAAGAAGTACCAGAAACAAATACACACAATAAATTTTTGGATATCGGTGATCCAGCTTTTCAAGCTGCTGTAAATACGGTAGCTGCTGACAATTTTAAAAAGGCCGTGCTGTTTCCTCAGGCAGTAGCTAGTCGTACTAACGAACTTCTTAATGATCCAGAGAATCGTCAAGTTTGGGAAACTTCTTTAGAGGATGCTGCAACGACGATTGAGCAAATGCTCTATGGTTTTAATCCAGGTGTTTAAGATTTTATTATAAAAATGGAAAACCAAGAGTTACTAAAGTATTTGCAGCAAGTTCTGAAAAAGCATGACATGGAATCATCTATAGATGAACTTGCTGCAATTTGTGAAAGATATGGAATCGAATCAATAGAGCAAGTAGAAACCGATACTATCGTAGGAATTTACAATACTCTCAAAGCTAATAGACAAAAAAATGATTCCATTGGTGGCAATCTTGCCACTATCATGAAACAAAAGTTTCAACAAAAAGCGGAAAAAGAAGCTCAGACAATTGTACAAGAATATCAGAATATCCCGATAGAAATTCAAGAAGCTGTTATTAAAAAAATGCTTCTTGAGTATACTAAGAAAAACCCAAAGATTGATGATTTTCTTAGAGAGGCGGATTACGCCAAAATTGCAGAAGAAAATATCCAGTCTTCTCAACAAATGTTGAAATATGTGCTTTTGGGTTTATTGAGTATTCTTTTAATTTTGAGTTTTAGCAGCTTAGTTGAAAGTTTTGGAAGTCTGATAAATTCTAAGCCTAATAAGGAGGTAGTTTATGTCAACAAATAAGTATAAGCTGATCGACTACCGAATTAAGGGTGAAAGTAATTTATTCACCCTTTTAGATGAAAATTATTCTGAAGAGAAATGGTTACTTGTGCAAATGCAAATTGATGCAAATGCTAAGGAGCGAGAAAGACAACAGCTTAAAGCAGACAGAGATTTTAAAATTGTCTTAATGTTTTTAAGTTGTTTGGGATTAGTTTCAATTAGTCTTTTTATTGGAATAATGGCTAGTTCTTATGTAGCAGTTAGTCGAGTACAACAAAGTATGGAGCAGGTTAAATAAATGTCTATTTTAAATCAATTTGGAGTTAAAATTGATGCTTTAGCTAGTGGTGGAAAACTAGCCGTAGGTTTTCAAACTCCTGTAATTAATGGACTAGGTGATAAAGTACGATCAGTAAAAAATTATGATTCTATTACTAAACGTCTGGAGACATTAGCCGATGTGCCAGAGAAATATACTAAAAAAGAAGTAGTATTAGCTACAAATTTAGCTAACCGAGCATTAGCTCGAAACGTACATAAAGCAGGATTTTTAAAAGCTAGAACTACAGAGTTTACTGCTTTAGCTAATAGTCTCAAAATGGAGATGCAAGCAAAACAACAAATGACTAGTGTAATGGATGGAGCGCAACAAAGTATCGAAGCCTACGGTAGAGCTATAGAGAATTCTAAGTATGGTGAAGATGTATTAGAAGCGGGATATCAAGCTTATACCGACGAACTCAACAATGGAGGATCAGCTTTAAATTTGAGTGGATGGTAAAAAAATAAATAACAAAAATAAATTTTGCTAGATAATATTGACATCTAGCAATTTTTTTATTATAGTAAAAGAGTAGAGAACAAAAAACAATGTGTAAACAACTTCAGACTACAATCGAAATTTCAAAACTAACTTTAGGTGATTGGCTATTGATAGCACAAGCAAAAGACAATTCTAATTTTTGGGGATTTTATGCTTGGTTACAAAATACTAATGAGGATTTAAATCAATTAACTAAGCAAGATATTGATGCAATTGCTAATAAATTAGATAGAAATGCTTGGTATGTACATTGTGAAATAGATAATTACAAGAAATAAAACCATGAATCTTAAAAGTCAGAGAAATCTAGGATACGGTCTTGTAGCTTTTGGAGTCACGATTCTTACAGGATATTCCTTAAGTGCTTATGGTCAATTAATTCTTTTTCTGGGGATTGTATTATTGATGTTAATTTCTCTTATGTTTTTGGCGATGAAAGATGCTGTGAATATAAAAGCGGGCAATGCTGATATTGAATTTTTAGATGCTTTTAAAGTTACTGGAGGATTATACGGTTTAGTGTTTTTAGGGTTTATTGTAGTAATTTTGTTAGGAATTTTAAAAGGAGTTTAATAATGAAAGTATTACCGACAGTAATTAATAATGGTTTAGAGTGTCCCTATCTTAAAGAAGATGTATCATCTATATTATTTTTAAGATGTGGAAAGAAGTATAACAAACAATCTGAAAATTATGAATATATAGGAACAAGAAACGATATAGAAAAAGAAAATATTATTCCGGTGTGGTGTCCTTTAGATGACGTTGACTCTTTATTAGATAAGTGAAAGTATGAAAACCGCACATACGATAAAAGAACAACACCGAAACGCTTTATTAACAAATTGGATTCTACTGATAGCTAGTACCATATTTTTTCTGGCAGGACTAATCGATCATAGTAAAAATAAAAATATAAGTTTTAGATTATTTCTTGCAGGAACCTTAACTGCTGGAGGTTCAGTAATAACAGCAGAATTATCTAAGAGTATTAGCGCTCGTGCAAGGGTACAGCAAGAATCTGACAAAAAAGGACTTGAACGTCAAATTAATCGTGAGCTGAAACTTGATGAAATGATTGCAAGTATTAAAACTCAGCAAAAGCTTGCGGAAATCGTAGAATTTACCGTACCAGATTATCAACAGCCACGTATTATAAAACAGTTTCGTTTAGAAGGAATGCTACCTCCTAATAATTCTAGGGGTGTAAGTCAAGAGTCCACACCGGAATCATCGAGAGGTTTTCAAGTAGCTTTACAGCCTGTAAAAGAATTAGTGGATGCTAAGACTAGAGATTTGATTGATATATCTTGGTTTAATGAGAACGTTTATTTTGGTGGAGGAGTAATAGTAGGAGCAAAAGGAAGTGGTAAAACAGATTTACTTAAATTTATTGTTCTTAATATTTTACGATTGTGTCCTGATGTTAATCTTAAATTTTATAATATCCACTATGTAAAAGGAAAAACTAAATATTTTGAAGGAATGGATCGAGAATATGAAGAAAATTTATTTATTACAGAACCACAAGAAATATTACGTGATGCAGAAAAATGTTATGCTGAGTTGCAAAAAAGAGAAAAAATTGGGGATATGTCTAGCCCCCCGATTGTTAGAATCCTGGACGAGCAAAAAGCTACTTTGGCTGAACTTGGTAATGAATTTGATCGATTAATTTTTGTTTTAAAAGAATTAGTTGATAGAGGTCGTAAGTATGGCAAGCAAGTTGTAAACGAATCAGGTACTAAATTTGATACAGGTTTTGTAGTTTGGCTTGCTTTGCATAATCCTAAAAAGGAAGTGAGCAAGATTGACAGCAGTTGGTTTGAGGAAAATGTATTTTTATTAGGAAAAACAATTAGTAATCCTAGTTCGCCTTTTCCTGCGGATTTTGATAGAAAAACTTTGCTTACACAACTTAATGCTACTAATTCTTTACTTGAGGCTAACAAACTTAAATTTGTGGGAGAGCCTAAAAACGATTTAGCACGAGCTTGTGTTTTTAGACTAAAAGATGATGAACCGTGTATCAAAATTATTCCAAGGTTTAATCTTGATAATATTGCTTACAGCGGTTCTGGAGTCGTACAGAAAGGAGAAGAAAAAGAAACACCGGAATCATCAACAGTTACAGAAACTCCTGAATATAAAGGAGAGTACAATGCTCTTGATGCTAGTGGAGATACTTGGATTGAAAAAATAGTAAATTGGTTTAAAACTAATTCGGATGTTGATAATGAGATATTGAGAGAACAAGTAAATATAGTAAGAAAAAATTTAGTGGATTCTAGCCAGTATGCTCCTTTAACCGATGCTCAATTATTTGAGCTTCGAGAACTTTTAGAACAAGAAATTAATGGTACAGAAGATAATGAGGAAAATATATCAGAAGATGAACAATGAAAAGAGTGATTTGTTTATTTGTTTTAGAATTATTGCTTGAGTTGGTTGGAGTGAATACACCAGTAAGTTTAGATATTTTTGTAAATTTATTATTTACGGATACTATGGAGATTTTATATTAGATGACGAATAAGAAACCAAAGTATGAATATGACTATCGTTATCCGCCGAATTGGCAACAAATTACTAGGAATATTCTTGACACGTATAAAGTATGTGCGTTGTGTCATAAAAATCCTAGTAAAGAAACTCATCATATGTTTTATAGAAAAAGTAGAGGTAGTGGTGATTTATTGCTAGCAGATGCTAAAGTACTAAATCACCTAATTCCTTTATGTCTTATTTGTCACAAAAAAGCCCATCAAATTAAAGGAAGAAATGGTAAAAATAAAATAACTTATATTTTACATCCTGATGATAATTCAAAAAATCGTAATACTTCTGCTTTTGTAAAACAATTACAGGTGAGTTTTAAAATTTTGTATGGAGATAAATAATGAATAAATATGTATGGGCAGAATATATGCAACAGTTAGATCAACAAGCTGCTGATTTTAGGAGACAACTGAGAGCCGATTTTCAGAGTCTAAGGACGGTTCATACAGTCTTTGATGATGTAGCTGAAGAATCAGCACAACTACTGGCAGAGCTTAAAGGAGAGGCATCACAGTCTAAAGGAAAACAACCGAGGATATTAGAAGCGACTTTAATAGATGATGATGATTCCGGTGAGGATGATTGGTAGAATTTTTTTAGATTTTATTGACATCTCGCTTTTTTATTAATAAAATATAGGAGTAGCTAGAAAAAATCTAAAAAATGATTCATAGAATAGAACAACAAATTTTAAGAAAATTCTTTAATAATGCTGATGAAAATTTAAAACAGGCTATATATCGAGGTATCTATAATAGAATCTCTCATAAAAATAGAAAAAAACTTCAAAAGCTTAGACAAACATATTTTAAAGTTTTTAAAACACAGTGGAAGTTTTTTGATTTTTTAGTTGATGCTTATTCAGAATATCCAGAAACGATAAAAGCTAAAAAAATAGTAATAATAAAAAGTGTAAACTTTGAGTACAAGCTAGCTTCTTGGTTTGTACCTATTTTTATTAGAAAAACGAAACTAAAAGATTTTAAAGTAATATAATGAGCGAAATTATTGTAGGTAAAGAGAGACAAAAGCAACTCGATCAAATTTGCTTTAAATTAAAATGTGAATCTGATTTGACTTTAGAAGAAGTGACAATATTGTTTTATGAAATAGAATGTGATAACTCAGCTCTTTACGGTATTCTATGTATTCTTCATGAATTAATAGAGAAAAATAATCAGGAAGAATTAGAAAAAATATATGAGCAACTGAAACATTATGAAATAGCGTTTCTCAATATTATTGACATCTAGTAAAAATTGGCATATACTAAAATAGTAGACAAAAAGCAAAGAGCTTGTAGAAATGTCAATATTACATCCTGATACTAATCAACCGATTAAAATTGCCTACTCTCTTTTTGGCGTTAATTTAATAGGAAAATTAGCTGAAATTGAGGGTGATGATTCTGATGGGTATAAAGCAATTGTAATCAATGATAAAGACAAGATTATTGGTTTAGCTATTGATTATGTAGATAGTGATGGATGGCATATACAAAAAGCTGAAGTTAAACCTCCAGGATGGTAAAAACAGCACAAATTTAATAATAAAACTAAAAGAGAAAAAAAAAACATGGAATCATCAACAATACTTACAGCTGATCCTATTGTGAAATGGGCAGGAGGAAAAAGAGCTATTAAAGAAAAAATTAAACAATATTTCCCTAAAGATTTTCAGACTTATATAGAGCCGTTTTGTGGAGGTGCTGCTATTGCTTTAAGTATGGGTTTAGATAATGTTGTAATAAATGATATAAATGCAGATTTGATTAATGTGTATCTATATTTAAAAGATAGTATGAAATATAAATATCTAATGTATTATCTTGAATATTGGCAAAGTAATAATAATTATTTATCTGAAAAGTTTTATTATAGATTGCGTACTGCTTATAATAAACATAATGATAAATTAGTAAATGCTGCCCAATTCATAGCACTCAATAAACTAGGATATAACGGATTATTCCGTGTGAATTCTAAGGGTGAGTTTAATGTACCTTGGGGTAAGCGTTCTGCTAGTACTAAAATATATGAGCCAGAAAAAATAGAAGCTATTCACAAAAAATTGCAAACTATCCAAATTTATAATAAAAATTATTGGGAGCTTGATTATAAAGCCAGAGATTTTGTATATCTTGATCCTCCATACGATACGGATAAACAAAACTTTACTTCTTATAATTCTGGGGTGTTTAGTAAGATTGAACAAGCAAATTTAAGTGTTTTTTGTTCTTTTCTTACTAATGATGGTGTTAGATTTTGTCAGTCTAATGCCGATACGGAATTTATCCGAGAACTCTACAAAGATTTTAATATTTATGAGATTGAAGCACCTAGACGAATTGCTTGTAATGGTGATAGAACGAAAGCTAAGGAAGTACTAATTACAAATTATGTCTGATTTAACTGAAGAAAAAAAAAACAAATCTTATTAATACTTAGCACAGAAGTAGAAGTAAATTACTGGAATAATAATCAAGATGTTCAGATACTTATTGATAAAAAATTAATAAAAGTCGTTGAGCAGTATTCAGATTATCGAGTTGTGAAATTAGTAAATAGGGAAAATAGTGATGCCTAAAAAAAGAAAAAACAATGAAGCAAGATCTAATTTAAAATTTTTGAAAGAATTTATATATCATTTAGAAGTACTTACTTGTTCTTTAGATATATTTTCTGATTCAGCATTGCCAGAATTTTTACAAGTAATAAATAAAAGATTATATAATCATTTAGGTTTAGAGGAGGAGAAAAAAATATTGCATAGTATGCTAGAGAAGATCTATAAACCTTACATATTTACCGATAGATATCAAGATAGACGAGATATATTAAAAGGTTTTATTTATCATATTGAAAGGAGTTTAGAAAAATATTCTCATAGATGGAATCACGAGAATACTTATGAATTTTTAAAAGATCAAAAATATAATTTATTTTTATTAGAATGTAAAGCTGAGTTAGAATTCTGGAAAGAATTTGATAGATAGTATTTGACATCTATTAAAAAATGACATATACTAAAATAGTAACTTAAGAATCATAGAGACTCATGGAATCATCAGTTAACGAAAAACCTTCTTATACTCCAACTCATCAGCTTAAAACAATAGATCCTTACTTTAGTAAAATTTGGGATGGAGATAAAACATTAGAGCTATGTTTTAAAGTTTTTACCTCGTACTATAGCTGTAAAAGTTACTGATATCATTACTTCTGATGAGTTTGAAGGATTAAAAGAAGGTTGGGTAGCAATGAGTATTATTGTTTTAGAGAAAACTAAACATGATGTTTTATGTTAACTCGCAAGATTCTTAGGCTTTTTAGAACCTAATAAAGTTCTATCACCTTCTCTCTTAAACGGATATATTGAATGTATAAGATAACCTGCTGCATCTGATAAATGAGATAACAAAGGATTGTCCTTAGCAATATCTTTATTTCCGTCATAGGTGACTTGCTCAAAATCTTTTATAAGATTAGGGCATTCCACAAAATCAACAAAACATCGATTTTGTTTAAAAAGCAAATTTACGCTATGGATACGGTTGATAACGTAGGGATTGCTTTTAGCGAATTTTTTAGTTAAATATCCTGGAGGTCTGAATTTAGTGATAGGTTTTAGTTGTTCTGTAACAATATCCCAACTAGACAATCTGGAATTAGCTGATCTTGCTCTACCTGTGGCATCTCCAAAGATTTGAATAGCTGGGGGAGAGCCGTTATCGATTATCCAATCTGTGACTGATTCCGTTAATTCCCAAATATCAGAATCTAAAATAAACCATTCTTTACAAAAATGTATTTCACCTTGACGTTGTTGGGCAGCGAGACAGATAGCAGGAGAATAATTGAAATCGAATGTGAGGAGTAAGGGGAGATTGGGATCGTATTCTAAAATTTCTGCATCTTCATCACGTAGGCAATGAATACGACGATCGAAAGATTTGTAGACTAATCCGACAGCACTTTGTACAAATTGACCCTCAAGCTCTTGTTTAAAAAGTTCATCGCTATAATTTATTTCAAGAGATTGTATATAATCCTCTCCTAAATGTTCAAGATTTTCTCTTGTAGAACATTGCACCATTTTATAAAGATTTTGCATTTCTGGACTTCTGTTAGGATCGGCAAAACGTTCCCATATCCAGTTATACGAATTCGGAGAAGTTGAAATAATTCCTTGACCTTTTAACTCCGGGCATTCGCCTCTTCCAAGCCTACCTATCAAAACATTGAAAGCTGATTCACTTGAATATGCTAATTCATCTCCCCAGAAAAATCTAATTTCGAGTCCTCTCGCACTTTCAGTCTTCCCCATAAAAGAACTCATACTTAAAACATAAATAAAAGTTCTTTCTTTTCCTATATAACATCTTTGACAATTTGCAATTTTTAAAGCTTGATCTTCAACAGATGCAGCATAAGGTTCTAATGGAATATTAAATTCACGGCAAACTCTAACAAGCGTTTGAAGCGTTGCTCTGGATAATTGCCCGAAAGTATTGCTACAGACGAGTCCTTTTGCTTTTGGGTAAAGAAGCGCTTTTGCACACAACCATACAGCTCCTGCATGACTCTTTCCCGCTCCAATACCAGCAATCATAGCCGTGAACTTATGATCGGGGTTTTCTTTTTTATCCCATTTTGTTAATTCTAAAAATCTACGCTGACCTGGATTAGGAATAAATTGATTAAAAAGTGTGGGAGTATCCTCCACAATATTTTTCTCTAGCTCTAATTCCTGTTTTGTAGAATTTTCATAAGATAGTAAAGTAGACCAACTAACTCCCATAAAAATACAGTAAGATTTTTTAATATAATCTTACTGTATCTCATTACATTTTAAATTGTCTATTTTTTAGGTCTTAAAGAAGGTGTATAGAAGGACTCTTGAACACTCCAACCTTTCTTTAATCTATAAATAATGCCACTAGGTGTTACTAGAGGTGGTTTACCTTCTTGAGTAAGAATATAAATCCATTCACTTAAACATTTAGTTTCACCTCGATATGTAATTAAAAAACTATTTCGTTTGTTCCATGTATTTTCTCTCATTGTCGTGTAAATACAATTCTCTTTATAATATCCGTCCATATTATTGACTCTTTCAATTGTTAAACCTTTAGGTCTTTCTCCCATATCTTCTAAAAAATTTTCAAATTTGAGCCACCTATCACAAACAGTAATACCTCTACCTCCATAGTTATGATAAGCTTGACTTTTTGGATCAAAGCAACGATCAATCATAGATCGCCATGTTTTATAAGTACGACTATATTTAGATCCTTGTCTAACAATTGAAGTATGACCATGAATTATTGATCTATTAATACATTCTTTACTAAGAAAATTACCACAACTTTTTGTATTACCTTTAATTAAATTTTGGTAAGAAGGTGTCGTTATAGCTCCACAGTCACATATGCATTTCCAGTGTATAGCATTATCTTTATTTAATTTTGCTGGTATTATTTCTAAAGCTATTAATCGACCAAAACTTTGACCTTTAATATCAGGCTCTTTTCTTGTTTTTTCACATCCACATGATTTGATATATTTTAAATAGTTTGTCGTGATTAACCGAGTTGTTCCGCATTTACATTGACATTCCCAAATATATTCTTTCCCTTTTTTATGATCTAGTTTTAAAACTGTCCACATACCAAAAACTTTACCAACAATATTAGGAGTATCTTTACGTATACATCCACAACATTTACTAGAGCCTGTTTTAAGACTTGATAATAAAACAGTTCTGATAGTGCCACATTCGCATTGACATCTCCAATATTTTCTAATAGAATCACTTTTTTCTTCATCAAAATTTAAAACTGTCCACATTCCGAAAGTCTGACCTGTTAAATCAATCAATTTTCGTGGCATAATAGACCTATAACAACTTATTGGTTCTAAAACACTTCTTTCTTTTGCATGGGGAGAAGTGTTTTTGTGTATCTATATAGTATAGCATCTATTATTTTTCTACATCTGTGCCATAATTAGCGAAAAATTATTTTAATAGAATTGCAATATGCTCTTGCCATCTTCTGAAAATTCGCATATGATAGAGAAGTCGGAAGAAAAGCTGAGAGCTAAGAAAAAAATGGATTACGGCACAATCAATCTAGAGCAAGAAGAATTGGAAATTGAACAAAGCTTAGAAAAAATACGCAAATTGATTTTAGAAATTCAACGCACCGAATATTGCAATCTGACTAAGCTGGCTAAAAAATGCATGAGAGAGAATCTAACAACCCGACCGGATAAAGCAACTCTCAAAGATTGGCTCAATAATACAAAAGATGTCATTCTATTTGAAATGAGCAAATACAAAAATTTTAGCTACGAAATCAGCACAGACCGGATTATCTACCATCGCTTTATGAGATAGTCTTTCAAAAGCTACAGAAAACAATCAAATCGGAATCATTAATGATTCCGATTTTTTTTTATCGTTCTGAATTTTTATAAAAATATTTTTAGAATATGCATTGACATCTTAGATTTTTATTGCCATAATTAAGGAGTCGGAAGAAAAGCTGAGAGCTAAGAAAATGGAAAACCAAAACATCGAAGTAATTCTAAAAGCCATCATCCAAAATTCTTTCAAGCCTGAATTTATCGAAAATACACAACCGAAAGAACTTCGCAAAAGAGCAATAGGAATTCTACTTTCAGAACTTGCAGAATATGAAGTAGACACAATCTTAGAAATTGCCGCAGTCGCTTGCGATGAATCGAATTGGTCAGAACTCGGAAGAAGCTTAAGAATTCAAGCGAGAAATATTGATCATTAATCGGAATCATCAGGATTGCATCTACTACTTACCGCAAACTATCACAAACTTTAAGGATTTTTCATCATGACTACTCAAACCAAACTAACCAAAAAACAAGCACTTGCACAATATAAAGCGCTTAATGCTGATTTCATTAAATCAGAACACAAATATCCAACAACACTTAACTCTGATTGGCAATGCTATTGCGATATGCTAGCAAGGGATGGAAAAATTACTGAAAAGCAGAGAATGACTTGGGATAATCCTTTTTAAAAATTAAATAATCACAAAAAAAACCTACTGGAATCATAAAGATTATTCCGATGTGGGTTTTTTTTTCTGCTGTTCTAAAAATTCTTATTTTTGCCCTGTAAAAGAGGTGTTAAGAAAGCTTTTTCTACTGTCCAACCTTTATTAAGTCTTTGTAGAATACAACCGTAACTAGCAGTATTTTTGCCTTCAATTTTTAATATTTCAACCCATTCAGCTAAACTTTTTATTTTATTTCTAAAATTGATTCGTTTTGAATTAGTTCTATTTAAACATTGCCTATCCATTTTAATATAACAACAATTAGATTTTTCATAGTTACCATTAACATCTATTCTTTCTATAGAGTATCCTTCTGGACGTTCTCCCATATCTGCAAGAAAATTTTCAAAGCTATTTAGCCATCTGTCACAAACAATAATACCTCTTCCTCCATAATCAGGATAATCTAAACTATTTGGATTTAAACATCTATTTTTCATCGCGCTCCAAGTCCTATAAGTAAGACTTGGTTTATTTCCACAATAATGACCGTGAGTTGTTTGTGCTTCTTTTATATTAATAAATTTAGTGCAACCGCAATTTGTACTAGTACCTCTTCTTAAATTGTTGCCAAAAACTTGTTTTTCTGTTTTATTATCACAATTGCATTGACACCACCATAAATGCATTTTATTTTTATCTACATGACTATATCTTAAAACTTTCCAAGATCCAAAAGTCATACCTGTTAAATCAATCAATTTTGCTGACATAATAGAATAAATGCCTTATTAGGTTTTAAGACGTTCTTTAGCTTTTGAGTGGATAAAGAACGTCTTATTTTATATGATTATAGCATCTTAGAAAATTTTTTATTCTTTTGGAGAAGCTTCTAAAAATGCAATATGATAGAGACATCTCTCAAAAATATTGCAAAATGAAGCCTAAACTATCTACAGTCACAGCAAATTTAAATAATAAGAGATTAATAATTCAAGGCAAAAAAATAACTTTTGAAATAGATCAAAAAAATTATAATCAGATAAATAATTTTTTATGGCAAGCTATAGCACTACAAGCGACTAAGAAAAAAGGAAATTTTGAATTTGAATTAGATAAGGAAGAATTACAGCATCTTTATGGATTAGGAAAAGTCTTGAAGAAAAAAGAACCGGAGAAAACTTTTAATATTAAAAAAGCTCCAAGCAATCTTAAGGCAATGTCTTGTCACGCTCCTTTTGCTTATGCAATTTGCATGGGTCTTAAGGATGAAGAATACAGAACTATTCCTACTAATATCCGAGGATGGATTTTAATTCATGCTAGTCTAGCTAAAACATCAGATACATATTTTCAAGATTATGATATTGATCCTAAAAAAGTAGAACGAGGGGCAATTATAGGGGCAGCTTTAATCGAGGATTGCTTAGGAGAGCCTGGAGACTGGGCATATATGATTTCAGACTATCGACTTTTTGATAAGCCTCTAAAAGGCATACAGGGCAAACAGATTATATTTTGGGGAGCTAAGACAGATTTTGAAAAGCAAGCTTTTGATAAAGCTTGGAGCATGATAGACTAAAAGAACATAGAAAAAAACCTTTTCAGGGGTCTATAATTTTATAGACCTCTTTTTTGTTTTTAGGTTAAAAATTATGGCTGGATTAATGGATATTTTTGCAATATCGGTTAAACCGGATATTGCTTTATTATTAGCTTTAGGTGAAATAAAAGTACATTTATCTCCAGTAAATTTAGAATATATAGGAAATTTAGTAATACATACGTGTGATTATACTTCTCTAGAACAAGAAATAGAATCTTTGAAACTTATAAAAAATCTAGGATTTCAACCGGAAGAAATACCAACTAATGCCATTATAGGTTATGTAAATATTCAAGAAATTGTAAAATATAATAGCAATACTTTTAAACAAAATTCATATTTACATTTATATGAGCAAGATTATAATCTTTTTAAAATACTAAATAATTGGCAAGAATATGATATTTTTGGTTATAAGTTAAATGATTTTAATTATCTAGAAACTCCAATTAAAGAAGTTTCTAAATATAGATTACATGGTGATTGGTGGACACCAGAAAACCCCTTCGAGATACTTTGTTTTAAAAAAGCTTTTGAAGGGGTTTTATTAAAAAAGCCTGATTAGTTAAATTTAGACTCTACCACGACCACGATTAGCGGCTCTACCAGTTCTAGGTCTAGATCCTACGGGTGCTGTTCTTACTGTAGCGGCTCTAGGTCTGGTAGTACGAGGTTGCGCTCTTACTAAACCTCGTCGGAGATCTCGCCTTAAAGCATTAGATGTGGGATTAGTTGTAGCAGCTCCTCCTGTGGCACCTCTAGAGCGACGAGTTGATGATCCACTAGAGGCATCACCACCACCACCACCACCACCAGTTCTTGCACGACCTGTAATAATAGCTGAGGTATTAGCTTGAGCTAAAGCCGCTCTACCTGCCCTTCGTGCTAAAGCATCAGCTCTATTAGTCCTTAAACCAGCTCCTAATTGACTATTTAAAGCTAAAGCGCCTCCACGAGTTCTTGTTCCTCCTGCGGGTGTTCTGATTCTTCCACTTGGTAAAAATTGTCCTGCCATATATTTTTATTTCCTTACTCTTCTATTTACAATATTCCTTTGAATTTTGCCGGAATTTCAGGAAACAATTTGTTAAGCTCTTTTAATTGCACAGGCGCGTATTTAGCTAACCATTTATAAAAAGTAGAACATAATAATTCTGGAAAACAATATCCGATAGTTCTAGGAAAAGCCTTATTATGAGCTTTTTGTGGAATTTGATGAAAACTATATATAGGTGAAATTGGACTATATTCAGAAATTAGTAATGCCCATACATCAATATCTTTCCAATCTCCAATAGGTAAACTTCTAAAAAAAGGTAAAAGATTTTCATCATTATTATCACAATGTTGTAATAAACCTTTTTTAGCTATTTCAAATGCTCTTTCTTGTCCTTCACCCTGACGATTAGCCCATAACCATAAAACATTTTTCTCTTCTTCTTCATATAGAAAATGAAATTGAAAAACAGCTTCATGATTTATGGAATCTCTCATCTCTCCCCAATCCCAAAAACTTAAAGGTTTACCTTCTTTTGTTCTTATTCCATAAGAATTACCCCAATCTAAATAAGCTCTAACAATTTGGGGATGAGGTCTATCTGTTGTATAAAGTTGATAAATATCGGGTTCATTCCATTTAAAATTATCTGTAATATATTTGTCCCATTCGGGAATAACTGACCAATGTATAGGTAAATCGTATCCATTATCAATAGTAAGTCTTACATAATCGAGTTCTGCTAATCTTAAAATTATGGCAAGTGCCATAGAATCTTTGCCAAAACCAAACCATAACGCTGGAATAATATTTTGATTTACTCGTGGGTCTTTATAAAAATCTTGAACACGTTTTATAGTTTTTTGTTTTAAATTTTTGAAATTATCTGTTTCAGAATGTACTAAGGCTTTTGCATATTTTTCTGGAGGTAGAGCTTTATCTATTCTCATTCGTTTTCATTATTCCATAGGTCGTTTTCTGTATCATCGTCTTTTAACAGCTCTTGGGTTTCTTGGGAGGTTTGGTTTTCTTCTTGTGTGTTGTCTTCGGTTTTTTCTTTTTCACCTTTTACTTCCTTAATCAGAGATTGTAATTCTTCTAGAGGTAATCCCGCTTCTAATTTTAATTGTGTAATTGCAGAAAGTACAAGTTCTTTTGTTGGTGTATCTTCGGAGTATTTTAAAATATTGATGAGCAATACTTTACAGATATCAAGCTGTCTAACAATACTCCCCGAATCATTCAGAGCTAAACGCTGCGCTCCATCGGCTAGTGCGATAGTCGAATTTAAATGTCTTACTAAAGTGTCAGGAGACAAATTTAATAATAAAAGTTTTAACTCATGTATAAATTCGGGTGAAACTCTTTGATTATCTGGGATATCTTCATTTGTTGGATCGGCTAGAGCTTCAGCTACATCTATAATATTTTGTGCTTCTTTATTAAATTTTCCGTAATTTTCTAAAAGATATTGGATACGTCCGTGTGCTAAATAGAACGCATCCTCGATAATACTATCAAAAGTATATTTTTTAGCTTCTAAATATGAAGCTTGCCATTTAGATGGTAACGAATTTTTATAAAAAGAATTCTCAGGTATTTTTTTAGGTCTACCTCTACCTCGTTTAATCGGTTCGTTCATTTTCTTTTATTAATTTTTGTTCTTTTACTTTATGAGTAAATTCATGTACTAGTCGATTAACTTGTCGCATTGCTTTAGAATATCGACCATGTTTATAAGCGTTCTGAGAAGATCGCCTTTTTCCTTCAGGTGTTTTTGCTCCTGTCGATTTTAACCAAGGTTTATTCTCGTTTATTATTCGTCGCATTTTTTCTGCTACTTCTAATTTACGTTTAAGTTTTTCGTCAGAAATAGGAGGAGATTCACTATTAGGTTTATTTAAAGTAATCTCCGATTCTTTACGAAAAATAGTAACAATTTTTGCTAACTCTTTAGGATCTTTTTTCTCATTCATTGTTTTCTACTTTGGTTGTTGTATAGAATTGCTTGACTGTTTCAAAAAGTGTTTGACTTCTCCATTGATGTATATCTCCTTTCTTTTCTATACCTAGAACATCGGCTAACTCTTCAATTAAACTTTTGAATTCAGATAGTAAACTTTTATCTAAATATACTAAAAATCTCGATTGTGTAGAAGCATCATAATTATAAGATTCTGATTTATTTTCTGCTAGTACTGTATTAAAACTCTCTGATTCTTCTAAAAGTTGAGTATTCTCTTGATATTGTTCTTCTTCAGATAATTCTTCTTCTGTGTCACTTTCATCATTAGAATCTATGCTTACTCGATCAGAAGGTAATCTAGTATTATCGTACTCTTTAAATTCATATTCGTCTTCCTCATATTCTGATGATTCCGGTGTTTTCTCTTCCTTCTGCTTTACGTAGGCTTGAACAAATACTTTTTTAGTAGACTCATCCCATCCGGCTAAGTCTGTTTGCTTCTTAGGGAGTTTTGCTAGAATCTTAGCGAGTTTAGCTGGATTATCTTGACCGTCCTTAGCTGTATTATTGAGACGTATAAGAGCGGCTTGACTGGAATCATCATCAAGACTTGTGAGAACTACTGGACACTTTTCCCAGAATTTTTTATTAAAACGTTGTCTATGAAGAGTCTGTAATTCTTCCCTCTCTCCGGCTTTTAACCATTTCTGCCATTCATTCTCCCACCATTCGGAATCATCGATAGTTCTTAAATTATCGGCAACTAACACTCTACCGTGACCTGATAACAGATAATCATAATCTCCGGTAGATTTTGTATTGAGAGTAGGATATGTGAGCCAACCAAATGCGATTAACGATTTTTTTATTTCTTCTAAATCTTCTCCATTTTCCCAAGAATGTTCTCTAGGATTATCTGGATGAAACCTATCTATTAGTAAATTTGTTGGTAGCCATATTAATGATGTATCTTGTTTACTAGGCATTTTTATTACAATATTCGTGTTGTAAATGTATTATGGCTTGCTTTTCTAATTTCTTTACAGTCGCAGGTTTTAATTGTAAAACTATTGCTGTGTCTTTTATAGTCATTTCCTGAAGTATTCGACATGAGATTACATGACGTTCTTCCTCTGTAAGTATCGATAACACCTCATAAATGCAGATTTTAGAAGGTTCTTCATATAACTTTTCTTCTATATCTTCTACTATAGGTTTAAATTTTTGTATATAAATATTATTAAGCTCTACAGCTTGTTCTTTAGATATACCTAATTCCAGTGCTGCTTTCCTATATGATATTTTATTTTGTAAAGAATATTTTTTTATTTTTTGGTGGAGTTCTTGAGTTTTTGGGGGAATACGGATTAAATGTCCTTTATCCCGTAACCAGTGTAAAATCTCTCCTCTAATTTTAGGGAGTGCAAAAGGTGTAAATTTTATCTTTAGATCGGGATTATAATTTTCTACCGCTTTTATTAAGCCTATTGTACCGATTTGAAATAAATCCTCAAAACTCTCTTTACAGCGTGTACGATAATAATTAGCTACTTGGGTAACAAATCTTAAATTAGTTTTTACAATTTTATTACGAGTTTCAATATCCCTTGTAAGTTGATATTGTTGAAAAAGTTCTACATTATATAAATTTTTTGTTAATCTAAGTTTTCTCACAGAATCATGACTAAAATATTTATTGCTAATCTAATAATTAACTTTAACGTAGAAATTACTAAGGATGAAATAGAGATCGATGAGATTACAGGAAATCCGGTAATTATCGATTCAGAGTCTATTTATAAAGTAAAAGCACATATTCGAGGATTGCCTAGTATTCTTCAGGAAATGGGGAGCAATCCAAATCAAGTTAATGTAGAAGGAAAAATAGTAGAAACATGGAATCAGAAATTAAAACGCTGGGAAAATAACAAAATATTGCCAACACATATTATAAGGTATCAGACTGAAGCAACAGCTGTCTACCTTAATCCTGATGAAGGCTTTGAACAAAACTGTTATTTTACTCTTCAACCTGATGTTGACTCGAAACGCCCTAGAGTCGCAAGACGATTAGCAAAACGTTTAGGTAGCGATATTAAAGGAATTTTAAGATTCTGAAGAAAAATAAATCACTAGGTAATTATTGCAAATTTTGTTATAAAAAAGTTTTCTATAAAAGAACTATAGCTAAACTATGCGAACTTAATCGAAAAAATTATAAATTTATGAAAGTTGAAGGTGTTATCTGTGATTCTTGTATTAATGGTTTTGATGATGGTGATAATAGAGATTATATAGAAATTTAAATTTGAGACACCTTTGAATAAGAAAAAAGCTAGATTTAAAAAATCTAGCTTTTTTCTTATGATTTTTTATTTAACGAATTTTAGGGAACCGTTTATTTTTACCATGTTCTTGAGATTTGAAATATGTCATGGCTTCTATTACAAGAGATTCTGGGAGTTCCTCTACAGATAGTTCCTTAATTCATGGACAAATATCCAATCAATTAAGTTTATAAGGAGTAATCCTTACTGGCTGAACTACAACAGCCTGTATTCCTTCTACAAACGCATTAGGAAATACTTTTCTGATTATATTTAAACTACCGTTGATATCAGCATTTATAAATTTGTTGTCAGCAGTTCTAAACAGCCCTCTTTTGACTCGCTTTCCCAAATACAACTCATGTTTACAAATAGGTTCATTATCCAAAGCACTACATTTTGAAGTGTAGCTTTCCTCTGTAATGAAAACTTCAATGCCAACTAACTCACATTTGTACTGAAGCATTTCAATAAACTTGGCATGAGGAATTTGTACAAAGTTTTGGTTATTCCGCTTACCTAAATTTATTTCTTGCTTCCAACCATCGTTTTTACCTATCACAAGGTTGCCAACTCGATGCTTAAGTAAGTAATTAACAATGAATCGACTTGCATTGTGTAGGTAATTATCTACTTTGCAGTTACGCTTATGAGTCAGTTTTTGAATCTGATTTGATGTGTAAATTTTACCCTTTAGTTTAGATTGCAGGCTAGCACGTTTCTTATTGAAATATACGTTGATTGACTTAAGAGGTCTTCCGTTAACCAGTACAGGTTTAAAGCCTTTAAGATTTGATGTTAAAGCCCCTAATGTATTCAGCCCGATATCTAAACCAGCAACAGTATTAGAGTCTAACTCGTGTTGTTCAGTTTCTTTCTCATAGACTACCTCAATAACATAATATTTGATTTTTGGAACTATTCTAACTTGACAAACATTATCAACTTTTGTAGGAATAAATATGTCTGTTTTAGATGGGTTAATTAAACCTTTTTTCAAGGCTTTCTTGCTAATTGCTTGATTGGTGTAAGTGACTAAGTTTCTACCTTCCGTTTTATGTTTATAGCCAGGTAACTTAGGTCTGCCCTTAAACTTAGCAGGATTCTTGTAATATTCTTTATTTATCACAGCGAATGACTTCCAAGCTTCATCAAGCTTCATTAACACTTGCTGAGATACCTTGGCAGGCAAAGCAAGATAGTCAGGTGTATTCTGACACTGCTTTTGAACAGTGTTGTAACTTAGCCTAGTTCTGTCATTTATAAACGGTTGCCTAATTAGATAATTTGCATAGTTAAACAAATTTTTAGACAAAAAGCAGAATTTGTCACATTCTTTATAAAATTTATGACTTTGTTTGATGATATGTCGTTCGACTAGCTGCATATCTGTTATAGTTGTACTAACACTAGTATAGCAAGAGTTAGTAGAAATGACACGTTTATCAGAGAAAATTTTGACGATTCGCATACCAGATATAGAGATGCAACTGTTAACTGAGTATTGCAAGCAAACAAAAAGGACAAAGACCGATGTGGTAAGGGAACTTATTCGATCCTTGTCACAAAAAGGTACTTGACTAAATATGTCTATATTTGACTACATTTTCAGCAAAGTTTTGCAATACTCAAAATTATCTAATACTATTTTTATTAAATAATTAACGAATAATCTTTAATACTATGGCACGTTTAGATTGGACTCCACCACAGATAACAGAATATGCAGAGTTTCAATATAATGTGGATTATGCTGCTGAAGTACACGAACTTACAGGTAATCGCTGGACTGATAGAGGATTAAATGGATCTAATCTACCTGATGTTATGGCTAGCGAATATGCTAGTACTCAGGATTTAATTCAAGCTTTTAAAAATACTGCTGAATACTTGGGAGAACGTTTTCAAAATGAAGCACCAGTAAATTCAGGAAAACTTAAAGCTAGTTTTAATATTGAATGGAAAAATTTATGATTCCAGGGGGTAAACTCTAGTATTAAATACTATATTATCAGGAATTCTAAAAGTTGCTAAAAGTGTTTCGTATTCAGTAAAATTATTGATTGTTTCCCGACGATACGGAAAATTTAAACGCATTATTTCTATGGCGGTATCAAATTTAGTATATATTTCGGGTGTTCTCTCATTAGTTTTGAGTGTAATCATCCACTCAACAATATCCATTGATTGCGAATTTAATAATAAATCTGTGGATAAAGTATTTTTATACCTTCCGATAACACACTCAAGACCCCCTGTAACAGGTTCTTTTGGTGTAGATGGTGGCTCTACCCATATCGCCTTAATCTTAGTTCCATAAGTGCCTAGATACGGTGTGAGAATAGCTTCTAGCTTCTTACGTAATGGTAAAACTTGGGGGTAATAGGGATTAGGAAAAATTTCCATACCGGAATAATATTTTATTAAAAAATCTGCTTCAGTTTCGAGACACCAAAGCAGATAGTACAAACAAATTGTAACTGAGAGTGCTTTTAAATTTTAACAAAAAATCTTAAAAAATTTGTGTTTTTGTTATCACATCGAAGTATTTTTGAAAAATAATAAACTAACGTGTGGAAAACTATGTTGAATATGTGAATTATTCCAGTGATGAAATTATTATATAGAAATTTAAATATAGTCTTGACATATTAGATTTTTATAATTATAATAGAGGAGTCGGGAAAGAAAAGCTAAGGAAATCGAAAAAATGCTAAATAAACCAGAATTGCTTGAGCATCTTAAGTCTTCTTTAGAAAAAGCTTCAAAAGCTACATCTAAAAAAGAATTAAGACAATATTTAAGCTTGGCTCGATCATATGCAGGAGCGCTCGATCATCCTTGTTCAGAAGAACTTCAAACTCAAATAAATTTTCTGGATAATTTCAAAGGACACTTACCAAAGATCCATCTAAAAAATATTCAGAATCTCTGCAAAACAATTCTCTAATAAAACACTTTCGATTATTCCATGTCTTCTTTCTCTCCTCACCTTCGAGGAGATTTTTTTTTATCTAAGCGTTCCATCAAATATTCTTACAAAACCGCCATACTGTACAACTCGTACTACTACCTTTTTTGGTACAGAATTTAAACTCTGAAGACTTGCCACAGGTTTAAAATCCCAATCGGAATTATGAGTACACAAATTTGTAAGAAATTCTAGAGATATAGAATTTTTTGTTGTGCGTTCTATCCAATAATAATTTTGTAAATAATTTAAACCGTTAGGATCTGATTCTGATGATTGTGACATTTTCAACAAAATAAAATAATATGCTAACACATCTATTATAATTATTGTTGAAAAAATATTAGGGCATCTATGATCTATTTCGCGTATAAACCTGGTTTTGTAAAAATAGGATATTCAAAAGACCCAAGTAAACGTTTGAAACAATTGCAAACTGGATGCCCAGAACGATTAAAGATTATTTGTAAAATACCGGGAGATAAGAAACTTGAACGAAAATTACAGAAATTATTTTGGCGTAATCTTTTAGATGATGAATGGTTTTATTTTACAACGGGTTTAAAACTATATATAAAACGTCTCACGGAATCATCGAAATTTGTTGAGCCGAATTATATAGAACTTTTTTGTGTTCCAGATATTTAAAAAATATTTTTAAAATATATCTTGACATCTTAGATTTTTATTATTAAAATAAAGGAGTAGGAAAGAAAAGCTAAGGAAAGCGAAAAATGCCTAAACAAAATATTCTTTTTCTCTGCCATGTAGAAGAAAGCTTTAGATCATTTTTTCCTGATAAACTCTACGTCACACGATTAATAAAAGCTTGTCAATCTGTCAAATACGATCAAGTAATTGCACTAGTCAGCAATATTATGGATTATGATCCAATTCCTGAAATAGCTGATTTAGTAACAGATAGAATAGATTTTAGTTGGGGATATGAGCCAGAACAATTTGAAGATGAACCGGAAGAAGAAAAATTTATTATAGACGCTAGCTATAAATCCGCTCATGATTGGACTTGGATACCTCCAGAACTTAGAGATAAATCATGGGCAACTAATAAAAATATCTATATCGGTGGTGGATGTAACGGAGAATGTCTAGCAGATTTTGAAGTAGTACTAGAAACACTAGATATAGATTACAAACGAATAGAAGGATATATCTACGGAGTCTAAACACTCTCGATTATTCCAGGGATGCATCTACTCTCTTACCCCATTCATCTTCTAAAATCATGCAAACATTTCTTCCTTATCCTGACTTTGTTAAATCTGCTGAATGTCTTGATAGACAAAGATTAGGTAAACAACGAGTCGAGTGTTTACAACTTCTTAATGCTATTGCGGGAACTTCTAAAGGTTGGATTAATCATCCTTGTACCAAAATGTGGAAAGATTACCCAGAAGCATTAGTGCATTATTCCGTTGTAATTTGTTTTGAGTGGCGATCTAGAGGTTATAAAGATTCTTGTTTAGAAAAAATAGAAAATTTAGGACAGCAACAAAACTGGAAAATAGAACAAGATATTTTAAAATATCCTTCTTGGATAGGTAGAGAAGACGTACACGCTTCACATCGATCGAATTTACTTAGAAAACTTCCTGATCATTATCAGCAGTTTGGATGGAGTGAACCGGATAATCTACCTTATATCTGGGTTTAATATCTAAAACATTCTCGATGATACTCTCCTCTCCTTAGAGGAGATTTTTTTTATAATAATATTGTTGAATTCTCAAAAAATTTATGATGATTCTGAGTAAACAAGATTCAAAAGTTTTTGTAGAAGTTTTGCTTAATCCTCCGGACGTATCAGAAAAACTACAAAAATCTTCTGAAAACTATAAACAGAAAATTCTAAATAAAAGTAGTCCATCTAAAATCGCCTAGAAGACCTCTCTAATTTTTAGGCTATCTAGCCCTAGCCGCAAGCTTTTCGAGTCTTATAGACTCACCTAGACCATAATAAAAAGCCCTCCAGGATTCTCGAAGGCTAAAATATTTTTAAAATATATCTTGACATCTTAGATTTTTATTATTAAAATAGAGGAGTCGGGAAAGAAAAGCTAAGGAAATCGAAAAATGCTAAAACCTAACCAAGTCATTCAATACAAAGGTCTACAAATCGCTATCTTTGCTACAAAATCAATGAAATATGTAGCAACAGTAGGACAATACGACCACTACATGACAAATGATGTAGCGGCTCTAGGCTTAGAGAACGCTGAAACTGCTACAAAGAGCGCTAAAGCTTATATTGATGATTTGAAAAAGACAGCATAGAAGCTAACCTAGACCATAATAAAAAGCCCTCTAGAATCCTAGAGGGCTTTTTATTTTACTTAAATTTTGATTTTAAGCGGCTAATGTTTCCTTAGCGAATAGATATGATTCCAGTTGTTCTTTCTTTTCTGGTACATACTCAAGCCATACCTTACCACATTCTTGTTTCATCTCTATAGAAAACTGAAAGTCTATAAAATTCTCGCTAGGTGCTGGATGTTGTTTTTTAGAATAATCCTGATAAGGATTGGTTAGTACACGATAGAGTTTTTCTGGAAGTGTCTTTTGAAATTGTTGATAAGACTTTTCCCAATTTGCAATTGCTGTTTGAATGTCTTCCTCATAGTCTTCATCTTCTAATTGCTCTTGTGTGACTTGAGTGAAGCCATAGGAAAAGAGATCAATTTGTTCGCCAGTAAATAAAGTATCGATGAGTTTTAGAAATAATCCTTGTCGCTTTTGCTCTAATTGGTGTTCCTCGTATTCTTCTTGAGTCATATTTTCAACGGATTTAAATCCATTTTGACTGAGAAAGGGTGAGTACTCATCGCCTCTGTAATTGATGATTTCTAAGAAACGCATTTTATGGAGAGGCATAGGATACGCCCAAGGTTCAATAGTTTTGATTTGATTGTCTTTAGCTGCAAGAGCTTTTTGTAGTTCTACTACCGTTTGTCGTAATTCCTCAAGTTCACCTCCAACGTTCTGATACTCAGTAACAACAGCTTGCGATGATACACCCTCAAGCATAACTACTTTATCTTTACCGAGTTTCTTAATGACATCGATAACCCATAAACGTAATTCAATATTTGACCAGTAACCAAAATCAATCACCATTTCTTCCGTTCCCCAAGTCCCTCCATATTTGCCTTTTTGGACATCTAAAACTTTACCTTTAGTTTTTTCTAAAGCTCTTGTTAACGCTAAAGTATTCTCATTTCGTAAATAATTTCCTATTAAAGTATTGGTACTTTTTGCCATATCTGTTAAACATCCCCAAATAGAACCATCATCTCTTGTTTCAAAACGGATATTTTTACCTTGAAATTCTTGTGTAATAATATTTGACACTATTTTAGTTTCCTTGTTGTTTTTGTGAAGTTTGAGTGAGATTGTTACGAAATTGCTCTAAAGCAACCTTAATAACAGCATTAGCGGAAATCTGATGATCAATTGAGTAAGACTTTAACCATTCTTTAAGTTCAGCCGTAAGTCTTACCGACATAGTTGGAACCAAATGTCCGGATGAATCTTTTTTGTTCATATCTAAATACTAACAAATGGTGTTTCCGGTGTCACCAATTTCTAGATATTCGTTACATAAGTTAAATGTGTTAGTTCACATAAATTGAACTACTATACCCTGTAAGGCTTTCAGCCATTTAACCTTTTCTGATATGACCAGTTTTTCTATCCCCTAATCTCTAAATTACCTCAAAACCTTAACTTTTAGCCCTCCCAAGAAGCCTGAACCCTATACAGAGCATGAAATAGCGGTTTTTAGCCGTTCTTCAGAATCTCAAATAAGTATAAATACTTATGAATAGTTGAATCCTTGATTATATAAGGCTTTGAACCCTACACTACCCCAAAAAATCGAGGGTAAAACCTTCATTTCAGCCTTTGAAAAGCCTTAGTGACAAGTTGAAATTCGTAATATGACGTATTTTAAGATAATTTTTGGAAAGCCTGAATCGTTGATGGTTCTTAAGGTCTAGCGATTTGACCCCTTAAGAATCCCCATAGTTATTATTCCATTAGTGGCTTTCTCTCTAAAGACCCCCAAGTTAGTGCTAATCTTGATTTTTTTCTAGATTTTTGCAACTGGGCTGAAAGTATTGATTTTCCGTTGTTTTTAGTAGGTTCTGTAATAGAGTGTATAGTCTCTAATCAAATATCATATGAATTTAGTAGTGATATATCTGACCTAATTGCGGTTCAGTTAACCCACATAGGTCATATGCCAAAACGTTCATAGGAGTAATGTCCGAATAGAGTATGCACGTCTTAAAGCTCAGGGCATAAAGCCCTACTGGAATAATTCATAGATTTTTGGGGGTGTGGGGGAGAATCTAGATTGCTATTGAGGCGTAGGGGATTGGATAGGAGTCTTGAGGATTCTCTAGGTGCCATCTAGGAGGGCTGTAGAGCCTTAAAAGCTATCTTGGATGATGAATGACTCCTCTTAGAGACTCTCAGGGGCTTGTAGGAGCATGGACAGATTTAGTGACTAGTTTGGGTGAGAGGGTTAGGATTTGTTACTAAGTAACTATAGTTATGTAGTTTGATGTTTTTGGATGGATTTTGAGTATACTACCTATCTTACTAGTTCCAAAAGTCTAGGATGACGTTAGAGTCAAGCATTCAGCTATTAGAGAAAAAAGAACACTAGAATGATACTTTCAGCGACTAGCTAAGTTAAGTAACAAGTTACTTTGTATTTTGGAGTAGTAGATCGGTATTATATGCTTTCCAAAAATTCAAAGAAATTCTAAAAACATACTACATAGGCAGATTTCTATATAGAATCAATCCTCCAGCGTTTTTTATTGAGAATCGACCTAGCTTATCGCTAGAACCTTGATTCTATATAGAGGTTTTTGGAAAATAGGTACTAAAAAAACCTCTCAGAAGTCCTGAGAGGTTTTGAATGATTTTATTTGGCGATAGGCTAGGTGATGCCTCTTGCTAGCCGTTCTAGAGTGTCGGATAGACTAGTAGCGTTTATTTCTGTTTGTTTTTCTTCAAGCCACTTGAGTACTGTTGGAGTAACGGTAAGGGTGAGTTTTTGCTTAGATTCTTTATATACATTTTTTCTCATAAGTAGTGTAATACCCGTTTAAAATACGTGCTATAATTAAAGAGTAACGCAAATAGAAGGATTTTGCAAGATGTCAGTTATTCAACAATGGCAGGGATCGGATATAAGATTTGAGACGCGTAAGGATGGACGTGTTTGGGGATGCCTTACAGATATGGCACAAGCAACAGGCAAACTAGTAGCCGATTATCTACGTCTTGTATCTACCCAAGATTATTTACAAGCTTTATCAGATGATATGGGAATCCCCATAGCTAACATACTTTATGCTATTCCAGGTCAAAAAACAGGAACTTGGGCTATTGATGAAGTAGTAATAGATTTTGCACAGTGGTGCAATGTAAAGTTTCGGATTTGGGTGAATCGTGTTATTCGGAGTTTGATTATAGAGAAATCAGCATCATTTTTAGATGATTCTGTAGAAGAAAAAGCTTTATCGATGATTAGCAATTTAATTAATCAGATGGAAGCAAGTGTGAGTGATCCGTTAGCTGTTAGTCGTTATGGTAAGGCTATTGATGTTTTGAATGTAACATTACATCGTAATCAAACGGCAATGTTAAAGGATATCAAAACTAACTCTGTTTCTGATTTCTTAGAACAACACGTAGAAGAGTTTAAAGGAGAGAAGATGATAGCGAAAGACTTGTATCACAGTTATTGCCGTTTTTGCTTAAAAAATAAATATACAAAAGAGACATTAACATCTTTTGGTAAATATGTTAGTACAGTGTATGAAAAACATCGTACAAATAAAGGAGTAATTTATTTAGATATGCGGTTAAAATAAAAATTGAAATGCGGTTTTTTGTCAAGTATACAAATCTGACTTTCCCAGAGGTCAGATTTTTTTTTAATATTTTATTGACATCTTAGATTTTTATTACCATAATAGAGGAGTCGAAAGAGAAAGCTAAGGAAAACCAAAATGAGCTTATACATTAAGAATGCTGACCCTCTTTTATTTGTCTATGAGACTAGCGATCCAGAATCGGGAGAACCTGATTATCTTTTGACTACAACTTGCCCTTGTCTGGTAGGAAAGACTTCAATAGAACAAGCGATTATTCGAGATTCGTATGTAAATGAAACGGATGAAGATGAAGAAAAAGGAATAGCTTTAGTTTCTGAATGGCTTAGAACACACTAAGAAATTTTCAATAATTCCAGGGATGCATCTACTAGGACAAAACACATAACTAAGGAAAAAAGATGACATATATACCACAAAAAATAATAGTCATAGATTTATATGGATCAGGATATGCTGTCTTAATAGATGCTAAGAGAGAACATGAAAAAGTTTGGTTTTCACATTCAGGTTTAACAGCTTGTGTAAGGAATAGACATCGAGTCAATGGGATTATAGAAAAAACAAGAATGAAAAATCCCAATATAGAGATTATTGAACACTATCATGATGGACATAATGAATATATGCCATTAACTGAAGAAAGCAGACGTATTTTATAAATTATTAGAATGCATATACTAAGACAAAAAACCTCACATGGAATAATTCAAAATGACAACGACACAACAGACAGAACAAGATCAAGCAGAACATTACAAACGGTTATTTAACAAGTTTGCTGAAGGTGTCATAATGCTTTACAAACAAGCACTTGTTCTAAAAACACCTGAAGCATATCGATTCTGGAACTTACGAGAAGAAAACCTCTACAAGCAAATTACAGAGAATTTGAATGAGACAGACAAAAAGGAATTGCTCCGAATTCTGGTAATTGCTAATGAACGAGCGGTCAAAGTAATTCGTAAGTAATTTAATAATAAAAATTAGGGAGCATCTACTATTAAAAGTGAACACCCAATGGAATAATCATAAAATTTGCAAAATTAGCTCTAGGTTTAACTCTTACGTTTTCTATCATTGTTGGTAATATTTATATTGTTGTAAAACCTTTGATAGCTTCTGAGACTCAAAGTTAGTGTAAAAAAGAAAAATCTAGTCCTTGTCCTGGTATGGGTAGGAGAGAGTACAATAGAATGATGTTTTCTTTTTCTTAGCTACCACAGTCTGACTTTTTATCAGGTCAGACTTTTTTTGTTTTAAATATTTTAATATTTTACTAATTTAGACTTTTCTAGAAGCCTCAATAATATTGGATAAGGGAATAGGTCATTTTCTTTATTTTTAAGGCTCTAGAGCCATTCTAGAGGGCACCTAGAAGATTAGAAAAGTCTGCTAGCTTTCGAGATTTTTCGAAATTTATATATTTTCTAATAAAACAAAACAAAAAAAAATGGGGGATAGCTCCCCCAAGTCTTTATTCTTTTGTTTCCATCCAGTCTGCTAGTTTGGCTTTTCCTCCTTTTTTAATTATTCTCGTGTATTCTTTGTATTTTTCTTTGTCAGCTTTGCAAATTTCGGTCAAGTCTTTCAGAGTCATTTTAGAGAAGTTTGTCGGTTTTTCTGGAGGACTTTCTATAGGAATAATTTCTTGTTTTGGTTCTGGTTTTTTGATGATTTCTTTTGGCTTTTCTTCTGGTGTGTAGGGCTTGACTGGTGGACAGTAAGTAGCCATCCAGGTTATGTGAGAGTGGTAGAAAGCATGAGCGATGATTCCAGAGAATCCTATGATTGCAATAGACTCGATTGCTGAGGTGAGAAGTGCTTGCATTGTCTATTTCCTTAGATTTTCTTAGCTAGGCGATTTAGAGAGGTTTTAGAGCTTTTTGAGGCGTCGCTCTTTTTCTTCCCTACTCTTCTATTTTATTAATAAAAATCTAAGATGTCAATAAATATAATATAAAGTTTTTATGAATAATTTTTTTTAAACTAATAGATTCACGATAAGATATTAAAAATAGATTTGATGAATAAATGGTTGAATTATTAAAAGATCCATATTTTCGAGTACAACTAGATAAAGATGCAAGTTCACCTAATCCGGAAGCTGCGATATGGAATGCACAACATATTTGTGTAGCTGAGAAAGATTCTTATCATGATCAGCTACCTTTAGAACCTGGAAAAGCAATAATAAAACATCAATTAGAAGGTGGAAAGGGTCACTATTCAGTAGCTGCTTTTGCTTTTGCAAAAATAGATTTTTATGGTTTCTCGCATGATGCTATTATGCAGATGAGAACTCATCACACTAGTGGTAGTGATGTAAGATTTCTAGTACAAAGTTCTCGTTATACTTCTCAGAGATTTATAGATGTAGCTGAAGGAAAACTAAAACCAGAGGAAGTATTTTATTGGCGTCCTTTAGGAAAATATACAAGTCGTAATGGTTGGTATGAAAATAGTGATTTAGTACAGAATATTTTTTATGAGCAATGTAGAGAAAATTGTAAAGTCTATGCTGATTTAGTTTTAGAGTACAATCAACCTTATGAACAGGCAAGAAACGTACTTTCACAAGGAATACGACAAGATTTCACAATAGCAGCAACGTTAAAAGGATTTTGGCATTTACTCGATCAAAGAACAAAAAAAGATTCTCAACTAGAAATTCAAACTTTAGCAGAAATGTTACAGCAAGAATTAGAAAAATGGTGTCCTACACTTTCTTATTGGTACAGAGAGAATCATATTAAAAAATCTAAGAAATTATTACCTTAAAACAAGATGACTATATTAGTTGACTGGCAGATAAGACAAGAAGCCTTACGAAATAATTTAGTAGTGCCTTTTGATGAGGAGATGCTCAATCCTTGTTCTATTGATGTGAGAGTAGGACATACAGCAAAACTTCGGATAGTTGGAGGATGGCAAGATATAGAATTAGCACATTATGGGGAAACATTTCCTTATATGCTTTATCCAGGAGATAGAGTTTTAATAGCTAGTTTAGAGACTTATAATTTTTCTGAAAATTTAGCTGGACAGTTTAAATTAAAATCTAGTCGAGGTAGAGAATGGTATGAACATTTAGAAGCGGGATGGATAGATCCAGGATGGCACGGAAGTAAATTAACAATGGAAATTATTGCAATGGATGTATCACCATTGCCTTTATATCCAGGTTTAAGAATGGGTCAAATAATATTTTTTAAATTAGATGAAATACCAGAGAAATCTTATAGTGTGACTGGAAAGTATAATAATGATGTAACGGTACAAGAGAGTAAAGATAATATTTTTAGTATAAAATATTGATTATATTTTCTCTAACTCTTCTTCTAAATCTAATAAAGTTCCCCAAGTTCTAGCATTTAACACACCGGAATCGTAAAGCATTTTTATAATCCTGGCTGTTTGTTTGCTGAGTTCTTGGGGATTATTTTCTTTAAGTGCTTCGGGAAAAGGTAAGAAATCCTCAAAAGTTGCATTCTCACCTGCCAACATTAGAGCAACTTTTGCTATCGACTTTGCATTAATATTTGCGTTAAGTCTCTCTAATTTTCCTATTTCTTTAAGCGTTTCCCTGATGATGTGACAGGGACATCTATGATAGATTCTTCTGTGGAAGATTGGATCGCTAATATTTCTGGCTGTAAGTTTGTAGTATCCGGTTCTGTAAAATTCTTGTTGCTCTCTGACGGAATCGCGATAACTTCGTAACCGTTCAAGTATTGTTTTTTTTCCTGTGGAACTGTATCATCTACCGATTCCCATTCTCTCTCCTCAGCTAGAGCAAAACCAGCTAGTTCTCGAATATCAGACATAGGAAGTTTAGAAATTATTCTATTAAAAATCGCAATACGTTTTTCAGAACTTAACCACTGTTCCTCAGGAATTGCTAATAATTCTGATGTTTCTTTAGGTTCTAGGGATAATCTGTAAGTTTTATTTATTTTAGTAAGATTTTCTACAAGCCATTGTGAATCTAGACGGCTAGAAAGAATCATTAAAGCTACTGCTTTAGTTTGTATAGTATTTATTTTTTCAGGATTATTTTGTTGAGAAAGTACAGTCATATGCTCTTTAAATTTTATCGAGAATGACATGAGCTTCAGTTGTTCATTCTCATCAGCTATTACTTTATTTTCTAAAATTTTTGAAATAAAACTTAAAGCTTCTTCTAGCGGTATATTTTCTTTTTCTGATACTGCTATTGCAAACTTTTCAATAGCATCGAGTTTTTGGAGTTCATGACCTCTAACTTTATCAGCCATGTATTCTGTTTCTTCTACTGTGAGACTTCCCATTTTTGCTAGAGGAAAGGGGAAAGAACCAACAGGGTAAAGAGAAGAGAAAACACTGGAATCATTCATACAAAAGTAATATAAATTGTTCAATATATTAATTTAACACATATAGAAGTTAAAAATATTAAAATAAAGATTTTATAAATTTTTTAATAGATATTGACAGCATATTAGATTTTAGCTATTATAGAGAAGTCGAGCTAAGAGAAGCAAAGAAAAATGAAATTAACTTACTGGGTAGCTGTCAATAAGCAGGATGCTTCTTGCTATAATCTTCGAGCTAAAACTAAGAAACGGGTTTTAGAATTAATAAAACTTTCAGGGCATGATGATGAACACTATGGAACACCGAAAAAAGTAGAAATAGAGTATGATGATGGATTTGATTTATTAACACAAGCTTTAGGAGAAGGAGGACTAAGCTATTTAGAAGAAGATTAAGATGATTAAAAAACAAAAAATCTCTTAGATAGCTCTAAGAGATTTTTTGTTTAATAGTTTCATATGGAATCATTCATTTAGTTTTTCAAAATAAACTTTAATATTATTGTTTATATCACATAATCGAGCATATGTTTCTACTTGTAGTTCTTTTGGTACAAGTAATCTACGACCATCTTTAATTAATTCTGAGCCGTAAAATAAACGTTGTGGATTTTTAGTAAAAAAGAGAGCGCAACCACAAGTTACATGATTTTCAAAAAGTTTACAATTTATTAATATTATTGTTTGTCCTTTAGAAGCTAAATAATTATAGAAATTATTATCCATATTAAACAATATTTAAGGAGTTGTAAGTATTAGGTTGAACTCTTGCATCAATACGGAAACTCCTCAAACTTTGCATATTTGCGGTAGGACTACAACTAGTAACTATAGCAGCACCACGTTTATAATTACCATCCGGATAAGTATGTAAAAACCAAAATTCGTGATTTCTAAAACTTAAATCTTCGCATAGTTTTATAAGTAAAGCCCCACCAACATCACCGTAAATTTCAATAAGGTCTATATTTATTTTTTTAGAATTAAAAGTTTGTTTTTCTTCTCGTTCTGCTCCATGAGATACATTACTGGTATCAGTTGTTTGTATTTCTGGACTAATTATAAAATTTTTACATCCTGCCACTAACCATAAAGCCTGAGTAGTAGAGGTTGTATTTATTGGAATAATAACTCCACTAGATTGATCTAAAATGCTTACTGGTGTTGATGTTGTAGTTAAATTAACATCTTCAGCAATTTCTATGATTATTCCATTGAATATTAATTGTGTTTCTGCTGTTAAATATGTTTCTAAATTTGATTTTAAAAATATTATTCCAGGATTAGTATTACTATTAAATTCTTGAGTTACGGTAATATTGTGATTTTTAGGTATTCTAACGCCAAGAGGCAAGAGAGCTATACGCAATCTTGCCCCTAATGTAGTTTTTCGAGTAGATGGGTAAGTATGGGATTTAGCCATTAAACAACAGCAACAGCGGTTACAGTAGCCTTAGTATGTACATAGGAGTCACCTTGTACCTGAGCAGAACCTGAAATATTTACAAGTTGTTGAACTCCACCTTGAGGCGATGCAGAATTAAGAATTGCCACACCTTCGTGAATTTCTCCTGAACTTTCTCGAACTTCAAAATAAAATTCACGTCCAATGTCGCTGTCTTCATACATGATGTCATAAAGAACGTCTCCACCTCTATCACCATATATTGCACGAAATTCAAATGCAAGTTCTTTAGCATTTGAAACTGTTACCATTTCTTTTCCTGTTCCTGAAAGATAAGTTGTTCCGTCTTCATTCTGTATCTGAGGACTTACAGTAGCGTTAGAGCAACCATTTACAAAAATAAGAGCTTTTGTAATAGTTGTATCTGTTGTAGCGAGAGTAACTGGAGCATCAGGATCGATAATAGTTACAGGTGTAGCAGTAGTGCCAACTTCTTTACCTTCAGCAACTTTTACCACTTTATTAGTTCCAAAATTTAAGATTAATCCACCATCAACATATACTTTAGTACCAGCTGTAGGAGCTGTACCATTAACTTGGGTAAGAGTTAATGAAAGTTGATCAGAACTCGCACTAGTAAAAGCTGAAGCAACTGTTAAAGTATATAATGGCGCTTTACGAATAGTAGAAATTTGTTCACCATATAAAATAATAGGTAGTCTACCAATTGCAAAAGTTTTGCCGATGGTAGTTCTACGTGTAGATGGTCTAACTACTGTCTTAGCCATTTTAATAAATAAAAATAGTACGGTACTATTTACAATATTCCACTAGTGGAAGTCTCAGAAAGTATGGAAGATTTTAAGAATAAAAACATCCCCGGAATAATCGAAGGTGCTGGTATTGGAGGTAAAGGAGGTGGCACTCCTGATCAAGATAGGATTTCTGGTACTTCTACAGCATATGTATACGCTCTTTTTGGTATAGGTGAAGGCACTATTGAAGGTTTAAAAGCGGGTGCAAAGTCTATTCAACTTGATGGCACACCTATAGAGAATGCTGATGGCACTAAAAATTTTAGTGATTTTAAATTTATATTTACTCCAGGTTTGCAAAGTCAAGCTAATATACCATCAGAAGCAAATGAAGTAAGTTCTGAATCTGCTGTAGGTGTAGAAGTTCTAAAATTATTTCCTGTAACTCGACAAATAACAAATCCAGATATTAATGGTATTCGTATAAGACTCGGTTTTCAATTACAAGAACAAGAAAAAGAAAGTGGTGATATTAATTCTTTAGCTTGTAATTTTGCAATATATATAAAAGAAGGTAATGGTGCTTTTGTAGAAAGATTAGCTTATAGAAATAATGAGTTTAAATACCGTTTTACAAGTCTTACAGAATTTACTTATTTTTTTCCTGTTAATTCACAAATAACAGATACCTTTCAAATAAAAGTTGAAAAAATTTCAGAAGATGCTGTAGATAATGAAGATGTTGTACAGCAACGTACTGTAAGGTGGCAAGCATATGCAGAAGTTATTCAAGATACATTAGAGTATCCTTGGACTGCATTATGTTATATGCAATTTCCAGGAAATGCCTTTAAAAGTGTCCCAACACGTAAATATTTAGTTGGGGGTATAAAGTGGCTTATTCCGACGGTATTTACTGTAGGTGCTGATAGAGGATTAGATTATAACGGTCAAGCTTGGGGTGGAGGTTTTTACGAACCTGATAAAGCACCAGCTGATGCTGCTTGGGTAGTATGGGGATTGCTTACAAATAATAGATATGGTTTAGGAAGAAAAATAGCAGGTCGTTTAGGATTAGGTAGAGGATTACAAGAATCTGACATAGATAAATTTGCGCTGTATCAGTGTTCTTTGCATAACAACGGTATTATTCCAGACGGATTTGGAAATACTGAAAGACGTTATAGTGCTAACGGAATCTTACAAGGCTCTCAAGATGCTTGGGAGATGATACAGAGTGTTTGTAGTAATTTTGCTGCAAAAGCTTATTGGAATGGTTCACAGATAAGTTTTTGGCAAGATCGCCCTTGGATTGGATTACCAAGAGCTATTTTTACTAATGCAAAAGTTGTAGATGGAAGGTTTATATATACAAGTCAGGAATGGAAGGGAATTACAACAGTTGCAAAAGTAAGTTGGAATGATCCGGCTCAGGATTATGGCTTAGTCCCCGAACCTATAGAATATCAACAAGGTATTTTAGATTGGGGAGTACATGAAGATGAGTTTTCTGCTTTTCTCTGTACTTCTCGTGGTCAAGCTTATCGATTAGGTTTAAAAAATATTTTAACTTCTTTACTTGAGACTGAAATGGTAAGTTTTCGAGCATTACCAGAATCTTTTTATTGCCGTCCTGGAGATGTAATTCAAGTTCAAGATAATCGTAGAACACAAACTAGAAAGGGTGGATTAATAACTTCTGCTACCACAACTTCTATTACAGTAGATTTAAAAAATCCAGTAACTCTAGTCGGTACATCTCCATATAAAGTAAGAGTAACTTTACCCAATTTACAAGTAGAAGAAAGATTTATAAGTAATGGTGCTGGAACGCATTTAACTTTATTACCAACACAGCCTTTTAGTATGCCACCTCTTTCTCATGCAATTTGGTTAGTACAAGATGGAGCTGCTCTTGAGATGCTATATCGAATTATTTCTATAACTCCTGGTGAAGCAGAAAATAAAATGATTTATGAAATCAGCGCTAAAACTTATGCTGGTTAGCTTAAAACATTATCTGGTAAACTTTTAGTTTTTATTTTAGGTATTGAAATTTTTTGATAGTCTTTTAATTGAGATAAAGCAAAAGATATATCTGAGTTATTTGTAGTTTTAGGATTAATAAGATGTCCATACATATTATAACTTTCGGATAATTTTTCTAATAAATCTTCTTCTATTAAATTAGCAAGATAGTTATCAGGAGTTTCTACAAATATATCAATAGAAGTTTTTGTATCAGATTTGTCGTTATCTGTTAATAATCTAATTGAGATATTGTCTTGTTTTATTATGAATTCCATAAAATTAGTTATTTAAGAGATGTCCTAAAACTAAATTAAAATGTTCAGGATCTTTATTATATAAAGATCTCATAGTTTGTGGTGAATGGAAATGTTCCATACCAACTGCGTGTACTTCGGTAGCTTCAACGTCTGAAGTATAAACTCTTCCTACATAAGGAGTTATATAATTACCTCTATAAGCTATTTCATCATTTCTATATTTGCTACTATTAGTTATATCATTAAGTTTTTCTGCATTTTGAGTTAGACTTCTCTCTTCTCGCCATTTTTCATTTGCTCTTAATATATTTTTATTTTCAGTTTCAGCATGATGGGATACTTCATGCCATAAAGCATAAGATGGGGCATTTTTACCAACTTCAATTAATTTTTTATTTTTATCGGCATAGGCTCTGTCGCCCTCTGCTTTAATTGATTGAAGTAGAGATTGACCTTTACCGCCTGTGTGATAATAATAGTCAGTTAGATCATCTAAAACTCTTTGTTTAATTTGAGGATCTTTAATATCTATATCTACTTTTTCTGCTAAAGCTCTGGCTTCTTGTTTTGATAAAGGAGTAGATTTGCCTAAATCTTCTCTTAAATTTATAAAAGCTTGCTCTTGTTCTTTTTTTAATTTTTCTTGTTCTTGCTGTAAATTTTCTATATTTTTTTGTATATTTTTACGATCTTTAACAGATGCTTTAGGTAGACGCTTTTTTTCGTTTCTTAATTTAATACTAATATCTACTAATTTTTTTCCATGATCTTTAATACTATCTAAATGTTTATTAGATAAAGTAGCACCAATACTAATAATTTCTTTTGGTGATGATTTTATCGATTTAGAAGAAGACTCTAGAGAAACTTCAACAGCTTTTTTAATTTCTGTTTTTTGTCTTTTGGGTATTTCATCGTTATTTAGTAATTTACTGACTTTTTCTTTTAATACTGTTTTTTTCGTTTTACTAGGAAGTTCATCAGCAAATAAGGTTTTTTTAACATCTTTAACGTCTTGAGCTATAGGTTTACCTATTTTAGATATTTCATCTAATTTACTTTTTAAAGTATCTAATTTTGTTTTTTGTTTTAATATAGACGACGTTTCAGGCTTAGGATGTGTTTTAGTAGAAGTTGTAGGAAGTATAGATTTTTTGGATCTAGCTTCTTCTATAGCTTCACGCCAACTATCAGTTTTTCTACCATCTTTAGCTTTAACACCATATTCAGCAGCAACTTTTTTAAGAGTTGCTAATTTCATTCCTTTTAAATCATTATCAGCATTATTAGAAGAAACTGTAGAAGTTTTAGAAGTAGTATTTTTTGTAGTAGATGCTTTAGTTTCAGTTTTTTTAGTAGATTTAGTTGTACTTTTTTTTGTTTTATCTCCTCCTTTAGGCATAAACTGACCACCTAAAGGATGTCCTGGAGGATAACGAGGATGCTCACTCTCTTTAAAAGAACTTGCTATTTTCTTTCTTGTTGATCCTAATTTTGTAGGCATGGTTGATAAAAAATAGATTTAAAGTGGAATATTGTAAATACGGCTTTTATTAGAAAATATCTATTATGGCACTTGATCCAGAAGTATTAGCAGCTATTCAAGAAACTGTCAAGGAATCTTTTACTGAGTTTAATTCTACTATAGAATCTAAATTTCGTGAATTAACAAGAAAACAAGACTCAATAAAAAAAGATTTTACAAATATTATTGATACACAACTTAATGAACGCTTTGACAGTATTACTCCGAATCTAGCATTTATTGAAGATGTAAGAAAAGAGTATGAAGAGGAAATTAGACAAAATCAGTATAATCCTGAACCTGAAGTAGAAATTGAAGAAGGTAATAAAAATAACAAACGTTCTAAAGGTAAGCGAGATGTTGTGGAAGAAACCACACTTTTAGAACAAAAATTAAGAGCAGAGTTCGAGGCTAAATTGATCGAAGATCGTAAACGTGTTACAGAACTTGAAACACAACTTAAAGCCGATCAAGAAAAAACTAGAGAAGAACAAGAAAAAGCACGTCTTACCAGTTTACGTAATGATGCTCTAAACACTATTCGAGAAATGGGTTTAGTTTCTCCAGGTAAAGAGAATCGTTTGTTTACTCTTTTAGAGCAAGACGGCAGACTTGTAAAAACAGAAGAAGGTTTTAAGATTGCGGCTAAAGATAAATTTGGTGATGATGTTCAATTAGCTATTTCAGAGCAATTACCTGAATTAATTAAAACATCATATGATGAATATTCAATACCTAGAGGTGGAACAGGTACGGGAGGAGTAAACACACCACGGAATAATAATGTACCCACTCAGGATTTCTCAGGATTGACCGCACAACAAATTTACGAACAAAAAAATTTGCTTGGTGCTGATTTGATTAAAACTCTTGAACAAAATTACTCTGTGTAATTTTTGTGGAACATTGTAATTAAAGGAATATTATTAAAAAATAATGCCACCTACACAAACTCCTAATGCTGGTGCATTGCTTGAGACGGCTATTGCATCAGCAGCATTAACACAACTTAATCATGTTGCTATATATCCTCGTGTTGCGACTCGTGACTATGAACTGGGAGCATTTGCAAGAGGAAATGTAGTTAGGATTAGACGCCCTAAGCGTAGACGTGCTGTAGATTTAGATCCTCGTACTGGTGGATTTAATTTTACAGAAGCAGAATTCTTTTCTGGGGAAGTAAAGCTAGAGCGTTTGTGGACTGACGGATTTTTGATGTATGGTCATGATTCACAGCAAACAATGGCTTTATATTTGGCTGAAACTGCTAGTCAAATTTCTGATGCTATCATTACACCGAATGATGAGTATCTTTATACAAAATTTAGAGATTGGAGTCCCTTCGCTAGTGTTTTAAGCACGGGTGCTTATGCGCTTGGTGATACTCCACCATTTAATATTTCTTTTTGTATAAAAGATGATGGCACTCTTACAGAATTTAATAATGAAGGACTAAGAGGTGCTAGTGTTTTCTTAGATAAAGAAAATGCAGGTAATGATCGTTATGCTGTGATCTCTAGTTCTGCTAAAGGTGCTTTTCTTGGAGATAGTATAGCAATCGAAGGATCTAAAGTTGAAGCGGAAAAAGATCCACTCTCTCAATTAATTATTGCTGGTATCAGACAAGGGCAATTTGTTGAGAGATATGGATTTAGACTTGCAGGATCTAATACCGTAGGTGGTCAAACAGGTACACCTGATTTAGATACAGTCGCAGGAATTCAGGGGACTTTACCTATTAGTGCTAGTGCTGCGAATACTCAGTTATCGTATGCTGATTTTAGTTCTACCTATGGTGTAGGTTCTTTGATTGGTGCCGTAGATATTACTCTGACAGCCGGAACGGCTTTACCTCCAAGTATTGCAGTAGGTAAAATTGCTAGACTTGCACCAGGAACACCCAATAAGAGTAACGTATTTTATGGTGTTATTCTACGAGTAAATCTTACAACACCAACAGCACCTATTGTAACGATGGTTCCATATAAATGGAATGGTCAAAAAATTCCTGCAACGGGAATTATTCCAGGTACTTACGTATTTAGCGTTCCTGACATTCCTAGCGTAAATACTGTAAACACTACTGAAGGTTTGTTGATGGCAAATCGTTTCTTACGTGAGCCACGTTTAGGAAGTGGAGCGGTTGCAGCAAGTATCCGTGACCCTCAGACTAATAATGTAATTCAAGTCTTTACAGGGAATTATGACTTGGGTACTGTGAGCGAAAAGAATGCAGCTTATATGCTAACAGGTGCTAAAATTTCTGATTGTCGTAAGACTGGTTTGATTCTTTCACTATAGGATTTTAATAATAAAAATGCCTGAATACGAATATACTTTGATGTATGAACCCCGTAATGGGACACCTGTTTCGGTTCCATCTGCTGAGGTTCAAGCAAGGCTTAATGAAGGTTTTAGAACAGCTAAACCTGATGAAGATACGGTTTTAAAACCTGGTACAGGAATAGCAAGAGTAGATATTTCTCCTAGTGCAACTATTGCAGCTAGAGAAATGGTGCCTATTGAAATTAATGCAGCAACTCTTAAAGATTTACAAGTGCGTTTAGGTCTTTCTACTGCTTATGCAAAATTAGTAAAAGAAAAAAGACCTTACACCGATTTAGAGGATTTAATTGCAAAAGTCCCAGAGATTAACAACTGGGCTAATCTTGAACATATTATTAGCTTTAAGGAACAAGAGCAACCTAAAGAGCTTGAGCAAGAAAAGGCAGTAATCCCACAGATTACTCAAAATCAAGATTTAAGTCCTACAGGTACAGATAAAGCAACGCCTGTTGAAGGTGAACTGAAAGTACTTTCAACAAAAGAAAAACTTGAGACAGATACTCAACAAAAGCTAGAAGCTAAACCAGAAGAAAAATCGAAGAAATAAGTATTATGGCATTGTCTGAGCGTTCAGTATCTCTATTACATGAAATATATGAGATTACGACAATGCCTAACACGGTTTTTGCCGGAGGTGAAGGTACATCTCGTTTAGTACCAGATTTATTTAATGCTGGTTTGAGTGTTAGAGAACAACTTGAAAAAGCAATAGAGCAAATAAATCAGAATCCTTCTGTTATTACTAGAATTGAAGAAATTCTAGCAGAATGGGAAGAGTTATCTATTGACCCTAGTAAAATAGAACAAGAGGGTTATTTTTTAAAACCCGAAAAAAATATAAAAGCAATAAGAAAAAGACTCTACACATACACTGGAATAATATTTTCTGGTGATATTTCTTTTAATAGAATACCGTTAGGTTAAAGGAAGATATTAATGCCTTTACCTACAACAGCTAAAAAAGGTACTACATTTAACTTTGAAATAGTGGCAGTGTTAGATAAAGATTATCCTAACGCTATTTTAGTTTATTATGGTGAAGCTACAGAATATAATCATAAAAAACGTGAAACATTTACTTTAGGTTCTGTACCTAATCAAGGTATTACATTAAAATCAAAAGTTCAATCTTTAGGGCAATATACTTATATCTGGAAAGTTGAAATAGTTGATAGCATTACTTCTAATTTAACAAAAACAGAATTTCAAACTTACTGTAAAATATTTTTAGATCAATATCGTTCTATTGAGATTGAGCGACAAATTTTAACATTAGAAGATAGTAAACCTTATATCAATCCTTTTATTATTTTTGATGTCGTTGTTCCTGATGTTCCTATTAATCAAAATCCTTTAATTTCTATTACATCGCCTATATCCGGTGTTTCAATTGTTGCAGGAACATTAATAACAATTACAGCACAAGCATCTGATTCAGATGGGACAGTAGCCAGTGTTAGTTTTTATGCTAATAATATTTTAATAGGAACCGATACAACATCACCCTATTTTATACCTTGGACACCTACACAAGGAAATTATAATTTAACTGCTAGAGCAACAGACGATAAAGGTGCTATAACAACTTCTGCTATTATTCCGGTTGTTGTTTCTGCTTCTTCTACTCCGACACCTACAGAGCCTATTTTAAGAAGTGAAGCAAATTTATTAGGAATAAATATTCCTGCAATGGGGGATTATTTTGCACCATATTTTAGAGATGCTGCAAGACAGTCACGACCCTATGAGGCAATAGGGGGAGGAGTTATAGCAAAAAATGCTAATGGTTATCCGACTGTTGCAAACTTTCAAGTTTATATATGGGCAGGAGGATATAAAAGACATGGAACATATTTTATAGAAATATTACATTCAGATTCTTATTCTGGTGAAGGTATTTTAGATAGATTAGGTGGAGAGTTATCTAATATTATTTACGATATAAATATTAATAAAACTACAGCAACTTGGATACATACAAATCCTGATGAATCTGTAGGAATGTTAATATTTCAAGGATTTACTGGAGGGATAACACATTTAAAAGTTTTGCGTCCTTCAAGTTCGGGTAGTAATATACCTTACGATGAATCTAAGATTTTTATGGATTCTATCGTAGATATTATGGGTAAGTTTGATGGAGCAAGATTTTTAGATACAACGGGCGTAAATAGTTCTAGTATTCGTACTTGGAATCAAAGAACTTTAATTACCGATTATTCGCAAGCTAGAGATCAAGGAGAACCTGAATCAGGTTTTGGATTTGCTGGACGTGGATTAGCTTGGGAATACGTTGCAGATTTAGCCAATGAAGTAAAAGCAAAATATCCAAGTTTTAAAGCAATATGGATAAATATTCCGGTACTTGCTGATAATGATTATGTACTACAGTTATTTACTTTATTAAAAACTAGATTAAACACCGGAATAATAGTACATTGCGAATTTGGTAATGAAAACTGGAATTATACAAGACCTTTTTTACACGCTGAATATAATAAAAATGAAGCAGTTTTAGATGCACAGAAACCAGGTAGTTTATTAGTTTTTGATGGAAATACTGGTGAGTACACATTATCTTGGAGAAGGCAAGCTTTAAGAACTATTGAATTTTATTCTATTGCTCAAACAGTATGGGGAGCTGATGTAGATAATAAAATTCAATTTCAACTTCAATGGCAACAAAGAAATGGGCAAAACACTGCTGGTGTGATGCTCTCTTTTGTTGATAAAGCTTTGAATGCTCTTGATATTATTGGAAAATTTGGTTTAGGTGGAAGTTGGTATTATAACCCTATTCATAACGATCCAAATTTAACTATAGATAATATTTGGAATTCAGGTACTATGAATTCTGAAACATGGGCAAATGAATGGTTACAGACTGATGTAGATTGGGTTACCGCATATTCTAAACCTAATGGTTTTTTACAATGGAATGGGTATGAGGGTGGTACAAGTTTTGATAAAGTATTTGAAAGTTTAGAGACGACTAAAGAAGTTGCAGATAAAAATAATGCAATAATGAAACTTGCAAATTATGATTCCAGAATGACAACTAATCATGTAGAACATATAGATATGGGTTCAAAACATGGTCGTAACTGGAATTATTGTTATAAGTTAGGGGGTGCAAGAGAAAATCAATATGAATGGGCATATTTATATAATCACGATGACTTTAATACACCTAAAATCAATGCAATAGATATTCTTAGATCTAGAAACAGGGCTGCTTTAACATATGGTAGAATTGTACCTTTTATTATTAATGCTGGATTGTATTCTATCAACGACAAAGGATATGGTGATAGAATTGATGGTGATTATAAATTAGATGGTGAGGAAACTGTTAGTTATACGTTTAGGGTAGTAACAGCAGGAAACTATACATTCAGTTTTGTTTCTAATGATACTAATAGTTATAAGATTTTATTTGGTACAACAGTTTTAAATAATAATATTAATGCATTAGCAAATCAGAGTATAGAACCTATTATTATTAATTGTCCAAATAGTGGATTATATGCAATTAGAATAAAAAATTTATCAACAGGTCAAGCATATTTAAAAGAAATTTCTATACAGGTTTAAATTAATGGTTATTCTATACAATAAACAAGGTATTTCGGTTGATGTTCCTGAAGGAGCGGTTGAACAGGCTTTAAATGAAGGTTTTACTAGAGATTTTCCTACTTTAGCTGTTTTAATAAAAAACTATAATCCTAATGTTAATCAGGATGAAATACCTGTAGATATACAAGGAACGTTAAAACAAGTAGAATTTATTTTACAAAATCGTTCGGATACTGTTATTAATGTTCGTTATGGCGATACAGGTAGTGAAACTAATATACCTGGAGGTGTACCTGCTAATGGTAAATTAAGATTTACTGCTTTTTCTGGTACAACACAAGTAAGTAGTTTACCTACGGTCTTAGTAACTTCTTCTGATTCTGATAATTTTGTAGAGTTAGAAAAATTTATTATATTTACAGCTACGCAACAAAAAAGTGGAACTATAACAAAAGTTGAGTTTTATTCTGGTGCAAGATTATTAGGTACTGTAGTATCAGCACCTTATACACTACAGCATACTTTTACAGCTACAGGAAAATATAAAATATACGCACGTTGTTATAGTGGTACTGATTATACAACGAGTAATTTTTTAGATGTTTTTGCCATACCTAATAGAAGACAAGATCGAAATTTTACTCCTACCGTAACGCTAACAGCACCAAACACCGGAATAATAAATCAAGCTGTTTTATTACAAGCGATTGCTACAGATTTAGATGGTACGGTTAATAAAGTTGAATTTTATTCTAATGATTTAAAAATAGGCGAAGATATAACAACACCATATTCTTTAAGTTATACTTTTGTTACTGGTGGAACTTATGTAGTAAAAGCAAGAGTTTATGATAATTTAGGTGCAACATCAGAATCTAATATTATACAGATTGTTATTTCAGCACCTTCTGTTCCTATTCCTACAATTTCTGTAACAGCACCAAGTACAGCTAATACAAATACCGCTCTTACTTTAAATGCTACTGCAAGTATTACAGGAGATACGATAGCAGGTGTTCAATTTTTAGTAAATGGTATTAATCAAGGTAGTGCTGATACAACATCACCTTATTCCATAAGTTGGACTCCTACCACACCGGGAAATTATACAATTACTGCTATTGCAACCGGAGTTTTAGGAGGTAGTGCTACAAGTGCAGGAGTAACGGTAACGGTAACAACCCCAGCTGTACCAACTCCTACAATATCTATTGCTAATACAACACCAAAAGCAGGATTAATAAATGAAGTTTTTATAATAACCGCAACAGCAGCTTTAACAGGAGATACATTAACTTCTGTTCAATTTAGAGTTGATGGATCGAATATAGGAAGTCCGGATACAGTAGCACCTTATAGTTTAAGTCATACTTTTACAACAAAAGGTATTAAGCAATTATCAGCTATTGCTTTAGGTTCTCAAGGTGGAACAGCAACATCAGCTAACTACTCTATACAAATATTTGACTCAAAGGTCGTTGGTGGAGGTGCTGGTGCTGGTGGTGCTTCCTTAGGTGCTGATCCTGCCGATTTTATGTTATTTGACACTAATTTAGCTGGGGGCAATGCTTCAACTATGGCGATATTCGTAGGAGCAACACAAGTGGGGGCATTTAATTATGATGATACAAGTTATGCAGGTAAACCTTTTGCTTATTTTCATAATGCAACTAGCACTATGTACACAGGAACTATTCAACCTACTGTTAACTTTTCCTAATGGCAACTCTTACGGCTAACGCTCAAAGACTAGGAACTAATTATAAAAACGCTGCTTTTGTTTCTACTGGTAGTGTTTTTGCTGTAGGAACTACTACAGTTTTTATCAGAGAAGCTAACGGTACTTTAAGAAGTTGGCAAAATGGCAGAGCATCTTTTTTGAATACCTTGCCTGGAACTAATAAAGATGAAATTCCAGCCTACACAGCTTTTCAAGTACTGCCAAGTCAGGAAATAATAACAGATGATAGTTTATTATCATTTGGAACCACCATTGCTACGGGTGGCGGCACGACTGTAAATGCTAACGGATTTATTCTCTAATCATGACTCAAAATACTAGACCAGTTGACGTTTCAGCAAATGGCAGCACTTCACAGGTTAATCTAATCGTAGATAGAAACGCATCAGGACACGAGGCAATGGGACGAGCGTTAGTTCACAACGAAAACCTGGTCAGTGCCGCAAATCCTTTGCCTATCACCAATGCAAGCTTGCCTAGTACATTAGGTGCTAAAATAGCTGCTCAAAGTTTTGCGGTAACTCTTTCTACTGACGGTGCGTTTGCTACTGCTTTCGGTGCTGCGACTGACGCTGCGTCTGCAACAGATACGGGAAACACTGGATTTATATCGCTTTTTAAACGTTTGTTTTCCAAGCTCCCAGCTGCTTTGGTAAACAATAGATTTGCTGTAGATTCAGTTGTCCGTACTGCTGTAACAAATCCATTGCAATATGCCGCCATAGGTACTAGTGCAGGCGCAAATATTAAAAATACAACAGGCTCACTTTATTCGTTGTCTTGTTTGAATTCAAATGCAAGCACTCGCTATGTTCAGCTTTTTAATAAGAATACTGCTCCAGTGGCTAGTGATATACCGTTAGAAAGTTTTGCTGTCTACGGAAATGATGGTCAATTAGTGCTAGGTCAAGACTATTTTACGTTGAATGGTATTGATTTTTCTACTGGTATTAGTTGGGGAATATCAACTACGCGTAACTTATATACAGCAGCTACAGCAGCAGATACTATTTTTACAGCGAGGTATTTATGAGCGGTTCTTTCCCTCCTCCATCTCTTGATCCTGTTGCTTTAACTTACGCGGCTCCTGGAACTTTTACTCTGACGATTCCTGCAAATGCAAAGTTGTTGCGCTTGATTGCAATAGCTTCCGGTAGTGGCGGTGCTAGCGGTCGTAGAGGTGCAGCGGGTACAGCCAGATTCGGTGGTGGTTCCGGTGCTTCTGGAAACACTTCTGACGTAACCTATTCAGTCTCCTCTTTGGAATCCAGGATTCTCACAATTACTGTTCCTGCTGGTGGTGTTGGAGGAGCTGCTGTAACAACAGATGATACTAATGGTGCTAATAGCGTAGCTGGAAGTTCTGCTTTTGTGACTATACCTGAACGAACTCTAATAGCCGCCAGTGGTAACGGGTTAGCGTCTGGTGGTACTAACGCCGCTGGTGCGGGTGCGAGTATGTTCGCAGCCACTCAGCCCGGTACATTTTCAGGAGTGGCAGGAGTTTCAGCAATTGTCAATGGTACATCTACGACAGGGCTATCTAATGCAAACGGCGCTGCTTCTGGTGGTGCCGGGGGGGGGATCGATGCAAGTAATGTCGTCAGAGCTGGAGGAAACGGAGGACTAGGTGGAAGAACTAATGCTCGGTCGTTAGCCGATGCTGGCAGTGGTGGTGCGATAGATACACCTGGAACTTCAGCAGGTGTACGACAGCCCGGAAATCTCGGAGGTTCTGGTGGTGGTGGCGGTGGGGCAAGTATCACTGCTGCTGGCGGCAATGGCGGTGACGGAATACTAGGTGGTGGCGGTGGCGGTGGCGGTGCCTCTGCTAACGGATTCAATTCTGGTGCTGGCGGTAAGGGTGGAGACGGAGCTGTGTATATTTACTACTGGTAACAAATTATGAGTGGATCGTTTAGTTCGCCTTCAACAGCATCAGCAGGGTCTACTAACTTTAAACAACCGCAAACAGGAACTATTACTAGAACCCTGTCTGCGAAATTAGCTGAAAGCGTAAGTGTTAAAGACTTCGGGGCTGTAGGCAATAATATTGCTGATGATACCGCAGCTATTCAAGCAGCTATTGATGCCGTTAAAAATACGGGAGTAAAACTTGTTATTCCCGCTGGAAACTACAAAATTACCGATACCATCAAGATTGGATACGGAAATAGCCAATATGTAGCTATCCATATTGAAGGTGCCGGACGGAATCAAGACTTTGGTACGTGTCGATTTATTGCAACCTTCAATGATAGACCCGCAATTAATATCCAGGGAGCTAGAGGGGTAACACTTTCTGGAATATCTGTAAAAGGTGTAAATGTTGCCCCAGAGTCAAGAAGTGATTTTCTAACTAATCCTGACTATCTCGACTGGATAACGGCAGGTTGCACTTTTGGCACTTACAACCCTTATTGTGGGATTGCTATTGACGCTTACTCAGGTGCCGATCCTGGAGCAGGCATTGATTATCCTAACGATCCTTACGGACGTTTTCACACAAGTAGAGTAACTGTCAAAGAGGTTGAGGTTCGTAACTTTGTTGTAGGATATTGTGTCAAACCAGCGAATGACGACAACAACGCCGAGGATATTGCCTTTAGAGATTGTGTGGCAAAGGGATGTACATTTGGTTTGACAACAGGAGGAAAACAAAACAAAGGAATTAGCTATACCGATGGAGCGATGATTAATTGCTTCTGTGCTTATTCTGGCTTGCGCTATGGCAAACAAAATGGTTCAATCCCCAGATTATTTAATTTAGATATTGTAGTATGCCATCGGATTCTAGAAGTTGCACATACTGTATACTCAGGTTCTATAACAGGACTGTATTGTGAAAATATCTGTGAACTAGGGTATTTTGGAAGTGGTTATGCTAGCGCTAGCAATACTCTGTCTATAACAGGCTGTACATTCAACAGAACAGAATACAATAGTGGGGTTTTCGCAGCTTTCTACATGAACGTAGCTTTTCATGGCTGTTCATTTCAAGCTGCCGATCCCGAAGGTGTAATCAACTTTTATCTTGACCCTTTAAACGTATATATCGCTTTTAATAACTGTACTTTTGGTCACACTCAAGGAAACGCAAATACTAAGCGTGTTGTCTATTCCGGCACCAATCAACTGAGTATGGCTCAAGGGTGCAAGATGATTTATGGCTCACAATTTCTTTGTGACAACACCTTGCGCTTATCAAGTATTCCGAATAGACAAATTATTTACGAAACTATTTGGGAACTAGTCACAAGGACAACTACAACCACAAATAGATATAAGATTACTCGTGGCTTCACTCCTACGGTATTTTTTGGAGATGCACGAAGCATTTCTGCTGACAAAACAACTGTAACTATTACGGCAAGTAGCGGTAGCTTTCCCTCTTACATGATTGGCGATTTTATTCTTTGGAACATCAAAGTTAAAAGCCCTGTAGGGACTCTTGTTAACTGGTTGGCTCCAGCTTTTAAAGTATCTGCAATAGATACGGGGACACTTACCGTCACAGCAACTTGTTTTATTTTGCCTGCAAATATCAGCGACACAGTTCCTAGTAATACCGTGTTATATAGAGAAACGTTTTTTAATGCAACCCTTTCAACTGCGACTGTGACAGCTGGCAGCAATGTTCTTACGAGTGTTACTGGTTTAGCCACAAACTTTCAACCAGGAGACTGGATAAGGGGAACGGGTTTACCAGGCTCTACAAGAGTAGTCAGTGTTGATTCTTCAGCAGGAACACTGACTATGAATGTTAACGCTACAGCTAGCGGGACTGGAGTCACAATTGACAATTCTACAGTAACTTTAACTAATTAAAAATATAGATCAAATGGCATGATTAGCTAAATTTGATAATACCGAAAAAATATTATATTTTCGAGAAAGTTCTAATTTGCCTTGGAGAGTATATAACACAACACCTTATGCAACTCTTGGTTATAAAATTTCAAAAGGTTCTAAAGGTTGGACAACATACCAAAAGCTAAAAAAACTTAATTGGAAATTAATAGCAACCGAAAAAATAGAATAAGAAATTAAAAATTATATTCCTGTATAATTCCGATGGGAATGTTCTAGTTTTAACGAAAGTTTCCAAATATCGGAAGCATCCCAACTCCAAGAACGCTCTATAACTTTATAGAGTCTAGCCTCAAACCAAAACGGTTTTCCGGCACGTTCTTTTAAAAAATTATCTATTGCTGTCTTGTCAGTAAAAGATTTTATTGTTAGATTTAACGACCAATCATCATCTACTGTATTTATTGCTGTTAAATTTGAGCGTGTCTCAATACCTCCATTACGTCTAGAAGATTGCACATCCAAGGAATAATTTTGAGAATCACCAAAGCTACGTTTTAGGGCTGTAGGTGCGAAAGGATAAGTAGACATACAAAAAAGAAGCTAGATTTTTTAAGTCTAGCTTCTTTTTTATTCCGGGGGGATTGAATTTTAGCCTTGTTCTATAAGTCTAATCATGTAATTCATTGCTTTCCATGCTTTTTCGTTACGGGCATCTAGAAAGCAATTTTGAAAAATAATTTTTTGCTCTTGTGTCAGATTGTTTGTATTAATTCTTTGACTAATAAAAATTTGAAGATCTCTAGCTGTTTTGAGTTTTTTATTAAAATATTTTTCAACTAAAGTTAAAGTCTCTTGTCTAGCTACTCTTAGATTTTTAGAAGTCATTTTTCTTAGTCCTTAGCTTTTTTTTCCGACTCCTATATCATAACTAAAATCTAAGATGTTGTCAAGCATATAGTAAAAATAAATTTTAAAGAAAAGCACACACCGGAATAATAAATTATCTTGCTTCTTGGATACTCAGTGATATTTTCCATAATCCGGGTGATTCTTCTACAGTATTAAAATTAGAACACCAAAAATTTTTAAGAGGCATAAAATTATAGGGACGCCATTGAAAAGGGATTACACCAGCATGATTTTCTATAAATAATATATAAGTTTCAATTTCTAAATCAGATAAACCATTACATGAAAGACTCCATTCTTCACGTTCACTATCTGTAACAGTAATATCTAAACTATAGCCATCACCTAATTTTATTCGATTACTTACTGGTTTATTAGTTTGAGAAAATCCCCAATTAGGAGAAAGTACAAGTTCAGTCATAATTTTTAATCATATCGTCTAACTCCAGGGAATCCTCCATAACGTCTAACATGACCATGATAAAGTTTACACATATCTAAATCATGACGACATTCTCTGATTCCATTACTTGTTACTTGTCCAGCAAGATTATAATTAATATCTAATCGTGCTTGACAGTTTCCATCATCATATGTAGAAGTTCTAAGAATCCATTGACAACGTCTAAAGTAGCCTCTAGCTGGTACAGTTAAGCGTTGAAAATCCATTCCACCTATACAGTCAAATTCGATTTGTACTTGTGGTTCCCAAGTACGTTGATTTATTATTAGTTTTAAATCTCCTTGAAATTGTGTAGGATCGCTTGTAATTTGATTATCAAGGTAAGCTTTCCAAGTACGTTTTACACTTAAAATAGTGCCTATAAATCCCCCCATACTTTGAATGAGTCCACCAAGATAACCTGATTCATCGGATACTGTTAATTTAGATCCAGGTACAGCACCATCAGCCGTTAAACCTGTCCAGTTAAAACTTATAGGTACTGGTTCGTATTCTTGACCATTAAAACTTACTCCGGCAATATTACAGAAAAAGATAGTTTGATTTCTTCCATTAATTTGAAAAAGATCTATACCATCCTCTAAGTCCAGTCCTTGTACATCTTCAATAATCGGCATAATCTATGAATAAATATGAAATGTTAGATAATGTTCAAGATCGAATTACTCATTATAGAGAAATAAGTAAACCTCCTGTAATAGTACCATCACCTAGAAATATAAGACTTAATATTATTTCTATAAAAATAGAAGAAAATTATACCTATACTTTAGAAGTTCTTTGGGGAAAACCTTTAAAACATGATAATACTACAGAAGATTATATTTCTAGTTATATTGTAGAAATATCAAAAAATGGAAACAATTATAGTAATAGGCAAGAGATTGAGGAAAACTCTCAACGAATAGCACGATTTGAAAATATGATGATTGGTGACTATAAAGCTCGTGTAGCTGCTGTTGTAGCGACTTCAGACAAAATGAGTAGTTGGGAATATTCTAAAACACTTTTTAATCACTTTCCTAATAATGCCAGATTAAATTATAATAATCCAGATACATATTGGTGGGAATTATAAATTATGGGTAGTCGTAGATATAGAGCGCCAAAAGACGATAACACTTTAGATTATTTTTATAAAGATATAGAAGGTGAAGGAACAAAAGAAAATCCTGATAAAACAGGAGTAGTTATAAGACCAAATAACTTAACAGGAGATGTAACAGATGTAGCTAACAAAGATGGTAATTTTATTGAAGTTCTAAAATACATTGCAAATACTCAATTTCAATTAAATAATAATTCTACGGCAAATAAAGACGGTGACTTACTAGGAGTTTTGCGTTATATATCAAATAATCTAGCTGTTAGCAATAATCAATCAGCTCCCAATAAAGATGGAGATTTACTTGGAGTTTTACGTTATATTGCCAATAATTTAGTAACAACTACAAATAATTCTATACCTAATAAAGATGGTGATGTTTTAGCTATACTTCGATACATCTCTAATAATTTAGCTTTAAATAATAGTAATTCTACAGCTAACAAAGATGGTGATTTATTAGGAACTTTAAGATATATAAGCAATAATCTAACTTTGATAAGTTCTCAAAATAGATCATCTAAAGTAACTACTGTAACTAATAGGACTGTATCAACAACTTTAACTACAATTTTTGATACTGTTTGTGCTAATCATAATCAGCTTTCATTAAGATTACAAAACACTGGTAGTGTAGCTTTAAATGCTTTACAAGTACACGGCTTTGAGTCAGAAGATTTTCCTAATGATTTTCAAATAATTGCCGATACAGGTGCTAGTTATACTAGTCAAAATGGAAGACAAACAAATAATAATATTATTCCAGTGGTAGATGCATCTGGCACTTTTCCCGGAGTGCCAGGAAATCAAGGAAAAGCCGGAATTTTATTAAATGTCAGATTTTATCAAAGAATACGCTTACAAGCTAGTGTAAGCGCAGGAACTACAACAATGTCAGTAGGAGGTACTTTAATGTGCTAAATATTCAAGATATTTTCAAAAAAGATTTAGATAAGCTTATTCGTGGATATAGTTGTTCCGCTGCAAACAATCAAAAAGAATCCTGTGGAATAATAACCAAAGATTTTGATTATATACATTGTGATAATCAACATTTAGAGCCTAATAATTATTTTGCTTTTAATCCTGGATTAATTAAAGGTTTAAAATCTGAAGATATTTTATTAGTCTGGCATTCACATATTTTAGAATCTAGTCCTAGTTTTCTTAGTTTTCAAGATTTAGAGGCTTGTAGAGGTTTTGGTAAATCTCCAGATAAATATCCCTATTTGGTTTATCATACGTTATTTAATGAATGGGATTTTTATGATTCCATGTCACCTAATCCCTATCTTTTATCGCCCTATAAGCCTAAGCCCTCTAAAATGGCTTTAAGCGATGACCCTAAGCGATATGACTTCTATATGGGCTTGCCTTTTGTATGGGGTCGTACCGACTGTTTTGGGGTCATTAGACATTATTTTTTAGGGGTCTTAGGATTAGATATCGGAGATTTCCGACGCCCTACGGAAGAAGAACAGAAAAACTTTCCGGGTGGGGATTGGATAAACCCTTGGGATTATTCTAAAAATAATTTTGAGTTAATGCCTAGAGGAGAAGATATTAGATTACATGATGTTTTCGAGATTGCACAAAATGGAGGAAAAGAAAGTAATCATATAGCTGTTGTGGTAGATGCGGTAAATATGCAAATATTACATTCCCCTGGAATAATTACTAGTAATGTAAGTAATGTCGAATTTTACGGTAAACATTGGCAAGTAAGAACAACACGACATTTGAGGCATAAAAGTTTAATATGAATATTTTTTATAATTGTGATTTTTGCTTAAATACAGGTTTTACTAAAAAATATCAATTAAATAATAAGCCGTTTTATATAGCACCTAATATTTTAAGTTGGGGTTTTTATCAAATAAAAAAAGATTTTTGTGAATGCTTATACGGTAAACAACAGAAATGTCTAAAAAGCCTGTAAAAATAGTACTTTGGGGTGTATTAGGAGAGTTAGTAGTACCAGAAATTGAAGCGGAAGTTTCTACAGTAAAAGAAGCGCTTCTATGTTTAGACGCTAACTATCCTCATTTCTTTCAAACAATTTTAGATTTATCAGCACAAGGATATCATTATCAAGTTGTACTTAGCGATGAAAATATTTGTTTAGAATTTGATGGCACTAAACCAGAAGTTTATGCAAACTTTCAAATAGAAGGAAAAACTTTAACAATATCTCCAGTAATAGCTGGTGCTGGTGGATTAGGAAAGTTATTTATGGGTTTAGCATTAATTGGTATTGGAATTGCTACAGGAGGTACTGGATTTATTCTTGCTGGTATAGCAATGGGATTACAAAGTATCTTTAGTGGTAATCCTGATAAACCTAAAGAAAATGATCCAGAGAGTTTAGTTGTTAGTGGTCAAACAAATACAACTTCTGAAGGTACAAGAATACCTATTATTATTGGAGAATATTTAGTAGGTGATATGGTATTGAGTGCTACATATAAGACGGAATATAAAGCGTTATAAAAATAAACCATAGAATTATTTATATAATTCTATGGTTTATTTTTAATATAAAAAACAAACTAGTTATTGATGATTTTCTGCTAATCCCGATCCTCCACAAGTTTTACAATCTCCTACTTCTTGCCAACCGTCATCCTTATAATTATATTCTGTTCCTGTACCTCCACAATCTTGACAAGTATCTAAATCGTCATCATCATAAGTTGAAGGCATTTTTTGAAGTCCTTAATTTTCTACTTCTCTAATATAGCAATTTTACTAGATGCTTGACAGCATATAGTAAAAATTATTTTTAATTAAAATAATGGTAACACTCGATTCTCTCAAATACAGACACGCTGAACATCGGAATAATGCAGCATATTGGCAATTGTTAGAAGCCACAATCGAAGGTGGTGATAAAGTATCTGATTCCATAAAAAGAGAACTTCTGCCAAATCCAGACGGAAGACCGGAAGCGGTTATAAGAGAACGAATAAAATTAGCAACTTTTATAAATAAAATTTCTCCTATTCTTAATCGTTTTAATTCAGAATTATTTTCTCGTCCTGGTATACCTACAGGTAGTAATGATCCGTGGTGGAAAGAGAAATTCTTTGCAATGGGAGGTTTATTAGATGATGATGATGACGCTAGAGCTAATTTTAACAATTATTTGCAACGATCTATGCATAATGCATTGGCAACAGGAAAAGCAATTGCACAGATCGATACACGAGTTAGTGCGTACCCGAACAATAAAGGCACTCAACAAAGAATAGGTGAATTAGATCCCTATGTAATTTTGCATCCTCGTACTGCTTTATGGGATTGGGATAATTCTAGTGAAGGATTTAATTTTGTAAAATTACAACAATTTCGATTAGTTCGAGAAAATTGGGAAAACTCTCCAATACCTGAACATATTTTTACAATTTATTTTCGTAATGGCTCAAGAGTTTTAGTATCAAAATATCGAGTGCGACTACGAAATAATAAAGAAAAATTAGTAACACCTTTTATAGAACGTGTAGAAGAAAAAGATATAGTAATTATTCCAGATAATGCTAACGGTGTTAGTTTAGAGAATCAGGAGATTTTTAATATTGGCGGATATTTTAAATTTCCTGTTGTAACGCTTACTCTACCGACTCCTCTTTGGATGGGGTCACAATTATTTGAGTGTCAGAAAAGTTATTTTAGACAAACAGCAGCTATTGAGTATGCACTTTATACAGGGAATTACGGTATTCTTACAATAAATAATGTTGAAGATGAAACTGAAGATCCATTAGCAGGTAGACAAATAGGAGACGGTTATTATCTGTGTCTAAAAGAAGGTCAGAGTATCAATTGGTTAGAGCGAAGTGGAGGGACTGTAACGACAGCAATAAATTATCGTGCCGAAATCAAGAGAGATATTTACGACACATTACAACAAATAGCCATGAGTGCTGCTGATGGAGCTAGCATTTTAAGTCGTAGTGGTGAAAGTAAAAAAGAAGATCGTAGACCAGAAGAAATTTTATTATTAAAATATGGAGAACTTGTTAAAGAATATTCTAAAAATATTTTAGATTGTGCAAGTGTAGCTAGAGGAGAACGTGTAGAGTGGGAAGTAAAAGGATATGATGATTTTCTTACCGCAGGTCTTACAGATGTTTTAGCTGATTATGCCGGAATAGCAACCGCTAATATACAATCACAAACATTTAAAAAAGAGCTTCAAAAGCATCTTATTACACAAGCAGCTAAAGCAATGGATATGAACCCTGATGCTGTGCAAAAAAGTATTGATGAAATAGATCAAGCAAAAAATATATCATTATTACCAGAAGCACAAGAAGCGTCACCAGTAAATATGAATGGGAATGGTTTATAAATATTATGGGTAAACTTTCTACTTTAAAAAGAAAAACTGCTGCAAAATGGGCAGAATCAAAACACGCTAGAAATCGATTAGGACAATTTGCTAGAAAAAATGCACCTGATTTAATTGTTAATACTGGTGGTACTGTTGGATCAATTATTGGAGGAAAGTTAGGAGGTGCTGTTGGTGCATATGCTGGCGATTTAATTGGTGGATTAGTTACAAGACAAGTTGTAAATGTTTCTACTTCAGCTTTAAGTGCTAGACAAAAATTAAAAGCTAATGAAGTCTACCAAAAAGCGAAACGTTTACAAAAACTTAAGATGCTTGGAGCTGCAACAAAAAGTGAACTTAAAAATCGTACAGAACAATTAGGAGACGATATAACCGGAGATGTTACAGGATGGGCAATAGGTAATACAGCTGCTAATGTAGTAACAAATACTTTAGGTCGTAGTATTCCTTTAAGTGGTGCTGGTGTAGCAATGGCAACAGTTCCAAAACTTGTAAAACTTAGACGAAAGATAGCAAATAGTACAAAATAGAAAACCACTGGAATTATATAGATTATTCCAGTGGTTTTCTATTTTGTACTATTTGCTATTATTGTATTTCGATTTCTAGGTCACGTTCAGAGACATCGCTACCATCACTCTGACGATATTCCATATCATCAAAACCAGATCTTACAGCATCTAGAATAAAAGCTTTTGCAATATCTTGTATAGAAGCTTCTGCTGTTAAACCTAAATTTAAAGCTAATTTTTTGAGTTTAGCTTTATTAGCAGGAAGTTCTAACGGAACACTAACATCAATTTGACCTGTTACAATAATCTCTAAAGTTTTTTCTGTTTTAGTTGCCATTTTTTAGATTTCTTAGCGACTCCTCTATTATGGCTATAAATTTAATAGATGTCAAGTATTGACAGATGTTAATTTTTGTTATATATTTAAAGAGTCGAGTTAAACAATCTTATGCTACATCTCTCAAATATTTCCATACATCCAGAATATATTATTTGTATAAAATGGTTAGTGACAAAAAAACATACTGGTGATGATATTCAACCAAGTGTTGCAATATTTTTAGATATTACCGAAAGTCATGCTTTAGATTCTGTTCTCTACTTTCCTATAGATTCGCCAAATGCTAAGTTATTAAGATATGCCGCTGATACAGGTTTATTAGGAACATCAATCGAATCTTTTGATTTATAAGAAAATGAAAAAAGTACAAGAAGAAGCTGATCAACTTTTAAAAGAGATGGTAAAGGATTTAAACGATCTTTTACCTGAAGGTTCTAGGTGCATGGAACTTCTCTATCAAGATGTTTTAAAAGAAAATATTTGGGTAGGTCGTTACTACGGATATCATAAAGGAGAAAAAGGACATTTTCAGTTTTCGGTAAATTTACTTAAAGATTCTATAACAGTGGCTAAAGAAGTATAAAAAGCAAAAACATAATCGGATAACAACAGTTAAAAAGAAACCTCGGAATAATAAAGATTATTCCGAGGTTTCTTTTTTGCTAAAACTTTTTTATATATGCTCTTGACATCTAGTATTTTTATAAGCATAATAGAGGAGTAGCTAAAGAAAAGGAAAAAATCAAATGAGTCTTCAAGAAGTCGCACAAATAGCTCAAGCTTCTCAGAATATTCAGCTAGTAGTCGATACTATGTCTAATGCTATGGTCTATCATCCCGAACTTTACACAAACAGAAAATGCTACACGGATGGCTATTTTGTAATGGATAAGACATCCGGGCGAATTTGGAGCTTTCAAACTCTAGATGAGACTGTTCGCTTTATTTATGGTTTAACATACTGGACACATTAAGCTGACGAAAAGTAAATAAAAAATCAAACACCGGAATAAGTAATATTATTCCGGTGTTTGATTTTTTGTTAGTTTAAATAAAATAAAAATTAAATTTAAATATACTATTGACATCTATTAATTTTATAGCTAAAATAGAGAAAAGCTAGAAAATTAGGAAAATGAAAGCAAAATACAAAACTACAGAAATTACTGCTTATCCTTCTGGATATAAAGCTGAAAGAGAATTCAATAAGATTTTTACAGATGCTAATTATCAGAAAGGATTAGAACTTATAAAAGAGAGGATAGGAGAAATAGAGGAGGATTTGATTAAAGAAGATTACAACTCTATTAAATCTCGCTCTACTAAACGGCTTTACCCGCATTATGATAGACCTTTAGCCGGATATTTTTATCTAGCTTTATCTACTTATCGAGATAGCTTTAATAAATTAATTATCATGCAATCACCAGAGACTTTAGAATGGGATAGCTTTGATAGAGATGAAGTCATATACAAAAATCCTGAAGGAGAGACAAAAGCTTTAGAAATTTTAAATCTGATGCTAGCTTAAAGATTGAGAAAAACAAAAAGAATCTCCTAAATAATGTATTATTTAGGAGATTCTTTTTGTTAAAAATAGCATATGTCTTTGATATATGTACAGCAATCTGATATCCTTAAATTATTGACATTTGTTTTTAGAAGTGCTATACTTTCTACTGCTTCCAAATGCCAGAAACCAAAGTATTCAAATAGTTGCATACTATTAAAATTGAATATTGGTTGACCTCTACTGAAAGATCCTTCCATCAAACCTGAAGTAACAAAATTGCATTTAAGAAAATCGTAAGAAGCTTTTATTCCTCTTAAAGTTACAGATGAATTTCTACCAGAGATATCAGCTATATTTGCATAAATAAACATTCTAAGAGCTATTGCAGCAAAATGAATAGTTCGATAATTACTTACTGGATCAATTTCAGCATAAAAGTCTGTTGGAGGTTGAAACTTTTTATTTCTTAAATAGTAACTACTTAACCAATTAATAAAGCCCATACTAATTTTTTTAGCTTGTGCTTTTAATTTTTCAAAATCAGTAGGTAGCGGAATATTAGTAGGAAATTCACCGATAGCCATTCTGTACCAAGCATGAGCTACACTTTCAGCTGGTCTAATTTGATAACCTTCCCAATTTGTATTAGGGTCAACACCCTGAAAAGAGAAAAAGTCATATTGACCTTTTTCAAGTTGAAGTGAGTCCCAATACCCCCAGACGTAGGTAGGAGCAAAAACACCATAAGTTTTATTTTTATTTTGTTGTCGATAAGCTTCTTGTGCGTCTTCTAAAAATTGTAAAACTTGTCGAAGTCGATCCCAATAACCCATTTTGACGTACCAACCCGGATATTGATAACCTGTTGCTGGCGCGCCTCTCCAACCTTCTACAGTTTGTCGAGTACCACTACCATCATCAAAAACATTTACAGTAAACGGAACAACACCGGGATTATAAGGAAGAATATCGCTAGGACTTCCTATAGGTTTAAAATCTCCTATCCATAGAGTATGAGCAACTTTAAGACGGCTAACTATGACAGCTTTATAACTTTTAAGTGTTCCAAGTAATCTATAAGGTTCTTGACCTACCCAAAATATCCAAACTTGGCTAGCTGTTGGGCTAGCTACAAATTCAAAATTTGTAATAATATTTCCGCTGGGTGTTTTATTATCAAAATCTTTAAATTCGTTAGATTGAAAACTAGATTTTACCCAATCAGTAGTCTGAATTGTTTTTCGATATTCTTTACCTGCAATCGTAAGTTTTATTATTGCAGTACCCTGTACTTTGTATTCCATCGTAAAAGGTAACGTTGGCAATCTTCCTAATAAATCTGGTGCAATACCTTTTGTTACTAAACCAGCACCAGCAAAATTACCATTAGCTGATAAGGTTATCTTAAAAACTTCATTTCTTATTCCGTTTATTTCTGGATACTCCTTTACAATATTTGCTACACCATCATCACCTTTATAGGTGTAAATAGGATTATCAGCGATCCTAGTATGCCAGACAGTTTGTGCCTCATCCCATAAAATAAATTCATTTTTATTAAAATTTGCAATAGTTGTTACATTAGCAACTACAGGTAAATATCTTTTATAATATTGTGAAAAATCAAAAGGATTGGGTTTAAGACTAATAATTAATTCTAATTCTGTTGTAATACTACAAGCTACTTCTACATATACTGTAGTATCGTCATCAAGTGTCGCAGTAACAGCATAGTTAGAAAATTCAATACTTGGATATTGAGCGGTAGAAGTTGGTATAACAACTTGTAAAAAATCTTTTTTATCTCCAGATATTACTCTGGAATTATTAACAATTCGATCATTTTTTGGAACTATTACAATTTGAGAACCCGGATAAGCAAAAGGATTTAATACATCATCTTTTTTATACCAATGTGTTAAATTTATGACTTCTGCTGAGATTGCCTCTGTATATTTATTACAGTTATAGGCTACTGCCCAAATAGGATTAGTAGGCTCTATTTGAGTCATACTCTCATAAGCATCAGATGCCCAGGGGAAAACATCAATAGCACCAAGAGCTTCTATAGGTCTTAAAAGTCTCCACATCGGATAAGCTTCAAAACCTGTATTAGCGGGTACTACAGCACCAACATATGCAGCATAAACAACTTTAGCAGTACCAGTATAATTAGTTTTTAATTTTATTATTCCAGGGTTTTCGTTTGTTTGTGTAGGTGCTTTTCCTCCAGGTTGTGAAGATTCTGGATAATATCGAACTATTACACCTTCTAATAAAATATTGCTAGTCCAATATTCGATATCCCACCAAAATCCTCCTAGCGGTTCAGCATAAACATTTTGCCAAAGTAATTGATCTGTTTCTGGATAAACTCGATAGACATCACTAAGCAATTCTCCAAAATTAGGAGAACCATTAGGAATAGTAGTAATCCCATTATTAAAATTTAGTATTAAATCAAAAAAGCCATAGTTTAAAGGATCGCTTGAAACTTTACCTTTAGTAACAAAAGATTCTGTTGTTATCAACCAATGAGGTACTCTAATACCTTTGTCGGGTGTCCAATTGGATTCTATTTTTAATGGATAAAAATAATTTAATAACGCATTACCACAAGCAATTGCTAAATTTTTATATCGGACATCTCCCGTAACTTGGAAAGCATAAGCACAAGCTCTAGTAATAACAGCTTGTGCCTCTGTAGGAGCGCCAGAACTAGGAAAATATCCACCACGACCTAAAACCTTGTGGAAACTATTTCTAAGTACATATTGAGCATTAAGAATATATGGATAATCAGCTTTTTGCCATCTTAACAACCAACTAATAGCACCATTTAAATGCAAATCTAAATTTGTATCATTAACCGATTCTTGTAATTTTGCTAGAGTTTCTTCTTTAGTTTTTGTTATATCGTAATCCTCAGCAGCTTGTTTAAGAGCTGATTTTCTAAAAGGTTGATAGCTTCTTTTAAAACTTAAATCTATTTGCCAAAAATAGGGAGCAATGTAAGTATTACTCCAAGCCATACAAGTGTATATATTATTACGAAATCTAAACGGGCGTGATGCCAAATCACGCATAAAATTGTTAGTAAGCTGTCTCTCTGACTCCGAGACAGTTTTTGACAAAGACCAAGTATCAACACTGGAATTATAACCATATCTTGTTCTTGTTTCTATTCCACCATTTTTACGAGTTGTAAGAGTTTTTATATTAAAACTTCTATTAGAATTATATGTAATTTCAAAAGGAAAATTAGGATAATCTTCTAATAAATCAATATCTTTAATAGAACATTCATCAATATACCAATGATTCCACTTAGAAAATGTAAATTGTACTTTCCATAATCCAGATGCAATCTGATTAATATTCCATTTATCAGCTATATATTCTCCTAAATTATCGATGCCCAATTCCCAATTGTATGTTGTTTCTCCTACAGGTTTAGGTTTACGTAATCGCCATTCTAAAGGATTAATACCCTGATAGTTTTGAATAATATCTACAGAACTTAGATCGGTTACGGTTCCTGATAAATTCCAAGATTCCTCTATAATTTTTCCTGTTGGTATTCCAAGAATTTCAAAACAATCACCAAGTTCTTTATTATTAGAAAAGATACTATAATTTACCGATACTCCATATTCAGGGTTAAATTGAAATTCTGGCATATTTTATAATAAAAAAATACTAGCTCCCTAAAGCTAGTATAGAAGTGTTACCACATATTAGAACATTTTATCTTTTTATTGGCAAATTACAACAGGGTGTTACTAATAAAAAACAAGATTCTCTATAATATCCATAAACTCTAAGAGAAGCATACCCAACACCACTAAGAGAGCCTAGGGGTTTATAAGAAACCTGATTAGGTATTTCAGCATCATTTATTACAGCATAGCAATCTGTTTTTTCTAAATCTATAATTCGTTTGTGTTCTGTTGTGTGCATAATTCCAGTGTTTGATTTTTCGTAAATCGATTTCCTGAGTATTCTAATTTATTAACTTTTTCTATAAAATTTTTAAGAGGTCGTACCCAAGCTAAAGACTCTCTATTAGTTTGAGCAGCTGGATATAAAATCCAATGATTTTTTTCTTCAATCTGAACTAAATATAAATCTTCTGTTTCGCTATCTCTAGCAATAAAGTTACCGTAAATTGATATCTCTTTAAATGTGTTAAACCAGTTATCTGTATATATTACAGGAAATTTTTTAGTAAGTTCTATATAAAAGAAATTTGCAGAGTAACTTCCAATACCAATTATCCAGTAATTTGTACCTTTAAAATGTTTCCAGTTTTCCCCGGATTTTGGAATTTCACGATCAAACATAAAAGCTATCATATATTATTTTTATTATTATAACAGATAAGAAACACTGGAATAATACATTAGTGGAATATTGTATTTATATATTTTAATTTTTTATTGTTAAATGTCTACATCTCTTGGACGGTTAACACTAGATTTAGCCGCAGATCCGACACAACTTAATAATGATTTAAATGCTGTTAAAGCTCATGCTCAACAGATAGCAAAAGATATAGAAAATAGTTTAAGACAAGCTTTTCAAACAGCAGGATCAGCAGCAACTAATGCAGCAAACCAAGCTAACCGAAATAATAATACGGGTACGAGTAATAATTTTTTTTCTGGTTTAAATAATAGTTTAACAAGTTTTACTACAAATATTAGAACTACTTTTGCATCTTTACGTACTTTAAATTTTACTAATATTTTTAGAGGCTTAAAAACTTCATTTCAAAATATACCACAAATAGCCCAAAATGCTATTAGAAATTTACCAAGAATATTAAAAGCGGGTGTAGCAACTTTACCTATTGTTTTAGCTGCTGTCGGAATAGAGGCAGGAAAACGTTTAGGTCAAGGAGTATTAAGTGCAACAAGAACAGGATTAAGCGGTTTAGGACGTTTAGCACAAAAAGCAGGAAGTACAGTAGCTAGTAGTTTTAATGCAGGTTTGGGTGCTATAGCTTTTGGTGCTTTTACAAGTGCTGGAGTTTCTGCATTTAATACCGTTACAGGTGTTATAGGAGGTGCAATTAATCAAGTTAAAGGATTTGGAGGAGAGTTATTTAACACTTTAAAAGAAGTTCAAAAATTTGATGCACGTCTTAAAACTTTTGTAACCGATACAGAAAAACGAGCTGAACTAAATAAACGTTTAAATTCTTTTGCTGCAACCACACCTTTTGAATTAAAAGATATTCGTGAATCTGCAATAAAAAATCTCAGCACTATGGCTGATCCGTCTAAATTAAATTTAGATAAATATATGGCAGATTTAAAAGCACTAGGAGATGTTGCAGCAGGTTCTCAACAACCAGTTGGAGAATTAGCGGATAAATTTGCTAAAGCACGTTCAGAAGGAAAAGCACAAAATGAAGATTTACAAGAATGGGCAGGTAGAGGCATACCCATTTATCAAGAGTTAGGAAAACTCTTAGGAGCTACAGCAGCAGAAGTCAGACAAATGGCTACAGATGGAAAAGTAGATTTTGAAATGCTTTCTGCTGCTGTTAGTTCAATGACTCAAGAAGGAGGAGTATTTTTCAAAAGTATGGAAAATCAAGCTGGAACATTAGAAGGTAAAATTTCTAATATTTCAGATACTTTCTACCAATTTAAAGAACAATTAGGTAAAGCTTTTGAGCCTCTAGCTAATTTAGGCGTTGATATCTTTGGTGAAATAGTCTCAAGCCTTAAAGATTCTAAAGGTGTAATGGAAGATATTACAAAAGAAACTCAAAAACTTGCAGATTATTTTAAAGAAAATCCAGAAATAGCAAAATCTTTAAACAAGGCACTACAAGACATTATTCGTGGTGCAATGAAAGGTCTAGTTAATGGTGTTAAAAGTTTTACAGAATTTCTAAAAGATAATCCAGATATTATAAAACAAATTGCAACCGGAATAGCTACAGTATCTAAAACTATTGCACAAGTCGTTGGATATGTTGTAGATTTAGCTTCTACTTTTGGTGGTGCTGTTGCCGATAATATAGCAAAAAACCAGGATTTAATTACTGGAATAATAAATATAATTCGGGATATTGTTGATAAAGCAATAGAAATTGCTTCAGTTTTTGGTAACACGATTCTTAATGCTGTAAATGAAAATAATTTTCTCATTGAAGGAATGAGAAATATTGTTACAGCCATTTTAGATTTATGGTATCAACATAAAGATACTTTATTATTAATTGCACAATCTATCGGCTCTCTTGTAGTAACAGCTTTAAAAGTTGTTATAGATTTAGTTTTAGGTATTCTTAATTATCTTAAAGAACATCCAGCAATTATACAAACTATAGTTAAAACAGTACAATTTCTTTCTGCAATATTTGAAGGAATTCTTAAAACTATTGGTTTATTACTTCAGGGTTTAGGTTGGGTGATAGAGAAAGTTACTCAATGGGTAGCAGCTAATCAACCAATACAAACATTTTTTGATGGTGTTAGTACAGCAGTCACCGGAATAATAACCGGAATGGATAATATTATTGCAAAAACTTTTGATTGGTTAAAAAAATTAGAACCTGTTCAAAAAGCTTTAGAGTGGATAGGTAATTTAAGTAATAGTGGTGGTGATAATAGTGGTAATGAGAATAATGGAGAAGTTCAAGATATAGGTAATTCCATGAATGGGATGCTTAATACTATGGGAGGGAGTTTTGATCCTTTTGCTGGTGGTTCTAATTCTTTTGCTGCCAAAGTTGTAGGACATAGCGAAGGGAACAGAACTGCTACAGGCGGTTTTAATGCTAGTTATAAAGGACATAGCGATCCTGGTAATGCTCAACATAACGTGGGTAGTTTCAGTATGCAAACTGGAACTCATGGAATGAAATCACCCGAACAAGCTGATATATATTGGCAAGGAAAACTAAAAGGTGTATGGAATCAGTTCGTACAAGCCGCACAAAAAGCAGGATTAGATCCAAACAATCCAACACTTGCAGCAAATTTTTTAGATTTGTATACTCAATCTCCTGCTGCTGCTGTAGAAGGTATGACATCTTTTATTAATAATCTTGACAAAATTAAAGCAGGTGGAGGAACAGAAGAAGCAATATTAAAAACACGATTAGCGGCATTTCATAATAGTGCTGGAAGATTAGAAGCATGGACAGATATAGGAGGTTTAACAGCAGATCAAAAAAGAAGAATGTCAGCATTACAAGCAGCGATGCCTAATGCCACTAAAGGTATGCAAATGAGTAGTAGTGGAGGATTAGAAAATTTTCCTGAAAAAAATACAGGTAGCAGACGTGGTGGGAAAACTATAGCTCATCCAAGTGGTGGATTAACTATACATGATTCCGCTGGTGGAACTATCGATAAATATAGTCAGCTAACGGTACATCATCCTAGTAGAGGAACTAGAGGTAGAGAATCCGGACGGAATTATTTAGATATTGGTGGACGTTTAGAAGAAGCAAGAATAGGTGGTGATGTAGCTGGTGGTGTTCCTCATATTAAAAAAGATTTTGTATTAGAGGATAAAAATGGAAGTCTTGATGTAGGTATGCCAGCACCTACATCAGGTATTGTTTCTGCTATTTATCCAGAAGTAGGAGCTGTTGTAATTGGAGACGGTAAAGGAGGACGTAAAGGTGCTGCTCTACATATGAAAAATATTAGAGTAAAAGTAGGGGATAGAGTTTCTTATGGTCAGATAATTGGTACACAGTCTTATACAGGTAGTGAAGCTGTACACGCTCACGTAGAACTACCATTAAATGAATTTCCTAGATATATTGCAGATTTAAGATCAGGTCGTTTTGGTTCAGCTCCAGAATCTTCTAATTCCGATGATAAAAGTTTAGGTAACTTTAACGAAAGAGGTACTGGTAGTAACAAACCTTCTAATAAAACTACACCAAAAGTTAGCAGTTCAAGTGGAGGTTCTAGAGTTGCTGCTGCTACGAGTACAAGTAATGTTAGTGGTACTTCTTCTAGTAAAAGTTCTGTTTCTAGCTCTAGCACTACAAGTAATAGCAGTGGAGGTCTTGTAGCACCTAAAGTAAGCTCTATCACAGTATCGCCTCAAGCTAAAAGAGATTTACTTACCGCTCGTCAAAAAGAACAAGAAAAATCTTATAAAGAGATTGCTGATGAAATAGCATTCTCTCAACGTACTGGTAATGCTCAACAAAAACAACAACGAGAATTAGAAGATACAGCAAGAAAGCGTCAAACAGAAGAAGTAAAAGCCAGATTACAATTACAGATAGCTAAAGCAGAATCACCGGAAGCTAAGAAAATTTTAGAGAAAAATCTTCAACAGTTTGATGTTGACACTAAATATGAAGACGAACTCAAAAAATTACAACGTCAACGAGAAGATTTAGTAAAATCTCAACAAAATAAAATAGCCGCTATTAAAAAAGCAGAAGAACGTAAAAACGAATTTATAGAACAAAAACGAAAAGCGGGTGAAGAATATACACCAGCAGATTTAGAAAAATTCAAAGTAACACCTGATGAAGGTGCAATGATGGATTTCTCAAAAGCAATCAAAGACGTTGATAAAATGATTGCTTCTCAGAAAACTTTAAAAGAATTAGAACTCCAAACCCTTGGAATAAGTGAATCTATCGAAGAACGTCAGGAACGACGTGCTAAACAACGAGAACGTGATATAGAACAACTTAAACGTCAAAGTGCTATTGAAATTGATAGTTTGAAAAAACTGGAATCTTCGGTAACTGATGAAGATTTAAAAAAACAAATACAAGAAAAATTATCTAAAACTGAATTACAACTTAATGCAAAAATAGAGCTAATGCCAATTGATGACCAATTGGAAGATTTACAGTTAGCATTATCAGAAGTACTTGCAGCAGGAATTAAAAAAGATGCACCAGAAGCACAAGAAATACAAAAACAAATAGACGAATTAAATAAACAAAAAGCAGAAATAGCTAGAAAATCAGGATTAGATTTAACCCTCTTAGAAAACGAGCGTAAGCAAGCTGATATAGAACGAGAACGTGAAAAGAAAGCCGAAACTAATGCTTTAACACATCGTACTAAAATAGCTGAAATTGATAGTAAAATTACTTCAGCTCGTTCTGATACGGAAAGAGCTACTTTAGAATTTGAAAAAGAAAGATTAAGTTTATTACAAGAACAATCAGAAGAACAACAACCTCTATTAGATAAATTAGCTGATTTACAAAAAGATAAATCAACACTCTTAGGAAACGGTATTAAAGAATCATCGGAGGAAATGAAAATCCTTAATGATTCCATTGGTACTGTTACTCAGCAATTACTTTTATTACAAAAAGAAGGTAAGACAGCTTTAGGCACTCTTACTAAAGAATCTCAAAAAGCTATAGATGAAGCTAAACGTGCTGACTCTAGCAGATTATTAGAAAAAGAATCTTTACTATCAGGTAGCGATCTCAAATCTTCACGTTTAGAACAAATGCGTGAAAGAGATGCTGATCCATATAAAACATCAGCTTTCGAGAAAGAGATAGCAGCATCACAAGAAGCATTACGCTATCGTCAAGAAATGTTAGACATTGAAGAGAGAATAGCAAGTTTTCGTGATACTAATGCAGAATTATCGGTAACAGAAGAAAACCAACTCCGGAATAATGCAAGAGCAATTCATGAAATTAATTTAGAAAAAGTAAATGATAACGTCAGAACACTTGGAAAAGATTTAAGTAGTATAGGTAAAGGTGCTGTTAAAGATTTTTTTGGTCAGTTAGTTTCTGGCAGTATGGACTTTAACAGTATTATGCAAAATATAATTTCTCAAATAGGTAATCTTGCGGTAGAACTTATTCAATCACATATTTTCGGAGAAGATGGATGGTTTGGTAAAAAATCTAAAAAAGAAGAAAAATCTGGGGGTGGTTTCTTAAGTGGGTTATTAGATGGCTCTCAAACACCCTCTAGCTTATTAGGTGGAAGTGGAGCGGGTGCAAGTCCTCTACAACCTGCTTTTGTGTCTGTAGTAGGCAGTGGAGGAGGTATAGGAGGATTGATAGGAGGTGCTACAGGTACAAGTAGCTTTGGAGGTGGAACCGATTTTATTAGTGCAATATTTGGTGGAGGAGGTTCTATTAATAAAACCAATCCCTTACCGATAGATATGGTTAGCGCTGATAAAAATGCCTTTAGCGGTCTAGGGGATATCTTCTCTGGTATCTTTGGAGGTGGCTCTAGTGGAGGTCTAGGAGGGATGCTAGGGGGATTATTCGGAGGAGCTACCGGGGGATCTACAAGCTCACCTGGAGGAGGATTATTTGGAAGTATTCTTGGAATCTTACCTAGTATTTTTGGATTTGCTGATGGTGGAAGAGTTCAAGGTGTAAAAATAGATAAACTTCCTAATCCAAGCGAAAATCCTATTGCAAAAGCTCTTAGAGCCGAAAGTATCGCAAGTGGTCAAAAACCTATTCTTGCTGTACTTCATGAAGGCGAATTAGTTCTTAATCGAGAACAACAACAAAGAGCAGGTATTTTTGATGTTCCTAGATTTGATAATGGTGGACGTGTTGGTAATAATAGTATGAGTTTTGGAAATACAAATAATAATAATATTAATATGAGTTTTAATGTCGGTGAAGGTGTTGATAATTCCGGATTAGACGTAAATATGATCCGTGCTGTCGTAAATAACGAAATTATTAGACAGCAAGGATCAGGAGGAAGTTTAGGACGTGGTTCTTATTCCAGACGTGGGAGATAAAGCTATTTTAAATATATAGCTTTAACGATGTCTAAAGATTGTTTTTGTTTTTCATCAAGCCAATCTATATTTTCATGCTCACCTTGATAAGTTCCTGATAAAGCATTAAGTCCTATTTCTACGAGATCACATCCAGAAATATCATCATATCCTGTTCCATTATTTCCAGAAACAACAATTCGAGTCTCCGAGTCTAAACCTTCAAGCAATTTTTGTAATTTACCAACTGTTAGATATTCTTTCATTTTCTATAATCCTTCGATTTTCTACTTACTTCTTAATTTTAACTATAAAAATCTAAGATGTCAACAAAAGCTATAATTTTTATTTTATTCCCATTTTATTTCTAAATTCTTACGTTTTAACATTTTTATCAATTCTTAAAAAAAATATCTTGATGATAACAGCTAGAAGTAATTATTTTATGTAATCACTAAAAGTTTTATTCAATAAATAATATTTCATATCATAACTTTTAATCTCTTTTAAATGCTTTTTACAGCAATGTAATAAATTTATCTCTCCCTCATATTCAGCAACAGCCAGAGATAGCCTACCGTCTTCTTTACAGATATCACAAAAAGGTATAGTAACTTTCATATTTATTTTAGATAATTAATAAGAGTTTTATTCAATAACCAATAATAGGAGTATTTTTCTTTAATTTCGATTAAATGTGTTATACAACAATGTAAAACTTTTAGATCATTATCGTATTCTGTATATTCAGCAACGCCTAAAGATAAACGTCCTTTTATTGCACATTGATTACAAATTGGAATGTTAACCTGCATTATTCTTTTAATCCTCGATTAGCTATAATACTCCCTCTTCCTGCACAAGATTGGGAGCAATATTTATCTTGTTTTCCTTTTAAATCTCTACAGCAAACTACACAACTTTTACCATTAAATTTTCTATTAATTGCTATTGCTTCTCCATAACATTTTTTTGAACAATACTTATTCTTAAGAACTTTATTTTCTTCTCCACATATTAAACATTTTGGCTTTTCTTTTGGTATGCGTCTTTCTTTTCGTATTTGTTGTTTAAACTTTTTTTTATCTTTTTTCTTCAAAATTACTTTTTCTTGTGATAAAACTTTTATTTTAACAGGCTCTTGATTTGTTTTCTTTTTTGCTTCTATCCGCTCTAGAGCATCTAACTTGCGAATTTCTGTATAATCAATATTCATAGTCTTAATTCTCCAAAAATCCCGATTCTGTTATAAAAGTAGCAAGCCCAAAAGCTTGCCATAAATGTGATTTTAAATATTTTGTAGTTTGCTTACCATACTTTTCTATAAGACACTTACGCATACCGGAATCATTAGTAACACCATGATGTTTTTTAATGGTTGTTCTTAAAATCATAGTATCGTCTATATCTGTTATAATATCAGCTTTTTTCTTTTCCCAAACTTGATAAAATCTCCCACTCCAAAAAGCCGTATCTAAGATTTCACGTCCAATAACTTGCCCCATATTTGCAAGTTTCTCAATGAATAAATATTCAGCTTGTGATGATTCCAGTAGTGTTACTATTTGTCCATTTGTGGTAATGCAAGCCTTATATATTTGTGTTCCATCCCATTCAAGATAGGCTGATATTTTATTACCCGGATCGATTGCGATTATTAAAGGCATAAAAAACTAGGTAAGTCTTACTGTGAGCTTACCTAGTTTTTTAGTATATGTCAAGAGTATATTAAAAATTAAATTCTTTATCGAGTGATTCTAGATAATGCTGAATCTCTTCATTAGATGGTTTTAAGCTGTCTCGATCACTAATAATTTTAAACTGCGTAGTTGCTTTAGATTTTGATGTTCCTAATTGTGGCAGGTCTAAAGCTAATTTAACCTCATGACACGCTAACCAAATGCTATGAGTTAAAGAAGGCTTACGTCCTAAACTTAAAGCACCGTCATAATAATAAGCAGCTAACTCTTCAGCACGTCCTACAGCGTGTATTTGTAAAGCTTCTGGTATGTGATTACGTCCTATTTGGATAATGCCATTTATTACAGGCATTGATCGTAATTTATCAGCGGTTGTACCAAGTAAAAACTGATAAGTCATATTAGTATACTTGGCATAAGCTCTTTCATCGTGTCCACAATGAGCTTTAATTACATCTGTAAAACTTCTACGGTGAATCTTACGTTTAGCTCTTTCTTCTTCCCAGGTGCCTATAATAAACTTTTGATGATCTGTTAAATCTACTGGCTGATTATCTTTAATACCTATTTGATATCCAGCCATCCGATAAAGGAATTGGTTAGCACCTGCATCGATCATCTCATCAAATAACTCTGGGTTATCTTTAGCTAACCAACGTCCCATAATCTTTGCTGGTATTAAAATAACCTGAGATGATCCTTTACCAATACCATGTTGAATGCTTGCTTTCACTAACTTTGTGAATTTTTTCACAGTGCCCTCAAACTCATTTATATCAATAGTTTCAAGATTTTGACAACGTTTAGTTACAGTAGTACGATCAATATTTTGCCAACGTGAATAACTAGATTGTGTACAAAAAGCTTGACCATTATTTAAAATTACTACTTCAAGACCAGAATCACTGCGAGAATATGTTAAACTAGACATACAACAATTTTCCTTAGATTATCTACATGGGGCTAGCAACCGTTAATTGCTAGCCTTCTTTTTTATTTTAACATATTATATCGACATCTAGCAAAAAGAAACATACACCGGAATCATAAAGATTATTCCGGTGTATGTTTCTTTTTGCTTTCTACTATTACCGTCTAGTAAAAACCCATAAGTCCTCAGATGCTCTTGTAATAGCCGTATAGAGCAATCGATATATCACCGAATTATTCTCGTATGGCGTTAGATTAGGATTGCGAGAGAAGCAATCCGCATAGTTGTAAAAGACTTTATTAAGTGTCGTTCCTTGGGATTTGTGGACAGTAATTACCCAAGAACTATAAAGCTTATTTGTTACTTTGTATGTTTTATTACCGTCTTCAAAACAATAAGGTTTGTCTGATTCTGCTGTCCAATGCTGAAACTCAAATTGTGTATTAAAAGTATTATTGAGCAAAGATTTATATTTTACTAAAATAGGTTCTGGTATTCGATATTGTTTCCAAAAATCAAGGACATATTGCATAAATCTTGCATAAGCTTTACGTTGAGAATCTGTAAGTACTGCTACCTCATATTCTCTACCTTTATAAGTTAGAGTAAGCAAGCAATATTCAATACATATTTGAGGTTCCCAATATTGAAAATATTTTAAAAATTCAGCATGATTATTAGATCTTGTTAAAGGAGAGAAAAAATAATGCTCTTTTATTTCGCAAGATTTTACATAAAAATCCTCAGAGTTTGCTAAACGTTTTCTTGCTTTATCACGCTCATCTACTAAATATTTTGTTTTATTTGTTTGTTCTTCTGTCCGTCTAGATACCCAACTTAAATCAAATAGTTCTAAATGTTTAGTCAAACTATAATAAGCATGAAAAGGTTGATGACTGAAAAGACACTCACCAGGTACATACTGGAATAATGCTGTTTCCCCATAGACAGCTGTTCTAATAAGAGTTGAAAATGTTTCTAGTGTTCGGCGTTTATAGACAAGCATTCTTAAATAATCCGGGCGAGGATTACCCATAAAATTTGCTTCCTGTAAAGCCATATGTAAGAAGTCAGCAAACCAGTGAGAATTCTCCGGTGCTACTTTTTCCTTACAAACTGTTATGGATTCTACTGATTTAGGGAATACATAAGCGTAATCTATTTCCTCATTTTCTATGCGTTCTCTAATACGAGAAGCTGTTTTTAAAATATTTCCTTGATATCTTACTATTCCCTCTAAATAAAATACTTTTTTAATTTGTCTAAAAGGTGCTGAAACTCTATTCTCTTTGACTGGATATAATTGATAAGGATCACCAATAAATAATAATTTACCTTTTATAGATTCCATAATCATTTCAAAAAGCAAATTATTAATCATGCTTGCTTCATCTACAAAAACATAATCATATAAACCATACGGTCTTGTTTCTACAGGATCAGACGTAAATTCTAATTCAGAATCGTCTTCCTCTTCTTCTGTGGGAATAGATTTTAAAAATTTATGAATAGTACCTAGTGCTATAGTTTTATACTGAGGTTTTCCTACTAATTTATTAATATTAAATTGTGATAATTTTTCTTCTAAAACTCTTACAGCTTTATTTGTTGGAGCGCTAACACCTATAAGAGCATCAGGATCTTTATCTAAAATATCGTCTATTAAAGTTGCAACTAGAAAGGTCTTACCACTACCAGCAGCACCTATAAGAGTACCTGTACCTTCTAGTTGAAAAAACCATTCTCTAGCTTGCTGCTGACTTTCTGTAAGTTGCATCTTCTTTTTAGGCTATAAATCTATATCTCTACTATATGCCTAAAAATGCAATATGTCAATAAAATTATTTTCTTAAAACATCTCGAATAGTACCAAGTATATCTGAGATACTGTAAGGCTTAGTAATATAACGATCAGCACCTAATTTAAAACCTATTTTTTGATCTACATAACGAACGTGAGCAGAAACAAAAATAAAAGGTGTTTTTGGATATAATTCTTTTGCTTCAGTTATTACGTTATATCCTGTAATACCTGGCATCGTTATATCACAAAGTATTAAATCAAATTCTTTTTTTCTTATTACATCAATTGCATCACGTCCACCAGATACAGATACTACCTCGTATCCCTCCATTTTTAAAAGTTCTTCTAAAGCAAACCTATTACCCTCGTCATCTTCAACAACTAAAATTACACACATTTCTTTTTAAAAATTACTATATTTTTCTCTTCTATTTGCTTATTCTTTTGTTCTAAAATTTGTAACTCTTTTTCAAACGATTGCTCTATAATATCTAAATGTTTTTGTATTTGTTCTGAAGTAAGTTTTCCTGAATCTAAGTATTTTTTTAAAATAGCTACAGATGTTAAACCGGAAGTTATCACATTTCTAGATTCATGATTACGTGCTTGTATAAGTTGCAAAGGACATTGTTCCTCGTATTCGCAATTTATCTTAATCATGATTTTGCTTAAGTGAATATTATATCAAGTCTATTGCAAAATAATTATTATTTATCTCAATCGCTCGATAGTTGTTATTTAAAAAATTACCAGTTAACACCAGACCAATTATGTTTTACTATCATTTGTTCCCAAGTCTCTTCAGGTTCATAATCTGGTATGTAATACTGCATTTCTTCAGTTATTACATCAACGGCTATAGGTGCTATCTCAGGTAATAATTCTTTTCTAATCTCTAACATCAAAGAATCATGAGAAAAATTTACAAGATGTGCATTATCTATTCCCCAAGTAAACTGACATAACTCATCTATTATTCCAAGTGAGTTTTTCATAACCGTTGCTTCAGGTCGTAACCATTGACAAGAAACAACATCAGAAATTTTTAATTTATATTTTGTTTGTCCATACCAGTTTTCTTGTGCTTGCGCTCTATGCCAAATAAGACCTCCATCTAATGTTTCAGAATATCCGAATACTCCTAAACAATCTTGATTACCTGTTAGTTTATTATCAATATAAATAGTTTCTAGAGTATTCTGAGCTTTAGCGTAAATGCCATCCTGGAATAATCGCAAATCTTCGTAAGCTTCAGCACAAGCTTCTAAATAATTTTTACAATCTTCAAGACTTACAGAAAGTTCATAACCATAAAAAGATTGTTGAAGCCTAGCACCTCCAGAATAGTTTAAGAAAGAGTAAATTACAGTTTTAGCTAATTTATAAAGATGTTTATAGTGAGATTGTTTATTTGAAGGTTTTTCTACTAATTCCTTTGCCTCTAACGGTGTTACCGTTAAATCTTCAAACTTAAGCATTGCGGCTAAAGTAATGTAATGTAATTTAATTCCCTCTTTTTTTGCTTTCTGAAGATTTTTATCATTACTAAGAATACGTGCAAACTGTAAATGACTTGCTGCTAAATCTATTTCTAAAAGTTGATAACCAGGTCTAGCTGATACTATAGAACGTACTGGTGGAAGATTTTGCGATTGATGACTTGGAAGATGTTTACTAAAATTTTGAGTGTTATGTAAATGCTTATCTCTTTTAGAGCCACTGGAACTTCTTCCCATTCCTTGAGTAGCAAGAATAGAAAACGTAGTTTGAATACATTTTCTATTTCTATCTAAAGTATCTATATAACCTTTAATTGTTGATGCTGCACGATTTATACCACGAAAATTAATAAGTTCTCTTATCTCATAATCATCAGGAAATTTCTCTGTAATAATATAGAGATTTTCCTTACCACTAGATTCTTTCCATTCTTTAGTTTTAGTATCAAATTTTAAAAGCATATCCTCACCAAATTTATTACGAATGTAATATCTAATCTGATCAGGACTGTTAGGGTTAAATACAGAGGGCTTAGGTATCTTTATTGGTTGACCTTTTTTACCTAAAATAGGATTCTTCCAATATTCTTGTATTTTCTCTCGTTGACATGGATTTTCTGGTAATAATTTCTCTAATTTTTCTTTTAAATATTGAGCAGCTTGTTGATAACCTTCTAATACAAATTCAGCTTTTCTAATATCTCCTACAGGTAAACCCTGATGAATAAGTTCTATAAAAGCAGGTATGCAAGACATCTCTGCTTCTAATACTTCTTTTTGTGATATTACTAATTCTTTATACTGAGCATCACCTATTTTATATGTTACTATTGCATCTTTACCCGCATACATAAACTGTTCATCTGATAATTCCAGTTGTGACCAGTCACTCTTCTGATATTGTTTATCATGAATATATCCATATTCTTCGCACAAATACTCTAAACTATTAGAATTTTGTATCCCTAGCTCATATACATAACCATCATATCTTCCAGCTTTTAGAATTTGAGACATTAATCTAGTGTCTCTAATATTTCTAATTTTTATGTTATATTTTGCCCTAAACCATAAGGCGTCAAATACAGCATTCTGAATATACTTAACAACTTTAGGATTATCAAGAACTTGTAATAATTTTTGAAACCATATTTCTTGTTCTTCGGTCATAAACCACAAATCTATTATGGCTACTTGCGCTATTTTTGGTAAATATATTTGCACCAATCTTAAGTCATCTACATAAGCATTTAATCCCGTTGTTTCAGTATCTAATGCTAATTCTGGAGTATCGAGAATACTAAGATTAGACCAATCTTGGAATAATATAACTTTAAGTTCTTTCATTACTTTTATTAGTAAAATAGGGTAAAAACAACAGAATCATAAATATAATATTTATGATTCTGTTGTGAGTTTTTAAAAAGTATCTTTCGCTTGCTCTAATAATTTTGCTAAATATTCATCAAAAATATCTACCGGAAAATCAAAAGCCTTATCATTATCATCATGTGTTGTTACTAATAAGCCCTCTTCATTATCATAATCAAAATCCCATAAACCTAGATTTGGGTTTCTTTCTAGTATTTCTGGATATTTTTCTTTTAGGTAATTATAAAAAATTTCTACATCGTTCATGATAAATTCCTTAAAAGCTTCATTTCTACTATATGTCAAAATTTAATAGATGTCAACCTAAATACATCTCTATTGTTTGCTCATTTAATCCCAAAACTTTAAGAGCTTTTTGTTTCGTATTCACTCCTATTTTTTTATGCTCAATAATACGTTTTACCTTTTTTTGGTGAAGCATATTTGTTGATTCCATAATTCTTTTAATATATTGCCAGTCGTCTAGTTCCTCTTTATACTCTACTAATTCTCCGTCTACTTCTATTGGTGCTTCTCTTTTTTCTCGTTTTTCTGGAATAATTAACCACTCATTTAAAGTTCCACATTCACATAATTTTTTATAGCCTTCTTCTCCTTTCATTACTACAACATTTTTAAAAACTAAAGGTAAACCACATCCAGAACATTTAAGCTTTTCTGGACTTCCTTTAGTTGTTATATCAGGGAATAATGAGTATTCTCGTTGAAATCTAGGACTACCATGAAAATGAGCATTTCCAGCATGATCTAATATTGTTAGCCTCTTACCATTAGGCTTTGGTCTTAGACCTCTACCCCATATCTGAGTAAGCAATCCAGGACTACCCACAAAGCGCTGTAAGCTCAAGCAAGACACCAATGGAATATCGATACCCTCGGTAATTAGAGAGACATTTACAAGTCCTGTAAGCTCACCATAAAGATATGATTCCAGTGTGTCTCTTCTTTGTGTAGCTGTAAGAGTACTGCCGATATATGCAAACTTATATTTACCATCAAAATAAGTATTAAATTTTTCTACAATAGCGTAGCAATGCTCAGTGGTTGTTGCATATACTAATGTTTTTTCTCCTAATGCAAATCGTTCCCACTCTTTACAAGCATCTGCTATCAACTCGCCTCTATTGAAGTGTAAATCTTGTTCGACTAAATCATCTTTAGAACTCTTAGCTTTGTAATCTGTTTTCCAAGATTTCAAATAATAATCAGCTAAATATCCTTGATCTATAAACCAACCAATATCATTATTTTCATAAGAATTTATATAATCATAATAATGTCCTAAAGGTTGTCCGTCAGTACGCTCTGGAGTAGCTGTATAACCAATATGCCAAGCATTAGGAAAATATTTAAGAATTTTTGAATAGGTGTTAGATGGTGATCGATGAATCTCATCACCTATAACAATGTCATACTCTGGAATAACATCAAGACGGTTAGCAATACTTTTATAAACACCAATACTAATTTTATTAAAAGTATTTTCTTTACCCATACCTAATCGGCTAACAAAAGGTTTTAAATAAGGTTTAGGTGAAGTAATACGTGCATATAGGTCTTCTACAAGCTCCCCCATAGGCACAACTATCAAAACACTTAAACCTTTTTTATAGGCATCCCATACATTTTTTGTTATTAAAGTTCCTTTTCCTGTACCAGTTGGTAGTAGTTGTAAAACTTTTTTACCTTGTAGTTCCCAAAGTTTTGTATCTATTGCAATTTGATAATCTCTAAGCTTCATCTGGAATAATATAGAAACCTATATCTACTATATGCCATATTTTAATAGATGTCAATATTACAAAAAAAAAATAACCGCTAGTTTGCTCAAGACTAACGGTTAATAGTAGAGATTCAGTTAAAACTATTCAAATTTTCAACTATTTCTATTAAAACACAAAATACTCCATATTCTTTTGTTCCTCAAGCAATCGTTGATATTTAGCAGGTAATCCGCTAGTGAAAACTTGATGTTCCGGCATTTTATTACCCTTAGCATTTGGAGCAGAAATATAAAGATACCAAGGTTTTAAAGGTGTTGGAGGTTTATCTTTAACTAAATTTGTAGTTGCAATACTGCCAAGACTGCCACGATCTCCACATTGAATACTTCCAACAGTGTTTAAAGGAATATCATCGCTATCCATACCAAGATAAGCTTTTACTGGTACTCCAGGCATATCACTAAGAGAGACTCCAAAAGTTGCCTGGAAGAATTTACCTGTTCCATCTTTTTTCTCGATTTTTCCTGTTTTAATTACCGAAGTAATAGGAATAATAACCCCTCGTTTAGGAAAAGTACCTTCTTTCATCATGTTTTCAAAAATTGTTTGAATTTTTGCACTAGCTGATATTCCAGAAGATATATTGAGTTTTAGATCTTTCCAAGCTTCTTGCCGTTCATCTTCATTTAAAGATGTTAAATCATCCCAAGTAGATTTAAAATTACCGTAATCAAAATCAGGTGTTACTGAAATCCCTATTTGAAAACTAAGTTTATTAGTTTTCCTTTCTGGATGAGCAATAATAGCTAAAGGAATTCGATAACTTGTATTATCATTTCTTTTAAGTTCTATAGAATCTAAACCCAAACCATTAATTATAGTTCCTTCAAACGTTAAACGATTTTCAAAAACTTTCAAAGGAAAAAATTGATAATCTTCTACATTCCCTTTATCATCACCAATTACTAATCCGACTACATCATCAATCTTTTTAATTGTTGGTGCTTTTACATATTTGGGCGTATCTCCCAAATATGTAACAGAAATAAATTTTTGAGCAACAGGTAATTCTGTATACTCTTTACCAAAAAGCGCAAGTAAAAGACCATGTACGTTATCAGCAACACTATATAGATCGCCTTCATAAGTCATATCAAGATTTTCAAGATCTTCAAGACTCACAAAGATATTAGTACGTTCATTATCTTGAGGATCAAAATCTTCCCCCATTTTTTGATATAAAAGAGAAGCATTAAACAGAGGAGCAAAGTAATTAGCAGTTAAATTGACTAAAGGCATTTTTCTATTTCCGTTAAGTGGTTTTTCCTCGACTCCTATATAGTAGCTATAAAAATCTAAGATGTCAAGAGTATATAGCAAAAATCTTTAGAAAATAATTTCTAAAGATTTTTAAAGTTGTTTTAATTTTTTAATAAAATTAAGTTTCATCCTCATCTACTAAATTTTCTTTTAACCATTCTTCATATAGCCAAGCAGTTAAAGAAACAAGAGAATGATGAGTTTTATTCATCTTTTCTTTCAATTTTTGGGTAATCGCTTCAGGTTGCCTAATCGCTACCACAGGGCAATTAGTAGGTAACATAACTTTAGGTAGTGAATTCACTTGTTCATATTCACCATCAAGATATCTATCAAACAGATATCTTGTTAAAGCGTTAAAATTCTTCAAGTACGATAATACAATACCTGCTTCCTTCAATCCTCTTCTCGTTTTATCCATCTTAGTTTTAACCCTAAGTATCAGTTCCTCAGAAACCCTTATAGTTAATTGAGGGTGTAAATTCTTGCCACTACTCCTAACCCTTTTGACAGGCTTAACCCTATATGGGGAGTTTTCCAATTTTTTTAATGTTTCTTCTCGAATAAGCATATTTTTAGGTTTTACGTGATAGTTTAACGTATAGTGATTTTTCTATATGTTAAACCATATATTTTGCAATGTCAACAAAAATCTTGTTTGACAGAACCTTCTTTTTTGTTATATGCTGTAAGCATCTTTTATCCTTTTAAGCCTGTGAACAATATTTATTATTCCGATGTTTCCTCTGTGTCTGTTAGACACTCATTAGGTTTAGATGCCGTTTTAGGGAATGAAGGATGTATTAGTCTTTTTTGGAAAATAATTAAAGATGAAGAGACTAATACACAAACTAATAAAATTATTTATCAAATAAATTTAGGTAGTCGTAGTAGTGCTACAAATCCTAAACCCGTAAGCACTCTAATTAATGCCAAATCTTGGGGTAAAAAATACCCTAAAAATGGAAATACTTACGATGGTATTACTTGGGTAACGGTTGAAAGCTCTATAGAAAAATTTACCCAATTCGTTTCAAACGGCTTTGCTTATCGTTTAGGTATAAAAGAAAACGGGAACGACATAAAAAATTATATAGGTAGTCAAGGTATTGCTTTTGATTTAGACCATAACCCTTCTATAACGCTAAAGGCAACACTTCAGAAGATACAAGAACTAGGCATAAATGGAATAATTCATTATTCCCCTAGTGGCAATCCTGAAAACAACAAAATGCGTCTTATAGTTTTCTTTGATGAATTTGTCAAAGATTACGACACAGTAAACCATCTGACAAAATGTATAGGTAGCCTATTACCAAACAACTCAAATCATGTTCATGATCCTGCAAGATTTTTTTATGGGTCAATACTACCAATTCCTCATACCGACATTTTATTAAATAATTTTATTTCTCTTAACGAGCGCTACAAAGATTTAATAGAAAAAACTCCAAGACAAAAGCAGTCAGTAGATATCGATACTTTATCTCTTGATGATGAAGGGTTAACGATACCTCAAAAGTTTGGTATTAAATTCTCAGAATGGTTAAAAGTTAATGACATATCACTAGGAGAAATTATTCAGAAATGGATAGAAAATCATGATTTAGAATTACATAACTGGAATCTGCATGATTCTCCTGGTAGCAATCTTGAGCAGTGGAGGGGCTTAGATCCTATCAATGGAGAAGAAAGTAAAACTGGAAGCTCTTTTACTGTTTACCATGCTTCAAATGGTTCTTATGGTTACAATTCGGGTCGTAGTGGAGCATCTGGAGATCTAATTGATCTTTGGTATCGATTAAAACACCATACTTGGAATGTTAATGGAAGCGTAAAAAGTCGTATCGATAAATCAGGATACTGGCAGTGTTTAAGAGAGATTTGTGAATTTTTAAATGTTTCTGATTGGTCAGAAGAATTTGCACCAAAGTCTGAACCTAAACAACAAGAAATTATTAAAGAAATACCTAAATCATCTTCTCAAAAAAATAATATAATATCTTCACCAGCTGTTAATACAGTTGATGTTGCTAAAACCTCTTTAGGTAAAACAGAAGGTAATTTTACTTTGACTTGGCAAGATTGTTATGTTATTACCAAAAATGGTGAAGTAAAAAGTTTAGACCCTACTAAAGTAGCTCTCTATTTTTTACAACAAAATCCTGATAAGGTACTGTTTGACACAGCTAATAAAGAATTTTGGGTAAAAATTAATCATATTTGGAAGCCAAAAAATCATGAAGCTTTCCAAGGTGTTGTATTAACTTTTATCCATCGTCAAGAAAATTTATATAATCATCCAATTAAATTTTTAGTCACAGATACTTTTAAATCTAAATTATGTGGATGGTTTAAACATTTAGAAGAAGATTATCTAATAGAGAATCCAGAATCAGACTGGAATTATATACCATGTGCTAATGGTTTATTTCAAATAGAAACTAAAAAATTTTTTGATTATAGTAATCCAGAAATTCAATCCGTTTTTGTTAATTATCATCTTCCTTACAAAAGAAAAGCTAGCACAGGAGAAGGTATAAAACTCTTAAAACAGCTACTTGAACGTTTTTTTATTGATAAAAGATGTATTGATGATTTCCTGCTTTGGGTTGCAGGAGTTGTTCAAAATAGAGGTTATAGAACAAAACAAGCTGTAAGTCTAATAGGAGCAGCAGGAAGCGGTAAAAGCAGTCTGTGTAATTTAGTCAGAGATCTGGTAGCACCAGAAATAAAAGAAAACTACGCTTACGATATTACAAAAAATTTGCCACCATACAAATTATTTTCTGATGACGGTGTTTTCAATCAATTACCTCTAGAACATCAACGATTAGTGATTCTTTCTGAATTTACAGGATTTACTAAAAATAGTACTAAAGGTTCTGATGCAATGAAGAATCTTATAGCCGATACTTCAGCAAATGGTTATAAAATTACTTCTCCCATCAAACACGCTAACCGTGATAGAAGCTTCATGTTTAAAGGAGCTTTTATAACAAACTCTCAAGACTACACTAAATTTAAATGTGAAGATGAAGGAATATCTAGAAGACTAATGATTATCAGAGTACAAGAAATTAAAGAATTTATTCCTGAATTATTCAATGCTCTTGATACTTTTGAAATAAAGGAAGACTTATGGAATTATTTTTTAGACTTTGATCTAGAAGATGTTTACATAAGAATGTCAGAATTAGCTAGTGCAAAATGTACAGTAGAATGGAAAATTGATGCTACGATTGCTATGAATCAAGCTAACAATCCCTACTGGCAATACGCTTTAGATCGTATTGAAATTGTTACACCGGAATCATTAAAAGAGAATGAACCTGTACCCACGATTCAAGCAAAAAGTGTTTATGAAGATTATACAAAATGGTGTTTTGCTAGTGGAGAAAAATTTCCAGGCACACAAACAAGTTTTGGTTTAGGATTAACGAAAGCAATAGCACACTTTACAAAAACTACACCAGAAAATATTAAAAAACGTACTAACAAAGGTGTTGTATATTCTTATATAAGATTAAAACAAGAGTAATAGATTATTCCATTGGGGTGCATTTCTTTTAACTCAATAAATACAAAATTAGCCTGCCATTCCAATAAATTGCTGTATCTCCAAAATCCGTGTATCCATTTGGAACCGGATCGAAATAAGCTTGTACTTTCCAGGCTCTTATACAAACTCTTCCAAAAGAAGTTATAAGTAAAGAAAAATTTTTAGTTCTAAATCTCATTTTTGTTTATCTTCTATATTAACCTCTTGTGCTGTCTCTACCACATTTTCAGCTCTCTTATTATCATGTCTACCTGTTGATACTAGAAGAGTTGTACCAGAGCTTATAAGCGCTACACATAACTCTTTAGAATCACTAGTACGACCCCCTAAAAACCATGTAGCTATACCTATTAGAACCAAAAACAATGCAACAGAATTATTTAATACTTTTTCTTTGAAATCTTCAGTCATCGGATAATTTTGTTTTTAAAACTTTTTCTAGTCTGTCTCTTAATTTTTTACGTTCTTTAGAATCTTCTACTAAAATATCAAAAATTAATAAAAATCTATCGCTCTGTTTTATTTGCTCTTTCTGTCTTTCAAGCTCAATCGAAATATTTTGATATTCTTTTTTTAATAAGCTTTGAGAAGATCGAAATTCAGCTAAAGTTAAACTATATTCATCTAACCTCCTCAATTCAAAAGTTTGTTGATCGATCATATCCTCTAATCTATGAATACTATCGGTAGCCATTGATATATGATTTTCGATAGCTTCTTTATTATCCACTATCTTTTTTCTTTGATAATTAAATAAAGCTCCTGCTATCGTCGTTATTACTCCAAGTGCTGTTGTAAGAATAAAATCTTGAGAAAGTTTACTAATATAGTTATTCCGTATTTGATATATATTTTCTGCTAATTCAAAAAATATAATTATACAAAACCATACTATAAAAGAATATATAAAAAGTTTATAATATTTTTTAACAAAAATTATCATATTTCTTCCGTTGGCTTTTCAGCCAAAGTATCCTCTCTATCGGCTATTACTACAGCACGAATATTTTGGTAATATATCACTCTTATATTTTTCCCTATCTGTATAATATCCCCGTTTTCTAAATTAGTTCTACAGATTAAAGGCTTACCATTAATAGTACTTCCATTAGTAGAGGCTCTTGTACCATAACCGTCTCTGACTGCATAGCCTTCTACTGATAAATATCTGTGATTTTCTTTCTCTGTCCTAGAACGTCGATAAAATGTTAAATGTACCGAAGAAATTTTATTATAAATTTCTTTAGAACATATGGAATCATCTATTTTAATATCGTGTATTTTTAATCCTCTGCCTCTACCAAGTAAAATACACAATTTCTCTAATTGAAATTTTACGATTTCTTTCCATTCATTGTCTTCAAGAATCTCTATCGTTATATATGTCGGTGTATCTTCTGCAATTAACATTACTCATCTCTTTTTTGTTGTAAAAATTGTTTTATTCTAAGTTGTTTTTGTTGCTTTAATATTTTTTCTTTATTTCTTTGATAATACTCTTTTTTTTTGTTTAGATCTATTTTTTACAATTAAACTATCTTTTTTTCTATGATAAGCTTTTCTACTAATAGCTCTACGTTTTTCAATATGCTCTATATCCCAATCAAAATTATTAATTCTTTCACAATATAAACAACAACCATTACATTTACGCCTTATTGATTGATTGCCTTGATATCGATGTTTAAGTTTGCAGACTCTTCCTAAATAATGTTTTTCAGAATTAAACACAAAATCTGGCAATTCTTGAATAGTCATCAAAAACACCTTTATTATTCCATGTGTGGCTCTCGTTTTGCGTCTGAATTCTATATTTTAGCGTTATTGAGAGAAGTCAGATGCTAAATTTTTATAATAAAAAACCCACCGTATGAGTCGTGAGGTAGGTTAAAAGGAGTTACATTGTTGACTGTTTAGCTTGTTCTATTTTAGCTAAAATCTAATCACTTTGCTGTTTTATTTTTATTTCTCCGTAATACCAGCCTCTACCTGTATGAATCCTATAAAAAAATTTTTCAGCATATTTCTCAAAAATATAAGATTTAGCTGTGATGCAATAATTCTCCTCACAGTACTTTTCATAAAGTTTAAATAATTTATAGGCATTAAATTTACTCTCATGATTATACTTATCTTTTTCAACACAATTTGTAAAAAATAGTTCTAATCCTTTATCTACACCCTTTAACTCAGGTTTCTCTTTTTCTTTTTGTCTTTTTATTCTAAAAACTTCTTGCTCTAAGCATTCCGCAAGTTCCTCACTTTTTAAGATATCAGAAGTAAACCACTCACCTCGAATATGATAAAGAAATAATTTTTTATGTAATTTTTGCTCTAATCTCCTATCTCCAGGAAACGTTAGCAATATTACAAGTTCATCACAATGTCCTGTCTGTAATTGTTGTAAACGATTCTTTGCGGATTCTTCATCTGTATATCCTACTTTTATATTTTTTGTTCTTAAATTCTGAATCAGATAAATAGTCATTCAAGTCAAGCAACAGAATAATAATATTATATGTCAAGTATTACTAGATGTCGATTTTACTATATAGAAGAAATATAATCCTTTCAAAGTATGACTCAACCGTTAAAGCATGATTCTCTCGTAATCTGGAAAAATACAGTATACATTATCTAATCCAAGCTACATAGCACTTTATAACTCTGGTTATTAATTTTTAAAAACCTCTAGTAGAATCAACGTTTCAGCCATCGATTAACGATAGAATCAACGTTTCAGTCAGGTATATAGTAATTAGTAACCTTAAAAGTACCTCTAAATACCGCTATTCAATACATTTCAATACTTTCTTTACTATCACCGATGACATTTAGCCTCTTTTCAAAATCGTTTCGTCACTCCCTCTAAAATCGTCTAGAAGGTGCCTCTACATCCTAAATAGATAAAGAGTCTTAGCCACACCCCCTACAACCCCATTAAAAAGCATGGATGATTCCATGTGAGGTTCTTCTTTACGCATCTATAGGTGTTTCAGAAAGCTAGTGAACAGATGACGTGTAGAGTACGACCTGACAATTAGCCTATGAATATATTTTGGCATATGACCTATGTGGGTTAGCTATAGACTTTATAGAGGTATATAAAATATTTACCAATACGTTATTTAGGGAGTAACTATACACTACTCAATAAGAGACTCAAAAAACAACGCAAAATCAGTACTTTCAGACCATCGATACCTGACCTTTGAAAAATACCCATTTGTCACTCGCTTATATTGATATGACACAGAAAGCCTCACATGGAATCATAAATAGGGGGTTGTAGGGGGTTAGAAAGCCCAGACCTCTAGAAACATATAGGTTTTGACTATCGAGTCTAGAGACTGTCTAAAGTGTAGTTTTAGTAATTAATTACTTAAGTTATTAGAAATGGCTGGAATGCCCAACGAAAGAATAGGCATTCCAGCCATCAGTTTTTAAACGATTTGGGGTCTAGTGACGAGTTTTAAGTACGCTGGAGTCGATGTTTCAGCCATTATTTAGTATTTATACTTAGTGATAGGTATTAGAGAACCAAAAAGAGGTTAAAAATCGTGTTTTAGGGTGCTGATTTAAGGGTGTTATCGAGGATTGAAGGCAGATCTGACCAGTAAGGATGATACTAAAGCTCTTTAGTAACTTCTTACCTATGAGGATTTGGAGTAGCTTTACAGCATTTTTGGACGGGTTTTAGATAGTGTATTTTGGGGAGAGTGAAGAGTTAGATCCTTGTATATCAATACTTTCAGGTTTGGCATTACAGAAAGTGAGAAATGATTTAAGGTTTGCTCTAAAGCATTATTAATAAGCTCTGTTTATATGTAGTTGTTTTTTATTATTTCGCGAAAAAATAGCGTCAAAGTATTGTGGTTGTCCCGTTGCTCATATATGAGCAACGGCTTGAATTCGTTCTTTGTATGGTATTATAACATATAATAAGCTATAAGATTTTTTTATATAATATGCTCTTGACATCCTATCATTTCTAGCGCTACTATAGTGATATCAAAACAAGTAAAGGAAATGGCAAGAAAAACAGAGACGCTGATAAGACTAGATCCAGAAGTTAAGGAGATGTTAGAACAACTTTCTCTAAAAAGTAATTTGAGTTTATCTAATCAAGTTGCTCAATTAATTAAGGAGGAGGTACAAAAACAAAAAGATCCTGATCAAAGACAACTTCGTTTATCCCAGCAGATTGTACAACTAGTTAAGGAATTTCAAGAGGTTTAAGCAATGCATATTGAACAATGGAAAGGTTGTAATGTTCGTTTTGAGACTCGTAAAGACGGACGTGTTTGGGGATGTTTATCAGATATGGCAGATGCTACGGATAAGCGTTTTAGTAATTGGTTACGTCTTGATTCGACTCAGGAGTATTTGCAAGCTTTGAGTACTGATTTATCCGGTAAACCTAAGAAAGTTAAAGGATTCTCGACAAAAAAAGAACAACAAGATTTTTCTAATATCCTTCAGGTAAATCAAGGAGGACTACCTGATCAACAGGGTACTTGGGCTATTGATGAAGTTGTAATGGATTTTGCTCAATGGTGTAATGTTGATTTTCGCATCTGGGCTAACCGAGTATTACGTAATGTCATTACTCAGGGATACCACGTAGAACCTGAAATCAAGCCACAACAAGCTTTAGAAGCTCTCTGTAAGGTCTTTACTCGTCTGTTATACAAACCTACTCCAGACGGCTTTAAACAGATGGAGGAGCTAGCCCAGAATCTCCAAGAGACTCTAGAAAGACGTGAAGCTCATGCTATGCGTTACATCCGGTCAAGCGATGATCCTATGTATGAAGAGACGGTAGCAGATGCAGCAGTGATGCTCAAGAATGATCGGGTGTATGCCAAAGTCGCAAAAGAAATGGTAAGAATGGTTCAACGGTACGCTCTAGAGTACTCTCTAGAAGCTTCTAACCGTAAATTTGAAGCCTCATATACCCCTAAAGGTAAAAGAGACAATGAACGTGAGATTGAGATGATTACTGAGCAGCTACAGAACTTTAAGTAATCATGGGAATAATCTGCTATATACTTGAAGCTTATTCTCCTAACTGACAATTAGATTACAACTACCTCTCCTCACCGAGAGGTTTTTTATTATAAAAATTCTAATCTAGTGAGTAGGAATCGAACCTACTCCAGAAAATAGTTAGGTTGGAGTATCTAAACTATCAGCTCCCTTCAAGGTCTGCTTAAGGGCGACTCCACAGCCTATCTCAAGCTTCTCTATCATCTGAACGCTGTCTGTAGCGCCCTACCGCTCACTAGTCGTATATAGAAGGATAACACCCACTGGAATAATACCAAAGTATCCAATCTTGACATCTAGTAAAATTTGGCATATATAAAAATATATTCGCAAGGTTTACTAGGTCATGCCAAATTACAAGTCAGTAGAACAGTATCAACAAGCTAAAGCTAAAAATTTAAGAAGACAAGAACTTGAAAATAAAATAAAAGATTTAACAAACCGTCATGCTCTACTATGTCAATATTATGGTGATAGTGGAAAAGTTCGACAAGAATTAGAAAACGCACTACAGGAACTAGAAAATTTATGACAAAACAAATGTGCTGGCTATCGGCTAATTCGGAGTCTCCAAAGCAACTCTACCTCAGACATTCTCTACAAGACCCTTGGAAGCTTTATAAGAAGTGTTCCGAATATGTACCCGACTATCTAGTAGAAAATGGCTCTCATGGTTACGCTACTCAACAAGTGCTTATGACAAAGGGTTGGAAACTAGTATCTTCAGAGGGTCAGAGCGTATAAAATAAAAAATCTCTTGATAAGGATTAACAACCTCTCTTCACGCCAGAGAGGTTTTTTTTGGTAACAATTATAATAATGCTATATAATAGTGTCATATATCTTACTCAAACCCATGCCATCAGCCGATAATCTGGATACTAAAGTTTTAGAGTCTCTTGCACAATCTCCAAAATCTAGGAAAGATCTATTAGAGTCTGGGATTGCGTGTGAATCCTCTTTAGATAAGTCCCTGAAGCGTCTTAGAGAACGCAACCGTATAAAGTTCGAGGTTATCGATACTCGTACTCACAGACGTTCTGGGATGAATAATTTCATCTGTGAGTCTAATCCTAAGATACGGATATATTCTCTAGTACAGCAGGAAAGAGAAGTTCACATGGAATAATAAATAAATGCTTGACATATATTAGAAATGTCGATAGAGTTAGAGAAGTTCAAGAAAACACAGAAATTCAACAATAAAACGTTATAGGAAAATATATGCAAGTCACACAAAGCAAGAAAACAGGCAAATTTAGCATTACACAGCTAGAAGATTCGGATCTCACCAAATTTCATAATATCCTTACGGATATGGCGATGAAGTATCAAATCCGGCTAGCCTTGTTAGAACTCTATAATAAGGACAAAGAAGAAGCTGATAAGTTGTCAGATCCAGAAGAAATTAAAGAGTATTGGGAGCAAAAAGGTTTGGTACTCGAATAAATTAAAAGTTTCAATTGGTGGATAAAAGATGCGATTGCTCGGTTTAGAAATAAGCCGAGTTTTTTTTATGGGAAGATTATCAATGTCAAGTTTTGTAATATATTCGTAGATTAAGCCGAAAATCACGTAAAATAGATATATTCAACCTTCCAGACGTTTTACTTAGAAACGTGATACCAAATGCAGTACAAAACTTTTCCTCTTATTTGTGTTAATTCTGAATTACCTGCAATTTTGTTAGATAACGGTGAATGGCTTTTTCATGCTCCTGATGTTTGTATATTTGCTGATTTAGTTATTCGTCGAGATAATGCCTCACATTGGGTAAGAACAAATTTACCTTCTAAATGGTTTATTGAATTCCGTCCTACAGGTAAAGTTGGGCGTCCTGGATTATATCTAACTCTTCCAGGTTTGCTTAATGCTTTAACTCAGGGTACTTCAGAAATCTCTTTAAAATTTCGTGATGAAGTTTTTGAAAAAATTTTACCGTCGATTATTACAGACGGTTTTTATATTTCTAAAACAGCCACAAACGAACAATTAGAGGCAGCACAAAAAGAGATAGCACAACTTCAACTAGAAAAGAAATATCTAAAAGCTTGGAGTCCTAATATTAGTCTTCCGAAAATGCGTTTATTAGATCTCATCAATTATAAAGCACATGAATACTCACCTTTTTTAACGAGCAATGGTTATGGTACGAATCAACCATTAGATTCTTATAATAAAAATCGTTTTACTGCTGCTCAACTTGAAGGTCAAATTTTGTTTGACTTGATTGATACTTTATTTACTGATGAAAAATTAGAGTGTTCTAAATATGGATTTAAAAAAGCTGAAGGATTACA